TAATCAATTACTTTAGTAATGGCTCTGTTTCTCTTACCCTTTAAAACTTCTAGCTCTTTATTGTCTATCATTAAAGGCATATGAACAAACACAACCTTTAACACTAAAAAAAAAGAAGGGATCAGTTAGCTACTTTGTTTTGGAGGTAAGAAGCTAACTGATATGTGTCTTACTCCGTCTTTATCTGGTTTGGCTTCTTGGACACTTTCGATGATCATGTGTACGAACTGGCTCATAGCTTCTCTTGCTTTACGTCTTTTAGAAGCGTTGGATATCTCTTTTCCGTCTTTGTTGGTGTAGTATTTAGAGTAGTAAGGTATCCCTTGCATGTTGCAGAAGGCTTCTAGATCGGTCTCTAGGATATCAATCCTAGATACTTCGACTGTTTTGGCTGTCTTGAGTTCCGTTCCCGCTACGGAAAAAGGCATTTCCCGATATCTCCTTTTGTGGTTTAGCGTTATAGGGATAAGCCAAAAGGATATTTAAAGGTTACGAATTTGGATGGGTAAGACGTTAAAATAAAGGAAAAAATAAGGTTATTTTCCGATCCCTTGAGGGTTGAATGTTAGGGTTCCAGTTATTTTCCTTATGTCTCCGTATTCGGTATTTCTATCCTTCTAATATTTACCCTAAAGACCCTAGAACATCAATAAGGTATAGAGCTTAATACTCAAGAGCTTAACACTTAAGAGCTTAACACTTATGAAAAAAAAGGGGTAAGGGTTAGGGATCATGTTGATAAATTGTTAGCTGTCCCTTTCCCTTATGGAGGATCAAGAGTGTCTCATTGCGTTTATCCAGAAGCTCTTTAGCCAAGGGGTACGAAAGTTCATTAGGGATAATAGAGATCAATGTTTTACCGTCCCATTCCTCCAAAAGGAATTTCCCTTTAATTACCCTATGCCTTGAATGTTCCTCAATAGATGCTACTTGGGTTTGTTTACATCTCTGACATTCCCGATAGAGAATACCAGTATCCAAGTCTCTGATCAGTTCCCCCCATTCATGACCATATAAGGCACACATTAGGGGTATTCGATCCTTTATTGGATGTTTTGTTCTAAAGGTATCAATAGCCACACATCTAGGGTCTTTGAATATTTTTGGGTACACTGGAAACAGTTCACATTTACCGTTATTGTAATGTGGACAATATCCCAGTTCTCTATGGTTGTTGGAATAATGGAGACATCGATCCCACTCTTGATAGTGGAAACAGTTCCCATTATTCTCTTGATCCTCTTCTATGGTCATTGTGTTGTTCTCTTTTGTTTCGTTCATTTTGGATCACGTTCCTTATGTTTGTACATATGTTATATAAAAGATTTAGGGTTGATACATCTATGTTAAAAAACGCTCTCAATTGAGAACATAAATTAACATGATCATGTAAAGAAGAATGATCCTTCTAGATGCCAATAGCTTCAAATAAGCCTAAAATAAGGCTTAAACATGTCTATGGAGGATGGTTAAGCTTATAAACGATCTAGTATATTCTTTAAAGAAAAAACGAGGTTGAGAAAAATGGCGTTCAAGAAGAAATACCAAAACTGGTATCTAGCTAAGCTCTGGAGACATTATGATCTGATAGACAAACGAGAGGTAAGAGCTATCATCCAAGGGTTCGGTAAACGAACATATGCAAACAGCTTCTATTCTAAATTGGTAAGAGTAATCTATGATGAAACAGCTGAAAAAGAAAAACCCGAACGGTGTGGAAAATATAGAGCTACATATCTCGTAGCTCTGTATGAAGATCAGCTCTTGGTTAGAAGGGTTGAAAAACATATATCCCAAATCTCAAAAGATGAGATATTAGAGTTTAAGAAGGATGTGGAAAAAGAGATCAGAGCTAAAACGGTATTCGTAGCTGATAATAGATTTAAAAGAATGAGGTTTGATCCTAAAGAGTTTAAAACGTTCAAGAGGATAGAACATAACAAAATCCATAGAGTATTCTCAACCCTTCAGAAGCTTCATTATAATGGTAAGCCATACAGTAAAGCGTTATGGAGACAAACAGCTAATAGCCATAACCTTAAGGTTAAATTCCTATGAAGGGATCAGATATGGAAAAATGCTCTATATGTGGTAAAGAAGTAAAAGCTCTAGATTGTGTGTATTTGAGGAACCATAAAGCTGTCCATATCTCTTGCATTAGAGCCTTACGTAGGAAATAAACGAATAAGATTTTAGAAACAGGAAGGGAAAACATCATATCTGACCTGTATATGTGTTAGCTATATTTTTTAAAATTAATAACGTAAGGTAGGAGATTAAGATCTCTAAAACAAGTATCTTAGAGATCTACCATAATCGTTTTCTCTTAAATGATGATATCTTGTAGTAGAACTGATCCTGGTATTCCTCTTCGTTAATGTTCTTTAGGGATAACATCAGAGCTGTCACCCTGTCATCATTCTTTATTTGATCCCATGTGTACCTCTTGATCTCATTTAACAGAGGTTGAAACTCATCATCCTGAGGTATTATTATCTTAGAATGTTCAAACAGGTACTTCATCCTAACCTGTAAGGATCCTCTCTCTTGACCCATGTTAATAGCCTTAACATCAAACCCTAGTGGCATCAACCTATCAACACATCTTGAGGATTCTCCCTTGGGGTTAAGATCTACAAAGATGTGATCTGGCTTGTATTTAATAGCATAAGCCTTGATCCAGTCATGAACATTCTCGTATCTCTGTCCTCTCCACTCATCTATTTCCAACACTCTGTATTGATCATCCAATATCTGGACTATCACTAAGACTGATCTGTCTGTCATACCCCAGTCTATTCCAAATATGATCTTACCTACTTTATGAGCAGGGTCGTATTGGAACTTAGAATAACCTATCGATTGTCTCCTGATCAGTTCAACTGGAACTACAGTGTTAGTAACAGGATAGGGTTTACCTAACCAGAATATAGAGAACTGCTCATCTGAGAGTCTTCTCTTAGCCTCCTCTACTTCCTCCTTTGTTATCCTGGGACACTCCATTACAGACCATGAGAACCTAGCCCAGTCCAAGGGATCAGGTTTGTCCTTAGAGAAGTAATCTGGGTAGTTCTTTAGATCATCCCACATCTCTACAAATAAGCTACTATATTCCATGGGAGTACCACTTAGTATGATCCTAGAATCTGGGAACCCTCCGACTATACGATAAGCATCTTTAATAAAGAAATCACCAGCTAAGACAGCTTCATCTATGATAACACATGGGGTGTGTTTACCCTGTACTGACTTTAGTGATGTTGGTAAAGCTCTGATCATAGAACCAGTTTTGAATCTACATTGAGTCACTTGTACCTCTCCATCTACTAGCTTGGATAAGACTGGATGCTCTGGGAGTATCTCTGAAGTGTAGTTATACAAGCTCCTAGCTTGATCTTGAGATCCAGCTAGTATAATAACGTCATAAGATCTTTTAATATAATAAGAATATGGAATACATAACCAAAGTCCTATCCCAGCTAATAGCTCCGACTTTCCAGTGCCTGAAGCCGAGAGGATCATTAGTCTTCTGAGCTTAGGTATAAACTTTAGCACTCTTGCCTGGTAAGGAAAAGGAGGATGACCATATAAATCCTCATAGAACTTAGTGGGAGACTTGTACCAAATAAGTAGCTGCATCCTTGTCTCTGGATCCATTGTTTATCACTTGGTATATTCTTTCCATCTCTTCTTTACTGTCTGTATATCATCTACATCCAGAGGCTCTATGGAATATAACAACCTATCGTATATCTCCTCATCTGTGACTGTTTCCTCTACTCCAAGCTTCTCACTATACTTGAGAGCCGTGTTTAGTATGTCATCTATCTTACTAATGATCTCCCTACTCTCCTTCCTGGCATCTGGATCATCTGGTTTATTGATCACCCTCTCCAGCTGACTGTCAAGCTCTTGTAAGGACTTGGTGATCAGATTAACAGCTGCTATGTTCTTTTCCAAGCTCTCCTTTATCAGCTGACTTCTCTGCTTAGCTGACTTAATACTAGCCTTGAGGTATTCCTCCACATGCTTGTTGAAGTGATTACTTAGACATCTATTGGTGAATCTCTCTCCATACTTGTTCTTAGCTATTTGTATTATCTCTCTATATGTCAAGTGTTGCTTTAACCTCATCTCCTCATATTCAGCTCTGTGGATAGATGTACAGAGCTTACAGGTTCTACCCAATTTCTTCACACTCCTAATTCTAAGCTGAGAAGACGAACTTAGATTCTGAGTAAAGCTCTTGATCTGGCTGGAGATCCACATCAAATGCCGCAATGAAAGCATGGAACTTCTTATCATAGTTGAGGACAACAGAATAAATATTATATTCATCTATTGGAGGACTGGTGGTTGTTGTGACTGTTAAGGTGTTACCATCTCTAGAGCAATCAACTGAGACTGTTCTATCTTGTAATCCTGTATTAACCCATACACCTGATGTAATGGAGCTCTGGTTACCATACAATATATCCCCACAATACCAGTTCCCATAGTTGTTAAGATCTGAGAATATATCCTTAATAGTGAAAGAGATCTCTTGTCCTGACCCTATAGCAATAGTAAATGCTGATATAGAGTTGAAATACCCTCCTGGATAATTAGCATTCTGTGTTAGAACTGTTACGAAAGTACCAGGACCAGAGAAAGGTGAAGCTGTGTTACTTATCACCAGTGTTGCAGATCCAGATGAGACGCCAGATGGTTGGAGCTCCTTTGAAGCATCCTGAGTTGATAACTGTCCAAGGTCATTCTTGAGCACTAGCTGAGGAGTAGATAAAGAAAAAGTGTTAGCATTCCAACTATCATTAGCCAGAGCTCTAATAATAGACTCAAAGGTATGATCCAGAACGGTGTTAGCTTGGATAGTACCAGTTTCCACTATCTCATCATCTTCCACTATGGTGTATCCTATTATCTCCCTTATTACAAAGTTTAAAGACATATCCTTTTTCAAGACTGTTCTCCTCTCCTCTTTCTAGCTAAACACAAATTGTACCTCAGCCCACCACTGTTGTCCAGAGCTGATATCAATATCCACTTTGATAGAGTTATGGGTATTAACAGTATCACCTGAGCTTCTACACTTTATCCAATTATACTGACCAGATGTGGTCCATGGATCCAGGCTGTTATCTACTCTTAGAGTACCAACAGCTTCATAGGTTCTGGTAGCTGATTTCCATCCTCCATTGTCAGTCCCTATCTGATCTATAGAATAAGCTGGAGATATCCCACCATATAGCTTAGCTGCCATCTCCTTCCCATAGTCTAAAACAGTGGCATGTACCTCTTTACCAAGGATCCTTGCTAAGAACTTACCCCACCTGGAGACTTTAGGCTCTATTATCTTCTCCTCTATGATCTTGTGAGTCTTCTTGTCCTGGACCACCAGTCTAAGACGTTCTTTAATCCTGATATGCTCCTCCATCTACTTATTGCTCCTTCTCCTTCTTAGCTTCATATATCTATTTAATAACAGGGGATACTTATTAATCATTTCCAAATAGAAGTCTGTAGCTACTTTAACCTTGATCTCATTCAGCTTACAGTACACCTCTGGAACAGTGAAGATATCCTTGTAGAGATCATAGTTCACTGCCAGACATCCTCCAGTACATATAACTCTGGCTCTACAGTTCTTACATTTCTCCTGATCCTCATCACCGACTGGATGTACTTTGTTAATGTCCCATGAGCTATTGATCACAGCTGCCTTATCTACATCTATCCCTTTCCAGACATCCCCTATCTTGTGAGCATACTGTCCTACAAACCTATGACATCTGAATATCTCACCAGATGGAGACACTCCAACTGATCCCTTAGCAAGTCCACATCTGTCTCTCATCCTGGTATTTAGCTGAAAGACTAGTAGACCATCCACTATTGGCTTAACATGAATGGTCTTGTTCTTAGCAGCTAGTTCAAGGAGAAAATCTGAAACATCTCTCAACATCCTCTCATACTCATCATAGTCATCCTCAGTCCATTCTATCTCATACACTGGCTCCAGTGCAAATGATGAGAAGCCCATGTCTACAAGCTTTCTAATGTCACTAGACACATACTTCAATGTCTGGGGAGTAAGAGTCCATCTCAGCTCTGGTGTTCTCCATTCTTTCAACATCTTTATTCCTCTGATAACTCTATCAAAGGTTCCTTTACCCTCTTTATCTACTCTGTGAGTATTGTGAGATTCTCTCCATCCATCGATTGAAGCTAGGATCTTGAACTTATGCTTTCTAAGAAAGCTGTTAATATCCCTTGTTATCAATGAGCAGTTTGAAGTCATACCCCATCGTATTTCCTTGTTGTATTTCTTAGCTTCTCTATCTCCATACTTTACCATTCTCTTTATTAGATCATATTCTAATAATGGCTCTCCACCAAAGAAGTGTATGCTCACCATTCTGTTGTTACCAGAGTTCTTTAGAAGGAAGTCTATGGACTGTTTAGCTGTATCCCAGTTCATCCTACCAGTGAACTCTCTCTCATACTCATAAGTGAAACAGTAGGTACATCTAAAGTTACAGTGATCTGTTGGGAACAATGTTATCCCAGTAATTGGATAAGGACCCCTGGTTAGTCCTCCTCCATCTCCTTTCCCCTTCATGATCTGACACGTCACACACTTCTGACAGGTGTAACAGCTAGAACATCTAGGGTTTTGTGTCATTACACATACCTCACACTCTATACATCTTGACATGTTTATAACTCACTCCCTATATCACCAGCTGACAGGTCACGCATAGTTCACACGAGTCACAGTTCTCACAACTATAGCAGCTAAAACATGAATCACACTTCTCACATGTCACACACGACTGGCAAGAATTACAAGCTTGACAAACTACACACCAGTCACAGGAATGACAAAATTCACAAGTGTTGCATGAATCACAGACATCACATAGCTCACAGATATCACAAGTCTGACAGGTCACACATGTATTGCAAGCATCACAGACATCACATGAATAGCAAACCTCACACACAACACAGCTCTGGCACGTGTCACAATTGGTACAGCTAATTGTCATCCTTTCATCACTCCTCTATGAAATGTAGAAGTCAGCATAACAGACCTCACATACATCACATGCGTCACACACATTACAGCTCTGACATGAATCACATACATCACAAGTCTCACAAGCCATACACGAGTAACAGCTCTGACAAGATGTGTAGCAGCTTCCATAACAGACCACACAGTGTTGACAACCAATGCAGCTTTGACAGGTGTCACAAACATCACAGGTGTTACAGATCTCACAGGATGGACATACTTCAGAGGTTTCACAGGTTACACAGGTCTCACATGAATCACAGATTTGACATGTATCACAGCTATAGCAGGTAGCACATGTCTTCTCAGCTAGCCAGTCCTCTGCTATATCAATTGCTTTGCTCATCCTTAGTCTGAGCTTGAGAATATCCATGATCGACATGATCTCATTCGGTAAGCTTAACCTCATTTTAAGATGTCTAGTTACACTAATGATCTCTTTGATTATTGTGTCTATCTTTAGCTTTTCTAGGACCGTAATGCTCTTAATTAACCTTAACACTAACTTCAAGAACTCGTCTATGACAAGGGATTCTACAAGTACTATAATATCTCCATAGGCTATAGCCCACACCTGTCCTCCGTGATACACTCTGACAGGACTGGAAAACCTATTGGTTGGTTCCACTAGCTCCAGATAGTAAGTCTCTCCTCCTATGTTTAATCTTAGAGGACTAGCGGTACTCTCCCTCAGTGTCCTGATCTTACCAGCATGGTAGACCCGTACTCTTAGACTAATAGTCTCTGACATGTCTCATATCTCCTATAGGTCTGTCCTGATCCATAGCTGTCCCTCAACTGGAGAGCTAGGATCACTGGTTCTGTTCTCTATCACAAACTGCTTAGCTTGATGTTGATTGAAATCAAAGTCATCATCTGTTGCTAAGAGATCAGCTGACTTCCTATATAGGTTGGTGTCTGTACCAAAGTTAATAGTGTTAGTGATGTACAGGTTTTTCCATTTATAGCTCGATGATCCAATGTCATAAACACTATCTGATAATGGCAAGAGTGACACACTGAGGTTTAGATTTGTGGTTGTTAACCTTAGTAGCTCTGATAGAGAAGTGCTAAATATTCTAAACTTATCTGATACAACTATGCTTCTGGAATATCTTGATTTACCAGCTAAGTATAGAGCTCTTATCTCTTCTAGTGTGAGAGCTCGGTTGTAGATGCGAACCTCATCTAAACCCTCAACCTTACAGAGTCCCGTCCCTATCTCTGTTCCTGCTCCCAAGCTTATTTTCCAGGTATTATTTTCAATTCCTCCCGTGTAAGCGTTGGTGTCTACAAGTTCGCTGTTAATATACAATTTCATTCCGCCAGAACCGAATGTGAAAGCTACGTGATACCAGCCTCCTCCAAGGACACCTGAAGTAACATAATGCTCGTCTACACCATCGTCTAGCCAAATCTCGATGTTTTCGTCAGCTCTTAATCCAATATGTAAGTCACCTTCATGGCGTCCCCCCCTGTTTTTATTCAGGAAGTCAGCAGTAACTTCGTGATTAGCAAGTTTATTCACCCAAAATATTATTGTTCCATCGGCAATATGCAAGGATGGTGAGTCGTCTATAAGAGCGAAATCGTCTTCGCCGTCGAAGCTCAACGCCTTCCCATACTTCCCATCACACCAGTTATCGCTGTAAACCGTAGTACCTTCTCCTTCATCGAAGCGTAAGCAGAGAACACGACCACCACCGATGTCCTTGCCTTGATATAGTTGCTGGATTTCCTCTTCAGTTAAGGCTCGGTTATAAATACGAACATCATCGATAATACCTGGTCCGAAAGCAGTATCACCCGTTCTTGCATCTCTGCCAATTCTATGTGGAACGGTTGCAGTCTTATCAGATATTGCCCCACTATAGTTAATGTCAAGCTCATCATTAACATAACCCTTGACTGTTTCAGCGTCTTTATCCCTGACAAAAGTTATGAGATACCATTTTTCCGTTTCCAGAGTCTTTGTGCCTCTGAGATCTGGATTTCCAGCCCAATAAAATCGTATTTTGCCATTCTCGACTATTTCAAAATTAACATCTATTCCTCCAAGATTATAATCACCAAGAAGAATCCCCCATCTTCCAGAAATCGTTGAATCTGCCCAAACCCACATGGAAACTGTGAAAGATTTATCAAAAATAGTTAGAGGTTCTGACAGTTCCACATAGTCGTTATCACCATCAAAGCCTAAAGCCTTGTCATACTTTCCATCAACCCAAGATGCCCCGTAAACCGTTCCAGAAAGAGTACCATAAACAGTTCCATCATTCCCATGAGGAGATTCGTCATAGACCGAAGTTCCAGTTCCCTCTTCAAATGGTAAGTAAAGAACGAGTCCATAATCACTTGAATAAGCATTGATATATGGATTGTCCAGAACACCACTTATAAGAGCATCACCACCGATATAGGCATCCCCAGAGAGTCTTAAGTCTCTCCACCTATAGCTTGAACTTCCTAAATCTCTCGTGTTATCCGCATCTGGAAGAAGACTCTGAGCAATAGAAGCAATATTCTTCAGTATCCTTGAGCTATCTATTATTTCAGTTCCACCTATCCACAATCTCTCAGCATCAACAGGTCCACCACACCATATCTTTGTCTCAACATCTATTTGATCTGGTGTTCTTAAAACATTAGCACCATAACGGTATAACTGAACATCTCCTCCTATCAGTATACCACCGCTTGATCCTTGTACAGGGAGCTGAAGCTGATCATTTACAATTAAGCTTCCATTGACTGTAACTTCAGGATCAAGAGTGTTAGCATAAATCGAAAGTATTGATTCATCATCGTTTCTGCAAATCTGGAAAGCTTTAGCATTCACATCAGTCTTAAGAATTAATTTAGTGCTAGCTCCAGTGTCTTTGGTTGTGAATCTCCAGGATCTCTCGGTGTTAAATACTAGTAGATCTTTATTAGTACCATCTCCTAAGATTAATAAATCATCCGTTTTCAAGATATCCGTACCTGAACGATACAAATTTACATCTGAGTTAGTACCAAGGAATAAAGTCCCACCTAAGTAAGCATTTCTAAACTCATAGCTAGTGCTACCCAGATCATAAACATTAACACTAGTAGGTATAACATCTGTTATCTTGTGATCAGCATTCCATGCATTAGCCCACAGTGTCTCTCCAGACACAGCTACACTGGAGTGAGTAATTGGCACTTTATCCTATCCTCCCTATATCAAATCTACCAATATCGAACCTTATATACTCTCCTTGTAGAGTGTAGCTCATACTGTCCTCTATTGTTATGTCTTTAGATAATTTAACATTATATCCTAGATCATCTGATATTCCAAGAGAGTCCACTAGACCTCTTAGGCTTAGCTTGATATGTCTTGAGATATTTACACTCTCTGACCATACTAGGAAGTAGTTCAGGATCTCATTTATTGATATGTTCTTACCTAGATCTAAAGTGATCTTGAGGAGATCCAGTACTTCTAGAGACTCTGGCATCTTGATCTTAAGGTTTAAGATCTTATCAGTGATGATTGAGCTTGATGCGTAGAAGTGTAGAATGATCTTGTCCATGATGGAGATGCTCTTACTAAACCTTAACCATATCCTCGATAGCTCAGAGATCATCAGGTGCTCTATCTCTCTTAGTAAGAGCTTGATATACGCATTCACATTGATGATGAAAGGTAGGATGAGGATGATATTACAAAGATCCTTTAGAGTGATCAAGTAGACCATGAGGATGTTTATCTTAGTAAGTAGATAGATAGCTATGTTCTCCACTCTACGCTTGAATAGTGTTCCTATCTTAGTGATCACTCTAGCTGGTATTGCTATTGACAAGAGCATCCCTCCATTCCAAATACCAGAAATATGGATTCGATTTCTTCAATTCATTTAATTCTCCCATAGTCATCATCACCATGCCTGAGCTACCTGATATCCAAATATTTCTACCTGTAAAGTAGCATCCATCGTAGCATTCTGAGTAGCAGTAGTGACATCTATTGGATAAAAAGTTCCTGACACTAAAGGCGATACTGAACATTTAAACTGTTCATTTACATACACATGAACTGCATCAATGTCTGGATTTATAATAGCCCAACAATCATACGTGTTTCCAGATGTCCATGTTCCAATTGCTTCTTGAGAACCCCATGTATCAGCATCTATTCTGAAATACAGCGAACCACCATTACTTGTGCCTGGTGGAGCTTCAAAATAGAAAGAGTACCCAGTGCTTGAATCAGGATCTCGTATTCCAATATAGATCTGTCTTGTTGAAATAGTAGTATTGCATAAATCTGGTATTACCTTAAATCTAAATTGTATTTTGTTATTGCCTCGTATTGATCTTCCTTTAGCATGAAACCCTGGTTGAGTATCATATGCATTAGCTACTTTAAGTCTATAATATCCGCCTCCACCCACTTCAAATGTATTGAAATATTCACTGTGTTTTAATTCATAATTGCTTGTACTATCTCCTAATGAAACTGCAAAAGCTGCACTGACTAAAGCTGCTCTAGGAAATTCTAGATCTGTTTCCCAGAATTCTATTTCCTCAGATCTGGTAGGGGTGATGTTAGTTGGTTGTTTGGCTCTCTTCCATGCCTCTATATTCCATCCATAAGCCTCTAGCTGCTTCTTAGCTGTGGCTAGTAGCTTCTCAGCTGATGGTATATATCGCTTAGAGAAGGTCAGATAAGTATCAAAATTCATCCCTTCTAGCTCATGTCTGATGTTTCTCAGTATGACTGGAACACTAGACATCTCTTTGACACTTAGAGTACATTCATCCCCTAGGTTATAATCAAAGCTCCTGATCGTCTTGACATCTTCGATCACCCTAATGGGATCCTTGTAAGTAGCTACTATCAAGCTAGCCATTAGTGTACACTTATCAGGAGTGTCAAGAGAGGGATCAGGTCCTATTGGTACTCCCTCTGATCTGCCATACTCCTTAATAGACAAGGTATTACTGATCGTAGCAGAATAATACACACCATCTATGCTCATGTTGTCTAGCCATGCCACAGCTAGAGTACTTGGTAAGGGATCCAGGATCTCCACCTTTATAGTGTTAATCTCAGACCAGTCTGGGTTAGTCCCTATTGTCTGCTCCTCCGTTCCTGCTTTGTAGTTAAAAGGGATATCTATCCTGGTCATTGGGTAATACCAGAAATAGAAGTTATTTACATACATCGGGTACTCGATCCCATCATACCTATAGAGTGATCTCCTAGCAGAGAGACCTCCTGATGCTTCTACATCAACAAAGTACTGACCCTCAGGACCTATGAAATATGTTCTTATCTTAGGAGTAGGAGATTTGAGATCCTCAGGTCTCAATGTCTTGAGCTGTAAGCTAAAGTGGAGGACTCCTCCCAAGGAGAGATCTAATGTTCCCATGTCCCTAGCAAACCATATAGTCCCTCCAGAGGGGAGTGAACATCTAATGGATGGAGGGTTACCAGCTGGATCATATATATCAGTGTCCTCAGCCAGGATCCCACTACAGCTCCAGTTGACAGTAGAGTCTGAGTATTCAAGATCAGTTCCCAGGGTCTTACCATCTAGACCAACCACTTCCTGGTAGTTTATAAGGCTATTAATGTCCTCTGAGTATGGGTACTCCACAGTCTCATCAACATCTATGTTGATAGTATTCACCCTGGTACCTTTTCTAAAGAAGTTGAGATCTCCTCCAATATCAACATAGAAGTCAGCTCCATAGTCCTCAGCTAGATCCACCAATGCATCAAAGACAGACTGATTGGATGTTAGCTTCTTCCTTGTGTGATCTGAGAATGTACTGATACTGTTAGATGTTATTAGTCCATCCTCCACCAGATCCGATACCATACCTCTAACTATGTCATGAATACGTCCATCATAGACCTTTAGATGACCTAACATCTTCTTTTGTAGGTACTTCCCATATCCAGTAGCCTCGATCACCAGATCCCTTGGAGTGTGTCCTTGTATGGTCTTAGAGACCTTCTCAACCTTACCAGTGAAAACCTTATGATAGTCCTCAGTAGTGACTATAGTCTCCTTAGCTAACCAGATCTTGAGATGAGACCCTAAGAAGCTAACATCCTTAACATCCTCGTAATCCAGTGTTATCTCAGCTGAACTGATCTCCTCAGTTAGTAGCCTATCTACAGTCATGCTTAAAGGATGTAATGTCATTGGGATAGTGCTAGAAATACACACATAATCAAAGTAAGCTGTCCCCTGACATGCTAGAGCTATGGACTGATAGGATTTTAGAGTGTCTGGAGCTAGGACATATCTGTCCCATGTTGTGTTAGAATATAGAGGAGAGAATGTCTCACTATTGTCAGTGTACTTAACACCAAACTTCCAGTTAGCAGAGTCTGAGATCTGCTTTCCTCTCACTATTACATAAGGATAATCAGAAACACTCAGGGTGTTGTCATTTAATACGAGGTTAGCCCATATTGTGGTGTAGCTTGGATAAGTGGTGATGAGAGATCCTACATCTTTGTCTGTACTATACATAGCCCCATCCAGGACAAACCCATAAGGAGATGTGGATGAGTTATAGGGATGTAGACCATCATTCATATACCCCACTGATTGAAAGCACTCTACTGAGGCTCTAGCTTCCAAAGATGGATTACTCATGTCTCATCACCTCAATGAGAGGACTATGAATTATCGTTATATCTTGCCTCCAGTACTATTCCTTATACCTCTCATTTCCATCTGCTTGATCTTCTTTGCTATTTTGGTAATATCAGCTTCTTCTCTGATATACCAGGGTCCATTGACACTAATGTTAACACTTCTAGTACTAGACACTGCTCCTAACCCTTTGAGATCAGCATTTAGATTACTCATTTCTACCCATCCACTGGTGGTTTTAATTTCTAGAGGACTATGAGATCTTAGAGGTAATCTTGATAATGAATATGAAAGCTCCTTGGTACTTAGATTGGTTTCCATCATCTTATTTCTGGTAGCTTCTAAAGAGTCCACTAATGAATGTCCAGTTAATACATCCTCCCACTTCTCTGTTTCCTCTCTCACCTTCTTTATCCTAGCCTCAGCCTGGCTCATGGCGTATTGCTGTGTTAATAACCCTATTAATATGTTAAGACCAAATGTCACAGCTCCTATTGCTAGTGCCCATTGCCAGTAGGCTAGTGTGACACCTCCTATTAATGGGATATGAATAGTGATTGCTCCAGCAGCTGCGTTCTGACCCGCAGCTTCAACCATAGAGGCTCCTGCTACCTGATATTTAGCTGCTGTCAGCATAGCTAGAGAACTGGTCATCTCAAATGAAGCTCTGATGTATGTGGGAACCATTCCAAATATCCACATAGCAGTTGCATAAATATTCTGCTCAGTAGCTGATCTCACATTGTCCTCAGCTTGGGTAACCCTCATCTGAGCCTCTTCCAGTCTCAGCTGAGCTAAGACAGCTTCTTTAGATGTTTTCCCATATTCAAGCATGGTCTCTTTCAGGTTAGACTGAGCCTGATACAGATCCACATAGGCTCTCTTTAAGCTAAAGGCAGACGCAGTGACTTGCTTAGCTCTCCTTTGCATCCTAGCCCATGACATCATTATGAACATTGATCCTAGTCCTACCCAGAACATTGTCCTACCCAGTGACTGTAGAGCTGTTCCATAAGCTCCCATCCCTAGTCTAACAGACTTGAAGACCTGAGCTTGTTGAGCTAGAGCTCTGTTAAGGTATATTGATCCTATTCTTTGTCTGGAGTATGCTATCTCTCCTTTTAGCATCCTCTTAGCTAGGTCATCTGCACTGATCCCCATCTGCTTAGCCATAGCCTCTACGTTTTCCCATCCCTTCACCAGCATCCTCACGACTGGAGTGGATGCTCCAAGGACATCATTGAACTCCATCATCCCTTTCTTAGCAGTCATCTGCTTACTTCTTACCCTCTCCAGGACATCCCATAGATCCTCAAACACTGCATCAGAGTCGGACACCACAGTGTTCAGGTTTGAATACTGGTTTATGAGGGATGACAAAGGAGTACCATTGACAGACAACCCCTCCTGTATTTGTCTACCAGCCTGAGCAGATGCTTGAGCTGTCTTCTTAGCTGATGATGATACCTCATCAAGAGCTAGGGTTAGCTTCTTTGAGGAGACTGAGCTTATCTTTTCAAGCACAGTAGCTATCTCAGTTAATCTAGCCTTAGTCTGCTCAAATGTGGTAGGGTCTACTTCAATCTTAATACCTATTCCTATATCCTTATCGTATGACATTTTATATCATCCTCCTCCTCCTTGCTCTACCTCCAAACACCTTGTTAGCTGTCTCCTGTAGCTTGTACTGGGATCTCTCTTGTCCCTTCTCCTCCTCCAGCATAACAGACAACCATAGTCTCTGTATGTCAGTGAAGCTCTTGTATATCTCAGATGCTTTCTTAAAATCATAGCTATTAGACTTTAAGATGTAGTAGAACTCCCTGGATTGCCTTCCCTCAGGAGTTCTAAAAAATCCCTAATCTCCTTCTCTCTCTTCTTAGTCAGGGATTGGAACCTCTTGGTGTAGTCTATCACTATAGCATCTATGATGTTCATGAGCTTGACACTGTTGGCATTATAATAATCATCTATGGTGACCTTAGGTTCTACCATCATTTTGATAGCTATGAGATCTTGAATCAGTCCTAACCTTTCCTCCTGGCTCATGGACTCCCATCTTGGATCCTTCTTAGCTTGATCCCTAGCTTCTAATCTGTCCTTGGTAGTGGGATCTCTCACCATAATGTTTCCTATCCCCTTCACCTCCAAGACCCTAGATGGGTTATCGAGTATATCATTTAAGGAGATGATAGATTCATCCATTAATGCTCACCTCTTTCTCCCTAAGCCTAGATCGGGAGGTCTTCATAAGCTGTAGTGGAAGTCTCAACAACAGTAAGGGCATCTGATCCTGATTCAGGTCTAGCCACAAAGGGTATTTCTATCTCTACTGGTTCTAGTCCCCGTATCTCATCTGGAAGCTCATCAAATGTTACATTGTTTAGTGTGAATGTGATGGTGCTTCCTGCCTTCTTAAGGTATGCCTTGATAGTGTTGTCAGTTCTGTTTATGATCTGTGAAGCTATAGAGCTGAGCTGACCACTCATGGTTATTCTACCACTGACTTGGAAAGCTCCCTCTCTAAGCTCTGTTGGTCTATATGAGCCAGATCCAGCTGAATACCTGGCAGTTAGGTTAGAGTTAGTGGATATTACTAACCTAGGAGTCAATGAACATGACAAGGTGCTCCCAGTGTTTGTGATGATGTCAATAGAGGAATGATGAAATGCAAATGCCTCAACATCCATGTCCAGAGTAGGCTTGGATATTGCAGAGGGTATTGTGACCCCTCTACCTGCAAAGTTAAGCTCTAATCTGACATCACCAGACTCTTCGATGGTTAGCTCTGATGTATCCACCTTGAGACCATAGTATCCTAAGCTGAAAGTTCCACCAGACTCATCAGGGTATAACCCTCTATAGACACTTATTGATGGTAATGTGGATGATAGAGAATATGTACTTGAACTTGGAGATACCGTATCACCTGTACCAGTTCTGGATCCCAGGATATACTTATAGATCTTAGCTGATACTAGCTCCTGTAACCATCTAGCAACCACTCCCTCTTCTAACCAGACTCTTTTCCTCCAGTCCCTGGATCCACCTATTAGATCCTCCTCACTCTTATTCTCAGTAGAGGTAGCTGACCATTCTAGCAAGTAGTTGGGGAAGGTGTCAGGTGTTGCCCACTCTCCCCAGCTATCCTCCTCTTTGAACTTGATCCATCTGTCAGTAAAGTATGACATTCTCTCTTACTTACCTCCTAATACTTATTAGGTTTACTTTATAACAAGACCTTCCCTTGAAGGTTTGTCAATCTAATAGATATCAGATGCTTCATATAAAGATTAAGATAAGCAATGAGAATATTAATAAGTCAATAGCTTTCTTATTTAGTTCAAGAGGAGTATCTATGAATAGTTCTAAGTGTGATCTATGTAAAGCAGAGAAGAAGACTCATTGGTACTACCCTGAGAAAAGAGAGGATCTTCTCACTAACAAAGCACGTTACTGGATAGCTGACTGCTTAACCTGTAAAGTCCCTATGGTTGTGTATAGAGAGCACACTACAAGACCTCCTAAAGAGATGATTGACAAGATGATGGAACATGCTCATAGGATAGGTAGAGATGTCTATGGTGATGACAAGTACAAGCTTAGATTTGAAAATAGGAAGATAAAAGATCATTATCATTTTCACATAGAGCCTAAGAGCTCTGATCTAGCTCTTAAACCCTCTGATGTTGATGCTATAACTCCTAAGGTATTCCCTTCAGGGATCAAGACATGTCTGTACCTGGTCCCTAGACATGCTGATCTGATCTACAAGGGTAAGAAGACCCTGATAGTTAAGTCTAAGAAGTTCACATCCCATGTCAATGAGGATATGTACTTGATAGATAATAAGCTACTTTATGGTATAATATCCCTAGAAGAGCCTAGAGAGATCAGTAAGGAAGAATTTGATAAGCTCAGGGACAGGCATAGAATAACAAGTGAAGAGTACAGGGAGTGGTGGAGGGATAAAGACAAACTATATGCTTATGAATTTAAGTTCACCAAGCTTCCAGCTCCTAAGCCTATTAGAGTTCCTCGAGGAGCACAGGTCTTTGTGGGATATGATAAGATCAAGATCATCACTCCCAGGAGTATGAGCTTATCTGATCTGGAGTATTATCATGCATATTTCCATTCATGTGGAGATCTACTATCAGATTGCTGTGAGATGCATTTCATGATAGCTAAGGAAATGATAGATAGAGGGTTAGAACATCTAAGTAGAACCAGCTGTGATAGAGCTGTGGACTGGTTATTCATGGACATTAAGACTTATGATCCTAGAAAGGTAAGTAAGAAACAGCTTGGGGATGACTTTAGACTAGCACTAGGACATTATTCTAACATGAGACAGGGAAAGAAGTACAAGAACTGGAAAGAAGACGACATGGTGTGGTTTATAGCTAAGAAACTATTGCCAGAAATGATCAGGAGAGGGTTTGAGTTCAACAGACCAGAGACATATACCAAATATGCAGCTGAGGGGTTTAGGAAAGCTATAGAGATATATGGTAAGGAGATTCCATGGAAAGAGAGCAAGGAACTAAGATGGAAGCTACCTGAAGGTATGAGGATAGAAGATATTGATATAGTATTTGTTAAAGAGTTAACGGATAAGGAGCTTGTAGATGTATGGAAGTTCTTAGTAGAAAGAGCTAAAGAAACAGCTGATGAGCCAAATAGAATACCTGAGAACATCCAAGATAGTGCCACTTTTGTAGGAATAGAAATGTTCAAGAGAGGACTATGGGAGAAATATAGAGGAGACAATATCCTGGAAAAAGCTATAGAGTTAGAGGTGACTGAATACCCAACAATCAAGGGGTTATCAGAAGAGGATGATGATGTACCAGAACCAGAGGGTGAGATCACTATAGAAGATATCTACAATGCAGCTCCATCTATTATCCCTATCAGAGGACAACCCTGGGCAGCTTACTTCACTGGTAGAAGAGCCAATGAGGGTAAAGCTGACAAGACCCATGATCAGGACTTGGTTCTTAGACAGTACCCAGATCCCAGGGTGATAAAAGCTATAAAAGAGATCAAGCCCTCGTGGTTAGCTAAGCTTATTCATCCAGTGTTTGACCCTAATGGTCCTTCAATAGGTATGAGCTACCCAGCATATCATTATGGGCTGATCAAAGTGCCTAAGGATGACTTTGTTAGAGGGTTTGGTCCTTATAGAGACCTCAGTAAGAATGTCATCCTTAGAAACACCAAGCTTAAGGTTGGTAAACCAATTATAGGACTTAAACCCAAGTCAGGGTTTTTCAAATATGAGTTCTTTGATCCCCAGGATATGTATGAGAAATGGGCTAAGAGATACCTGGATGAGGGGATATATGTTCAGGAGAAGGTTGATGGGAGGAGGCTCCAATTACACATTGATAAGAGCAAGGACATGGTGAAAATAATAACTGAGGATAGACAAAGGGACAGAGCTAGTCAGTTCCCCAATGTTGTTAAGGAGATCAAGGAGAAGCTAAAGTGTGATGAATGTATCCTGGATGGGGAAATGGTAGCTTTCAAAATACCTAGCAATGTCAAGGTCAAGTCAGCTAGGATCAAGAGAGACAGGTATCCGCTCATGGAGAGAGAGGACACAGCTGTTATCACTTCTGGTAAAGTTCCTGAAGGGTTTGAGGATAAGGTGGTGTATGTCTTCTATGATATAATGTATCTAGATGGAGAGACATTAGTGGATAAACCATACTCTGAGAGGTTTAAGATCCTTGATAAAGTGGTACCTAAAGATGCTAGGTATCTAGACAGGGTTAGATCCATAGTTGCTACAACTCCTAAAGAGTTCATAGATGCTGTTAGAAAGATGAGGAACTATAATGGTAGTGAAGGTGTGGTTGCTAAAGCAGCTAGTTTATTATATCCTATCAAGTACAAAGGAGAAAACCGTTCAGAGAGAATGTGTAAACTCAAGAACCTAAAGGAAATAGATGTCATGGTGTGGGATAAAGAGGAGAAGAAGAGGACCAAGACTGGAGAGCCTATGGGTAACTATATGTATATTTCAGTATACTTGATCCCTGAGAATAAAGTTAATGAGTTCCAGAAGGACAACGTGGTTGAGTACAGGGGTAAACACTATGCTATTATAGGGAAGACTTATGCCACTGATGTCAAGTGTAAGAGAGGAGATATAATAACTGTAATGCCTATTAGAATAAGGAAATATGTAAATGAAGATGGTAAGATGAAATATACTTGGATGTTTCCTCTCTTTAAAGAGAAAAGAGCTGACAAGACCGAACCTGATACTCTGACTACAGTAGAGAGGATAGCTAAGCTTAGGACCAGACCAGCTCCTAAGGATATTAGGTCACTATCTATGGAAGAACTGGAAAGTATAGAACCTGAGGTCATCATCAGGCTACCCCCTTGTCCATTCTCTGAAGATAAGCGGATATGTCCTCTTAAGCAGATATTTATTAAACCTAGGAATGAAGAGCTAACCAAGGTCAAGATAGAGCATCTCAAATACCCTATAGCCTGTCCTTTGGCTAATATCTACAAATGTGTGTATGTGAAGGGGTATTACTATGGTATGAAGACTTATAATAGAAAGCCATATCCCAAGATTGTTACATCAGATTATAAGGTAGAGGAGATAGATAGATGAGGATAAGTAAAGAAATGTTGGATGAACTATATGTACCTCCCAAGGTATGTATAGATCTACAATCTAGATACCTGGAATATCCTAAGGGTAACAAGATCACTGAAGGAGTGATAGAGAGACATGATATTGGGAGATCCTCCCATTATGATATTAGGTTCAGTGTTGATGATCACCTGGTAGGTTTTGCTATAGTGGGATTTAACACCGATAACCCTCCTACAATGGACAAGCTGGTTCCAGGGAAGGGATTTAGAGCTGAGACCAAAGCTATACAACCCAAGCAGTGGTTATTCAAGAACCTAAAGATAGGGGAGGTGTTCACCTTCAAGCCTGGAGAGGTGGGAGCTGGGGAGGAGGCTGAAGGGCACATGAGAGTACTAGACAGACTGAAGGTCAAGTTTGGTGCTCTGAAACCCTATTACCTGGAGTACTTTGTAAAAGGGAACACATGGAAGGACTGGACTAGATTAGTGTTTAGAGCTATCAAAGTACAGAAGATTGATCCTAAGACTAAGAGACCTACTGGGAAATCAGAGCGTATGTGGAGATTCATGGTGGCTAAGGACAAAACACCTTATGCTATTTCCAGAGGTATCAAGAAGGGATGGAAACCACCAAAGGGGATTGTACCTTTCCCAGAGGAATGGGCTAAGAAGAACTTCCCTAAGGAATACGAGAGATGGATCAAATACATGAGAGGAGAGCTTAGTGAGCTATCCAGTATAAAGTTCACACTAGGGTTGTCATCATGGTTTGGAGCTAGGGCTAAAAGTGGTAGACAGATGCCTCAGTTTAGATGGTTCCTGCTACTAGATGATAAAGGGAGTGGTAAAGTACGAACTTTTCTGCTGGATGGTTACCCTCTTAAAGACAAGATAATGTCTGCTTATGAGCTTGAAAGATCTAGTAGGAAATGGTTGACATACGAGGGTCCTACCCAACCAGACACTAACTTTAATCCTAATAAGAGGTTATTGGGAAAATATACCATTATAGACAGAGGAGAAGCTTCTTACAACACTACTATAGAAGAGGGAGTAGAGATTATCTCCCTTAACTTCAAAGGTAGAAAGCTAAAAGGTAAGTGGGAAATTAGACAAGAGGAGAAAGGTACAGATACCTTTGTGTTTGAGAAGCTATCACAAGAGATGGATCTCACCAAAGGGGTGTTTGTCTTAGATGAACATGAGTTTCCTATGGACTCTGGGAAGATACACTGGGATCTAAGATGGAAGCTTGGAGGTCAGAAGTACCTGGAAGAGCTTAATTTGTACAAGGATCCCAGAACTACAAAAGTGGAGGAGCCTATCAGAGCTGTTCGTAAGAGGTGCTATGACATGGAATGGATGAGGGTGAAGCCTAAGAGCACCAAGATGAAAGCTTTTGGTGTGTGGAGCAAAGTCAGGACACTAGATCATGGCAATGTCACTCTCTTATCTGATAGTCTTAATTTCTTATCACTGGAGCTACATGGGAAAAAGCTCAGGGGTTTCTATATAGCTAGGAAAAAGGATAGGATATGGGAGTTCATGAAGTCCAAGCTACCTGGTGAGCTATCACTATTGTCATTCTACTATGAACTTGATAAAGAAGGGGATCCAAGAGAGGGTAAACCATTCTCACCACTCAGAATAGAGCAGAGAAAAGGGTGGGATCACTTCATAGTTAGGATATACGATCTAAGAAGATTTACCAAGGTTGAGCCTGATGAGAAGATCAAAGCATATCTACCTGATCTGGAGATCCCCAAAGGGGTTGATATAGCGATTGGGTTATACTCAGTGCCAGGCAGGATACACCAGGCTAGGATACCTTATGTCACCTTTAGTAAAGAATGGACTTATAAGGATGCAATTCAATGGATAAAAAAGAATAGACTGGACTCATGGGGTCATGCTCAGATCAGAAAAGAGGGATAGATAATGAAGATAGAGGAATGGCTGGGTAAGGTAAGAGAAGAGATCAATAGGATCAAGAAGTCTAGGAGTAGGGACAGACTAGAATACCTCACTAACATACTAAAGTGTAATAGAGCAATAGTCTCTAGCTGTCAGGGATGGAAATACTGGTTAGATAACCCCACTATTATGAACTCCTTTAGTGAGGATGATCTCAAGAGGATCTTTGAGGAGTTTAAGGTCATAGCCGTAATGTTCTTAGAGAATGATGTCAGGTGGACCAAGTATCTACAGTCCAAGCTGGAGCTAGAAAAAGAGGAGGATGAGCCTTCACAGTTCTACATATAATAAAAGAATTTATAAACATCAAGATAGTAATTTAGTAGTAGTGATATGACATGAGTAATGATTCTATTCTGGAAGAGCTGATAGCTGAAAATACCTATTTAAGAAATCAGGTGTCTAGCTCTAAGGATGTCACCCTGAGCTATGTAGAGACCCAGACCTTATCTAATTTCAGAATAGATCAAGAGCTTAAGAATAAGATCAAGATATCTGGTATTTTGCTAGCTGAGGGGATGTGGAATGGAGTGCTCTACACCAAAGACGAACTGAAGAAGATGTACGAGAGGTTTAAAGACAAGCTGGCTAAGCTACCTCTCAAGGTAGAGCATGAGAAGACTGATGAGTTTAAGGATAAAGATGTTGGTAAACACACCAGGGTGGAGTGGTCTGACACACTGGGAGCTATACTATATGAGGCTGAAGTTGTGGATCCCAAAGCTGTTGAGCTGGTTAAGGATGGTACTTTCCCAGCTACTAGCATGAAGACTAGGCTTAGAAAGATAAGCGATGGTACCCTGGTGAAAGGGGTTGATTATGAGCCTATTGATAACTCCTTAACTACTAACCCAGCTTGTAAGGCTTGTGTTATAGTCTCTAAAGAGACACTAAGCGAGGGTGAGGATAACACCCCTGTATACAAGTATTATGGTATAATAAAAGAAACAGTTATTAATAATGAGAATGATAAAGAATTAAAGGAGGAGAGAAAAGAAGTGAGTGATGAGTATTTTGAGCTATCAACACCTAAGGTAGCAGTGTTGCCAGAGGATGAGCAAGATGGTGAAGTAGAGGAAGTAGAGCTGGAGTTCATGGACCTAGCTGAAGCTCTGAAGAGAAAGAGAGTGATCTACGAGTACTATCAACCTGGGAAATACCCTTCTACTAAGAAAAGGGTTAAGAGGAAGAAGGGATACTACTACTACCCAGTACCACATTATTACTATTACCCCTATTACCCCTACTATTATCCTTATTATGAGAAGTCAGATGACACAGAGGGATCAGGACCCAGGACGGAGAGAGAAAGACTAATAGCTCATTTTGGTGAGGAGAAGGCTAAGAAGCTACTTGAGCTGGTGGGTGAGGATGCTTACAAGCTATTACCCCCAAGAGGATCAGCATCTGAGGACTCTATGGGAACTGTTCCCATTATTGAGATGTCAGAGGAGGATCTGGCTGGGTTACCAGAGAACCCAAAGAAGGGGGATCTAGCTTACAAGAAAGTGAGAAACAAGTACGTCGTGTTCCAGGCTACTGGTAAGAAAGGGTTTGGTATGTGGAAAATAGTGGCTCAGTTTGATACTGAGGATGAAGCTAAGGATTACATCAGTAAAGGAGGGAAAACAGAGGAAACAAAGTCCCAGGGAGTCATTATACCAATAGGCACTGACCACCCAGAGACCATAGAGGAAGGAAAGGAAGAGAAGGTCAAGTGTCCAGTGTGTGGTAAGGAGTTTGACACCAAGGAGGAAATGATAGAACACTTTAATAAAGAACATTCAGAGGAATATGGGAAATATGAGGAGGGGAAGTACCCTGAGAAGAAAGAGGAGAAGAAGAAGGAGGACAATCTGGAGGACAATGACCTGAGTGAGGACACGGAAGAGCTTAGACGTAAGAGATGTGTCTTTTGTAATGAGCTAGTGGATGATCTGGAGGAGCATTACAAGGAGTGTGAGATGTACAAGGAGACACTGGAAGAGGTCTTCAGATGTAAGTTCTGTGGTAAGGTGTTCAAGAGCAGAAAAGACCTGTTAGCTCATCTCCCCAGCTGTAAGAAGTATGCTAAGTACAAGAAAGCCAAGCTAGCTGAGCTATCTGAGGAAGGCTCAGATGACACAGAGAGCCCAGGTGTGAATGAGGACAAACCAGCTGAGGAGGATGAGGCTCCTAAACCCGATGCTAATGAGAATGAAGAGGAATCTCCATCAGAGGAAAGGAGTGAGGATGGTAACAAGCCAGCTCAGTCCGAGCCTGAGAGGAAAGAGCAATCTGCTCCACCTAAGGAGGAGCTGATAGAGAAGGCTAAGCAGGATCATGACTTCTTAGCTGATCTGATAATAGCTACCCGTACAAGAAGGGATTTCTAAAAGTGTCTAACCTGGAAAGCTTGGTGAGGGAAATACTAAGTCGTCTAAGTAAGCTGGAGAAGGATGTCCAGGATCTAAGAGGAGAAAATGTGAGCTTGTCACAGGATGACAAGCCTAAGTTCCATACCCTGAGTGCACTTGAGCATCTTGAGAAGGAGAAGATGAGGAAGAAGAAGAAGATGGAGCCTCTGCTAGACAATGCAGCTGAGATGGCTATACTACACTTTAAGAGGGAACCACCTGAGAGAAGGGTGATCTAGAGAGGTGAGATGACATGAGTGATGTGAGTACAATGTTGAGCTTACTAGAGAAGCTACAGAAGATGGATGATCTTGCTAAAAAGGTGAAGGAGCTAGAAGAGGGTATGAAGGGACTTAAGCATGAGGTGGAAGAGCTTAGAAAGGAGAGGGTGATATCCCAGAGTCTCTCTAGTGCCAGTAGCCCTGATGAGAAGAGCAAGGTAGCTGCTGACTGGGCTATAGAGCACTTCAGGAGAGTCCCACCCACCAGGAGGTAAGAGTAAATGAATAGTAAGGAGATAGTGGAGCTGGCACTGGGGACAGCTGATGTCCAGGCTATTACTCCAAAGGTGATAGCTAAGACTATAGATGATGTTGCTAGGAATGAAGTAGTCTTTACTCAGCTCTTTAGAGAGAACAAGGACTTCTTGAGGAGTCCAGGCAGGAGACTGGAGATCCCCAAGCTTGAGGACAATATTGTAGTGTCATCTGATGTTGGGGAGAACACCACATTGCCCCCATCCTCATTCTCATATGATGCTCTGACTGTTGATGTTGCTAAGTTTGGTGTTAGACTAGAAATACCCAAGGAGGTGTTAGAGTCAACAGCCAGGGATCTATTGAAAGATGCTGTGTACATGGTAGGGAAGAAATATGCTGATGAGCTTGATAAGCGGGCTCAGACCATAGCCCTGGATCTAAAGACTGGGAGCATAACATCATGGTCTGGGGGTACTCTGGGTAGTACCACCTTGACCCCTGTTATTAGCATATCATCTGTGCCATCAGGAGCCACTGTTAGCTCTGTTGATTATTATAGTGGTAAGGTGTTGCTCACATCATCTATATCATCTGGTACTCTGACTTTCTTATATTCAGATAGATGTAGGAGCAATGGGTTTTACCTGGATGCTAACACCAAGCAATACCTCAAGATATGGGATGTCTTGAACCTTAGGAGTACCCTGATCAGTAACTCTATTCACCCTGATGTGTTGCTGGTACATCCATCAGAGGTCACCACCTTGCTATACGATCCAGACACTCAGACCTTGTTTGTACATGAGAGGCTATATGCTGGTAAGGATGACAAGCTCAATGGAGAGCTGGGACAGATAGTGGATCTCAAAGTAGTGAGCTCTGCCAATGTCCCTGAGGGAGTTGGGATACTAGTGGACTCCAGTAGACTGGGGTATGATGTGATCAAGAGGGACCTTGATGGAAATGAGGAGATCAAGCCTGACTATGATAGTGTATTCTATCACTTCTGGGCTGAGAGGGAGATGGCTGTATCTGATGATAATGCCATAGGAGTGATAGTGAATGCCAAGCAGGGAGAATATGGAGCTGCAAGCCTATAGATGATGTCCAGCTTGGGATGAGACTATCTTGATGTTTCAATGGGTAGTACCCTCAAGATGAGGATAAGAAACAAACTACACGATCTCAGAATATTCCTATCATATTGAGTCTGGGGATCAGGCTCTAGAGATTACCTTGTAAGAAATAGATCAGATCTGTTGCTTATTTCTAGTAAAGTTTATAGATAATGCTCCTGTTATTAATTGATGATCAGCAATGGGAGAAAGACCTAAGCCATCCTCGATGGTAGATGTAATGAGCTCTGAGAGCAGTGTTTCTGATGAGATAGATACATCTACTGAGTCTTCTCCCATCACTGTCCTTACTCCAGGGAAGGGTAGGCTGATCAGTACACGAGGAGTGTATATATTCTCAGATAGCAGTGCTGGGGATGTAGAGGCTAAGTATAGCAATAGTGGTAAGATCCTAGCAAAGCTATACTGCTCCAAGTTCCAGGGACTTACATTGCCAGAGGTCAGGATTGATGGAGATGTTGATGAGGGTATTGTGATCACATGGTCAGATGTATCAGTTGGCTCCAAGATATTCTATGTCATTAGGTACAAGGAGATATGACACTCTTTATATATCTCATCACACATAATAATTAACATACAATTAGAGGAGGATTAAGATGAAATCTATAGAGGAACTAGCACTTGGAACTGCTGATGTAGCAGCTATCACTGGTAAGGCTATAGCTGACACCATAGAAGAGGTTGCTAGGGGAGAAGTGGTCTTTGCTCAGCTCTTTAAGCCTAATGAGGATCTTAAAAGACCTAACACTCCAAGACAGATCCAGTTTCCTAAGAAAGGCACTGGGATATCTGTCACATGGGGAGCATCACCTGGAGCCACTATTGCTTCTTCTAGCTTCACGTATGATGCTGTGACTGTGACTGTCACCAAGTCTGGGATCAGGTTAGAGTTCACAAATGAAGCACTGGAGCAGGCTATGAGAGATGTGATCAAGGATCACATCTATGAAGCAGGTCTGGAATGGGCTGAGGTGCTTGATGATGTGGCTCAGACCGTGATGCTTGACTTGACTACTCAGACATGTACTGTAGCCACTGGGTCACTTGGGACATTCCCCAACACTCCAGTCATCAAGATAACTGATGTTCCATCCAGTGCCACTATCAGCTCTGTTGAGTATGATACTGGTAAGGTCACACTCACTGGGTCTGTGACGGCAGCTACTATCACATCAGTCTACTCAGACTATCTTAGCTCAACCACATTGTGGGTTGGTGCTAGCTCTGCTGGATCCCTGTCTGCTAAGGACATATTAAGGGTCAGATCTAAGCTTGTGGCTAAGCATAGAAAGCCTGATGTGTTGATCATAAATGATGCTGACCTAGCTTCCCTGCTCTTTGATCCTAATGTCAAGTTCGTGGATGTGTCAGCTTATGGCTCAAATGAGGCTCTCATGAATGCTGAAATAGGGAAGATCTTTGGTATGAAGGTTGTCACTAGCTCCAGAGCTCCACAGGGGAATGCCTTTGTGGTTGATAGTAAGAGACTAGGGTACGATGTCCGTAAGAGAGATCTAAGTGGGGTTAGAGAGGACAAGCCTGACTATGACTCAGTCTGGTACCACTTCTGGGCTGAGCGTAACTTCGGAGTAGCTGACTCACTGGCAGTTGGTGCAGTTGTGAATGCTCAGTCTTCTGACTACGAGTATCCAGCTGCTTGAGCCGTGTAGTGCTGGTTTGAAGTAGATGAGCTTTGTCTATTGGAGGGTTCTCCAATAGACGTTATCTTTTTTATGCTATAATTTAATAAGAGAGTGGAGTGTCTTTATTATTATTAGAGAGTGATGAAATGCCTTATGCCACAGTCTCAGAGGTAAGGACCTTGACAGGGTTAACTGAGAGCGATGTGTCTGATAGTGAGCTAGGTGAGTTTATTGACATAGCCACTCAGATGATAATTGAGGATCTCACTATTTCTGTCAAAGATGAGGAACCAGTAGGAGACATAGATGGATCTAACACCACATTCTCTGTTAGTAACTACCCAATAGCTGATGTGAGTGGTGATAGGGGAACTGTGGGATCTGCTGATGTCACTGTCTGGACCTGGACTGACAAGGAAGATCCCTCCACTAAGAGCTCTGTTGGTGTGGATACGGTGTATAGTAGAGATGGTCAGATAGTGTTGACATCAGCTCCTCCTGGGAGTGTAGAGATGATCACTATTGACTATTCCTACACCCTGGAGGATGATCTGAACTGGGATCTCATCAAGGTAGCATGTGCTTACCTGGCAGCTTTCCTGTTCTGTGTACAGAAGTTCACTGTCTTACCTGACAGTGTTAGGAGAGGTCCCATCACCTTTAGACATTACACAAAACCATATAATGAGTACTTAGACAAATACTACGAGATGATGTCACTGGTTAAGTCCCACTATCATGTCAAGAAGACCAGCTCTGACATGACCTTACATAGGAGGAGGATGTAAACATGAGTGCTATGGAGACCAACTGGCATGTTGGGAAGCTGATAGACACTTATGGTCAGAGTGTCAAGATCCATAGACACACGTTCACACTGGACGATGATAACCAGGTCGTGGATGAGTCCTACTATGATACAATAAGCACCAGAGCCTGGATAATACCATTTGGAGGATTAAGGGAGATATGGGATATAGTAGGGTATAGAGTGGATGGGGACTACTCTGGATGTTTTAAGTCCAACATTGATATCGATGTCAATGATAGGGTGATATTAAATGATGGGATAGAAACTGAGGTGGTGGAGATCATCAAACATTATGAGCTTAACACCGTTGCCTATAAAGAGGTTATACTAAGAAAGACATCTACTGGAGTGTGATCAAGAGATGACTTTAATAACTATAGAAATTAGTGGAGTACGAGATGCACTTAGGTTCTTTAAAGATCTAAATAACAGAATAAAGGACAAAGCTGTTATTGGTATGCATGATGGATCTGCTCCCATAGCTGATCAGATAAATGAGATGGGGGATAAAGAATATGTGGTAGAGACGGATGTACAGTCCATGACTACTTATATTATTCCTTCTACCAGGGAGTACCCTGAGGAGGAGGTGAAGAGGAGGAAGGCTGTGTTCATGTGGAGAGCTTTCAGATGTCCCTACTGGAAATACATCAAACCTATGAAGAAAGCTGGATGGGTTAGTAGAGAGGATCTAGAGAGCATACTGAGTAGCAATAGGGACAACCTGGTGAATAACGTGTATACCAGGATAAAGGAGATATTGAGGGGATCCTAGATTGGTGTTCAGCTTAAATGCTCTAAAGAGTGCTATACAGGACACCTTGAGGCTCAGGCTATACCCTGAGTGTTTAAGTGGAGACACAGAGCACACCTTATCAGCTACATCCACAATAGACATAGCTCAGTCCTTTATCCCATACTCCAAGTTCTACAGAAAGACTGATCCTTACTCTGGGACAGTTCCGATTACTCTTAAGCTGAGGAGATATGGATCTCCAGACCAGGGAATAGTGGTGTCCTTACAATCATCCAGTGATGATCAACCATCAGGATCCACCCTGGGATCTCACTCCATATCTGTGGGATCAGTTCCCACTATCCTGAGCCCCTACACTGTCAATGTTCCAATATCATCCATGCTGGGATCTAACAAGACATACTGGATAGTCGTTGAGCCTAAGAGCTCAGTGTCTGCTACTGACTATTACACCATAGGTAAGAACACGGTGGATAGTGACTACTGGATGGGAACGGCATTGTACAGGGATTCTGGAGGACCCTGGGGTAGCTTAGATGTTGATCTCTACTTTGATGTATCCACTCCAGGCTGGATATATGTTGATTATCCCAGGGATGATCTGTCTCTCCACTCATTCCCAAGACTAGCCATAGATATCTTGGGGAGAGGGTTCAACCAGAGATGGATAGACAAGAGAATAGGGGAGTATTATCTAGACCTCACCATTGTCTGCTTCTCCAGGTTCCCAGATGAGCTTGATGACATATTATCTTATGTGGACAGAGCCTTGTTCAACAAGAGGACCAGTATATCAGGTGTAAAGAGGATAGATCCAGGTAGGATGACTCCAGTGAGCGTTATCAGGGAGAGACTGTTCTCTAGAGGGATGAGGTACAACCTGGTCTACAAGATGACTAGTGACTAGCCTTGCTCCAGATCTCCTTGCATACCCTACATTGGTACACATAGTTCAGCTTCTTGATCTTCTTGGATCCACACCTTGGACATCTTATCTTGCTTCTACTGGTCATCCTTTATCACTTTTCTTAGACAGTAACAAGTGAGAATGATCTCCAGGACAGGTAGGATCATTGGTTGGGTATGTAATATATCCAATAATATATCCAGTATTATAACCTTTAATATATCTAGCACTTGATATGGGTGTCCAGTAAAAAGGAGGTCTATGTGACAAGGGTATGTGTCTAGAGAGACCAACACAGCTTTCATGTCTCATGTGATCAGGCATGTCGAGGCTGGATGAGTAATTGAAGGAGTAAGTCAGGGTGTCCTTGACTGGATAGGTTGGAAAGATCCTGATCTCACACTGGGATCTCTGACTAGATGCCTTGATGTACTCACCCAGCTTGTCCTTTATGTCCTTAGACGCCTTGTCAATGTTGTCCTCATCCACGAAATACCCAAGCTCTATGATGTTAATACCATGTGCTATGAGGAACTCCCTTGTGTGATTGATCCACCTTGGTCTGGATATCACCAGGTATTTTTGATTATAGTACATCTTGGGGTTGTCATAGTCAATGAACCTATGTATTATCTGCTCCAGAGCCTTCTCAGCTGATACCCAGTAACGCTCACAGTTCCAGTTCTTAGCCTCTAATGTACCAAGACATCCAAGGTCATAGTCTGGCACCCCCTTACCCCACTCATTCTTGAAGTTGTATTTGTGGTACAATGGCTCATATCTTATCTTTAGATCACGTAATGCAATGTCAATAGCATCCAAGAGGTGTTTCTCTTTCCTAAGGTTGCTCCTGGTCCTACTATTCATCCCTCATACCATCCTTGTATCTTTGATACTCTTCTCTGACTCTTTTACAATAATAGCTCCTACACAGATCAGGTCTGCTCTCATAGCTCATACATTTGTTGGTGACAGGATCAAGGAACCTACAAGGTATTTTTATAACAATATCCATCATGTTCCTGGATGGAAAATACACCTCAACCTGTTGGGCTCTAAAGCCATTGTTATACACATGTCTGTAGAACTCATAGTCCTTCTCTCCCATGATAGTTCTAAACACAAACCTCCTACAGCAGCTACCACACTTCACACAAAAATCCTGTATAGTCCTCTCCTTAGTCATCCAACAACATCCCTCATGATGTTATACACACCTTCCCCATACTTGTCCCATGTCAAATTATTCCTAACCCATGTCCTGGCATCTCCAGAGACACACAGCCTCCCATTGTACACATCCAATAATGTCTCATAGAAGTCATCCGAGACTATGCACAGATCATGTCCCCTGATAAGCCTGATGTCTGGGACATCATCCCTCACTATCACAGTCTTACCAAGACTAATGGCTTCATACGTGGACAGGAAAGATCCCTGACCCCTACATGGATTGATCAAGACATCAGCTCTGGCACACAGGTCCCTAGCCTCTGTCTTGGACACCCTGTCATGGACTAATATCTTGTCCCCACACCCAGATCTCCTGATGGCATCATATACAAGCCTGGCATATGGAGTCTTGTTGTATCCAGACAGCACAAGCTTAGACCCTGGGACCACCTTGTTAAACCTCCTGAACACCCTCACTGAGTACACCTGATCCTTGAAGGGGTTCCACCATCCTGAGTGTAGAATAACATAGTCATCATCATCAATCCCCAGGTCTCTGATCACAGGGTTGTCCAGGTCATACCTGTCCAGGAAATCATGATCCACACCATACCTCACTATGGAGGATCTCCTTCCATAGACCCTCCTGATAACATCCTGGTTATGCTCAGAGTTAGTGATCACTTCCCCAACAGTGTCCCTCACAGCCACCCTCTCACTCTCATGGACATCCTTCCCATCCAGGACATCCTGGGGAGGCTCGTTCACGTACCAGACAGAGGGATGTTTGTGAGGGTACAAAGTGAGCTCAGCTGGATGGTTATGCATGTTTATCACATCATACTCCTTATAGTGCTCATGGACATACTTAGCTATCCCATGGTACAGATCATCACTGAACATCACATGGAAACCACATAGTCCTCTAAGATCTCTCCTCACTTGGTAATGTAGTATATTAGTAGTAATGTCAACCATCACCCCTCTCCTCCTCAGGTACCTGGTCAGGTAGAAGATAGCAAGCTCAGCTCCTCCATACACCCCAAAAGAGGGATGAACTATCAACACCTTCATTCTTCACATCCTCCTCTCATGGCAGTAATCTCAACAACCTCAGATCAACAGGAGAGAAATGAGAGGATCTGTGATCCTCACTGACATCCAGTGTCCTGTAAGCCTCCACTAGCATCTCAAGGTTGGAGTGTATAGGGATCCATCCCAGCATGTCCCTAGCCTTTGAGATATCAAAATAGAAGTCCCTATCTATCAGATCATAATGCCACCTGGCTAAGGGGATGAACCTGTCAGCTATCCTACACATCACCTTTGAGAATGATGGCAGGAGCACTATCCTGGATCTTGATCCAGCTACCCGAATAAGATCATCTATGTCCTCCCTCAATGTGAGGAACTTGTCAGTGCCCAGGTTAAAGTCCTCATAGTCCCCTTTGTGTCTCAGAGTGAACAGGGCTCTGATCAGATCCCATATGGACAGTAGCTGATATCTATTCCTTCCATCCCCTATCAAGTACACATGTTTGTTATTCCTGATCCAGTAAAACAACAAGTACAGTATCCCCAGCCTCTTGCTCCCAATCACCGTCCTTGGTCTCACTATGGAGATATCCATACCATGATCCCTCCTGTACTGCTCACACACCAGCTCAGCATAGTACTTTGATAGTCCATAAGGCTCTCTTGGTCTCCTAAGGGATCCCTCGGTGATGGGAGATCTTGGGTACCCATACACAGCAGAGGATGAGACATAGACAAACCTCTTGACCCCTGCTTCCAGGCTCCTCTCTAGCAACACCCTGGTCCCTCTCACGTTCACCCTGTAATACTCCTCAAAAGAGCACTTATCAACTGGGAGCTTAGCTGCTAGGTGATAAATAATGTCCACTCCTCTTATGTCTTTCACTCTTAATTTAACAAAGTCCTCTCTTAAGTGATGTAGTCTTGGATGCTCAAATGGGTATCTCAAGATATCCACAGACAAGACATCATGGTTGTCACAGAAGAGCCTAGCTAGCCTGGACCCTATGAAGCCAGATGATCCAGTGATGAGCACTCTCATATCAACCCTCTCCTCTCACACCATCTAATAGATCTCCTCATCCCGTCCCTCAGGGAGACCCCTGGCTCATACCCAAGCTCTCTCCTGGCTTTGGAGATATCACATGCTATGTTCAGAGTCATCTCACCAGCCACATGAACATACTGAGAGTACATCCCCAGCATCTGAAGGACCTTATCCCCAGCTCTGGCTACCCTGGATATTAGACCTGGCAGATGAACAGGGTTGTATCTCTTCACCCCCAGGAGATCAGCTATGGTCTCGTAGATCTCATCCGTGGTGTAGGGTCTCTCATCCGCTATCCAGTACGTGGTGTTCCAGGTGTCACTCCTGGATGCCAGGAAGATAGCATCCACCAGGTTGTCTATGTAGGTCATTGATCTAATATTCCTCCCATCACCAAGGATCAGAGGTCTCCCAGACTTTATCATCCTAAACAGCTTAGTCTGTCGTCCTGGTTGATTTGGACCATAATACCAGCATGGCTTTAGTATTATGCCATCAATCTTTCTAGATTCCCAGTACCCCCTCACATACTCCTCAGCTAGCCACTTGCTCTTACCATATGTCAGATAAGGCTCCCTGAACGTACCCTCATCCATCAGTGTCTTGTCTCTGGTGTGTCCTGTTGCTGAGTTACTTGATATATAGATGATCCTCTTGACATTGTTATGCTCACATGCCTTGAGCATATTTAAAGTTCCCTGAGCGTTCACATCCATCAATGTCTTTGGTCTACCATGTATGATCCCAGCTGCATGAACAACCAGATCTATGTCCTTTGTTGCCTCAACCAGGGTATAGAGATCCCTGACATCACCACTAACCACATCAGCCTTTAATGGATTTGGGGAACCTCTCAAGGTCAAGCATCTAAGGCTCCAGTCTTTGTGCTCCTTAAGCACTCTCTCAACCAGCCTCGTGCACAACCAGCCAGGATACCCACTAACAAGCAATCTCATCTCATCCCCTCCTCAATGATCTTCTCATACTCCCTTAGAGACCTGAACTGCTCTCTTGTTAGATACGACTGGGGGTGTCTGTTCTTTAGAAACCTGTAAGCTTCAACCCATGTCATCCTTAGAAACCTCATCAGGTACCCACAAACAACCATCACAGATCTACCCCTCCCTTTGTCACAGAACACTAGCACATCTTTCTTGTATGCCAAGCTTCTAGCTAATGCCTCAACATACTTGTTCAGAACGAGAGGATGAACATAGGATCCCTCCTCCATGTGAGCTCTGGTATCTATCTCTATTGGGAATTGTTTGTGTCCTCTCCCTCCGACATACAGATACTTAAGGATCTTCGAGTGGTTGATCCTCCTTAGATTCCTTGTCCTCGAGATCAAGAACCCAGATACCAAGTCTCTCTTGTCATCACACCACATCCTCAACAACCCAAGTAGTGTGAGGATCCCAGATCTCATCAAGCTTGTAAAGATCTTGCTCTTACCATGTCTCCTTGGGTAGTGCCTAATCGGGATCTCCTTGATGTTGTACCCATATCTGTGTGCAAGGATACAAAGCTCCGTGAGAGGGGTGTACTTTAGCTTGCTCAGGCTCACCACCATCCATAGGAGATCTTCTTTGATCAGCTTGTACCCACAGTTGCTATCTCTAAGATCCAGGTGAAACATCACCCTGACTATCAGGTTCATGATGCTTGAAAACAACACCCTGAGAGCACTGTCCTTTCTATCCACCTTAGCTCCAGTGATCAGGTCCTCATCAGATCCAAATATTGATCTGTCCATCCTGTACTGACCATCCCCATCCATGATCAGTACCCTGTCACGTGATGCAGCTACACACCCATCCTGGATAGATCTCATGTATCCTAGATCTCTCCCATGCCTGATGATGATAGCTGGATACCTCCTGGCTATCTCCACTGTCCTGTCTGAGGATGCATTGTCAACCACTATGATCTCCTCAACCTCACTACATGACATGACATCCTCTATTACGGATGCTATGCTCCTCTCCTCATTCCTAACTGGAATAACCACAGATACCAAGGTCATATCACTCCAGAATAATGAGCCAGTACTATCAAGGACACAGCTACAAACAAACATCCAAACACCCTATCCTTCATCAGGGTGTCTGGTCTCCTCACCTTTATGGGATCATCTCCCACTAACCTCAGATACTTGTATAACATCCAGATCACCATTGGTGAGATGATCACACCCCAGTGTCCAAGAGCCATGATCAAGAACAACATGAACAATGATGAGAACACCAAGCACATCCTTGCTAGGAGATTGATGTATCCTCTTGTCAAGGTCATCCTGTGCTCTCTCCCCTTCTCCCCTAGTAGGGTGTACTCCCCTATCCTCTTCCCAGAGCTCATCAGCATTGCAAAGAAGAAAGCTGTTAGGATCACATTGTGATCCACTCCACTTCCAACTACCGAGTACCCCTCCATGATCCTGAAGACATAGTTAGATGATATGGAGATGATATCAACCACTGGGATATCCCTGAGAAGCAACGAATAAAGAGCAGTGTTCAACATGATCAGAGGTGGGTACATTGAGCTGAGCAACCAGGACAACACCAACACTAGGCACCCAAGGGACCCACCCAGCAGGAGAGCCTCTGCTCTACTGATATCCCCAGACACCAAGGGTCTATGTGCCTTGTCAGGGTTAGCCTTATCACTCTCATGATCCAGGATGTCATTTATGACATACCCAACACTGGATGCCATACAAAGCAATACAAGCCTCACAAAGAGCAGAGGATAGAGAGAGAGATCACACAGGTTGCTTGTGAGGACAAGGGGGACAAGGGAGATAATATTCCTATACCACAAGCCTGGTCTCAGGATCCTCAGCTTACCTGAGATACCCATCATCTTCACCCTAGTAGCTGTACCCCCATCTTCTCCCACATATCTTACAGTACTCCCAGCCAGAACATCTTGGGTTGTCCTGATCATATTTCACTGGGTACTCCTCATACATCTTGGAGAACATCTTAGAGCTTATCTTCATGTTGTTCAGAGAGTCCAGCTTGAGGAGGAAGGGAGTGTAGCTATTGTTCCAGATGGTTCTCCAATCATCCTCCAGAATGTTACCCATAATATACTCATGCTGAGGTACCTCCTTATACTTGTCCCTGAAGTACTCCCTCCAGATGACAGGACCATTCCTATCGTAGTTCCTAAGCTGATAAATGAAGAAGTCAACATACACATCTCCCTGTATCCCGATCAAGGGTTGTACCCAGGGGATCACACATCTCCTCCACCTCAGCCTACCAGTAGAGCACAAGTAGGGAACCCCCAGAAACTTAGCATATTTCAGGTTATGGTGTATTATATTAGGTAAGTTCTCCAACCAGAAGGCATCATGCTGTCTGGATATCTCCTCCATGAAGATGACAGGGAACGTACTGGACAAGCTCAGCCCATGCTCTGAGCAGAACTCCAGCATCTTTGGGACATCTGTCAGGTTACCCTTGAACAACAGGTAGTTGATCTGGACTTGTATCTCTGGTCTGAGCCTCCTGAGGTTGATCACTCCCTCCTTCCACTTATCAAACCTCCATCCTCTGTACTCCTTATACACCTCAGGTGACCCAGCATCCACAGATATGTACATCACCTTGACATTGGAGGGTATGGATTTCACTATCTTGTCATCTGTCAACATAGTCCCATTGGTGGTGATGGTACACATCTTGTGTAGCTTCCTCATGTACTCCATTATGTCAAAGTTCTCAGGGTAGATAAGAGGCTCACCCTGGACCCCTATCCTGAATATCCTGGACCATGGTAGCTTCTTGACTATCCTCTTGACATCTCTCAGGGACATTGGCTCATGTGTCATGTCAGTGAACCTCCTGGCACAACACACACATCTCAGGTTACAATTAGTGTTGGTCTCCAGGATATAGTCAGTTGGGTAGGGATAAGGGTTATACATCATCATCACATCTTAGCAGGCTTGGTTCCATCTCCACAAACACATGGAGCAATAGTCAAACCTCTTCTTTATGTTGGACTGGTCCCTCAGGATCATGTATTGATCCAGGTTATATGGATGTGTCATCTCGTGTTTCCTCAGATTCATCAGTGTCCTCCTGAGATCCCTGTACTCATCCCCTCTCCATACCTCTTTAAAGTCATCCTTGAAGATGTTCCCAAACAAGTAGTCATGTTGAGGAACTCTGATATGTTTCCCCCTGTAGTATTCATCCCAGTACCTGGGGGTAGCTGAGTATCTCCTAGCCTCATAGGCATAGCAGCATCCAAAGATCTCTCCCTTCACTGAGATCACTGGTCCTACAAATGGCTCCACACAGTCCTTAGGGGTTGGGTAAGATGGCTTCTCATATATTGGGACACCAAAGTGATCACTGAGATAATGAAGATTGGTCATCATCTTATCAAAGTCCTCCATGGAGAAGGGATGTAGCCTCTCCTCATCATCCTTGCTAAAAGCTATTGGATAAATAGGGGATAGCCTGGCATCATACCTCCTGGCTATAGGGATTATCTTCCTCATGTCTGGCAAAGTATCCCTCATTATCAAGGGTTGAATGGTAAGTTCAATGTCTGGTCTTATCCTCTTCAGCCTCTCAAGGTTCCTCAGCACCAGGCTCAGATCAACTCTTCTATACTTCTTGTATATCCCTGGAACAGGAGAGTCTATGGAGACATGCATCCTGACCTTTCCACTTCTTGGTATCTTCTCTATGTTTGATCTTGACAACAGAGTCCCATTACTGGTGAGAGTTATCTCAATGTCCCTATCCACACACTCCCTAGCCATCTCATGGAACTCAGGATGATATAATGGCTCCCCACATCCAGCCATATTGATGTTCCTCAAGGTTGGGATACTATCCAGGATTCCTCTGAACCTCTCCAGGGACATGTGAGGCTTGGTACCCATCTTGTACCCACATATGTTCCTCGGACACATCACACAGTTAAGGTTACAGTTCCAGGTTATCTCAACCAGGGCATATCTTGGAGACGGGATCAGTTCCATAGATGTTACCACATCCTCACCTCAGAGGGTTGCTTGTATATGGGACACCCAACACATGGCTCTGGGCACACCCCCTCTCTCAGCTCCCTTCTTAGTCTTCTGTATCTCTCCCCATACCATATCTTCTTAAAGTCCTTAGCCTCAAATATGTTCCCCATCCTCATGGACTGCTCCCATTTCCTCCTATTACCCTCATGTTGAGCACAACAGACTATGACATCACCATTAGCAAAGAAGAAGGGCTGGAACAGAGCTGCACACTTTGACATTGGAGGAAGGTTGGGGTTAACATCAGCATTCCAGGCTATTGGGATACCCTCGTCCCTTCCTTTCCTCCTTATCTTATCACAGAGATCCTCTGGGATATCAACATAGAGATCATTTATCTCAGGATACATGTGCAACAGCCTGGAGTACTGGATAAACCCATTGTCTATGTCAAGGGACTTTACAAAGTCCACACAGTCCAGTGCCTCATGAATGTTCAGAGCATCAATCACAAAATGAAAGTTGATCTCAGGGTACACAGATCCATGCTCTTTTTTTATCTCATCAAACAGCTTAACATTTCTTATCATCCTGTCCCAGCTATGTCCCTTCCTCACCTTCTCATATGTCTCTTTGGTAGCTGCATCCAATGACACAAATAGCCTCTCCACACCCCACTCCACCATCTTTTCAATGGAGTCCCTGCTCCAGTGCTGGAATGTGTCATACTGCTCAAAGTACACATCCCTCTCCTTCACATACTTGATAGCATCAAGGAATATTGGGTTAAGCCATGGATCTCCTATCCCAGTGAACGAGCATTGCTTGAGATTGGGGAAAGACCTCATTATGAGCAGGAACTCATCCCATGTCATGTTCCTAAGCTCTATGTCATCACCCCAGTGTGTCCTTTCACAGTGCACACACTTATATGGACATTTGTTAGTGAGCTCTATTTCAATGTAGCTGGGGTACATCTCGTTCCTATACATGAGATCCAGGAGCTGAGGATCACGTGTCATCCAGAAAGCTCCAAAATGTGAGAGATTATACATCCACCTCAGGCTCTTCCCTCTCTCCTTACAGAATGGAGTGGTGAAGTACTGCTTGATGGCTCTGAGTGCAACCTCCCTCTCCACCCTCTGTATCTCCACCTTGTCACTGAAATTAAAGGAGTAAGGTGTGACGATGTTCCCATCCAGGTCTATCACAGGGTCAAGAGCAGTAGCCCAGCTACTGGCTGGGTAACCTCCCATCTTAGGAGGTAAGGGGTTGTGAACTATCCCCATCCCAGCTAGGTCTCTATGGAACACCTCCACATATGGCACAGCCAGGACCCTGTACCCTCTACGCCTTGCATTGTTACAATAGGAGAGGTTAGGGTATGGGTTCAGGATAGGAGTATCCCTAAATGCCTCCCTGGTAGACAGGAAACATGTCCCAACAGAATCAACCTCTATTGGAGTGCTCATCCCTATCCCTGGAGGAGCAAGGGGATGAAACCTCTTGTTCCCTATCCTGAAGATCCATGTGTCATAGAAGTGAGAGTACCCCTCGTTCCAGGGGTATGGAGCCACTATGTCCTCACCTATGCTCATCAGCCTCTCTATGAGATCCCTGGGAGCATCACATATATCACAATCAAACAACATGAAGTAGTCCTCATCCAGCAAGGTCTGGAAGTCATTGTAGATGACAGCTCCCATTTGTATCCCAAGCTTCCTCAGAGCTGGATCATAGGGCTCCTGGTATATCTCAGCCTGGATCCTGGTCCTCTTCAGGTACTTCTTAAGGATCTTCAGTGTGTCATCAGATGACTTAGAGTACTCAAAGACCACCCTGAGATCCTCTTTGGGATAGGTGAACCTCTCTATTATGTCCAGTGATGTTGGTAACCACCTAGCTGCATTCTTCACTGGCACCCCTATCATTACGGACTTAGACAACTTAGGCTATCCTCCTTTCTGTCACCTTCCTTGGCTTGGTCTCCTCAACTATCTTATCCAGCAGAGGGATCCATTGATCAGCTACCAGGTCATCCCAGTTGAAACCAAGTGCGAACTTCCTGGAGTCTCTCCCATATTTCCTCCTCTCCTTGTCATTGAAGTAAGCCCTCTCCACACACTTAGCCAGATCATTCACATCAGGTATGGCAGTTATAGCATTGATCGGGGTATAGGTCCTCATCTTGGACTTGCATAACCAACCATGTCCCCTCACAAGCTCAGGAGGAGCTGAGAAGTCATGAGCTATGGTTGGGACACCACAAGCAGCTGCCTCTATGATAGCAAGCTCAAAACCCCCTCTCCTGGCTGGGTTGAGGAGGACATCAAAGCTATTGTAGATAAGGTTAAGCTCACTCTCCTTCACCCCAGTGTCAAACAACATTGGGTTCTGGAATATAGTGATGTCACTGACACCGTACTTCCTGGCAAATAGCTCTAGCTGTAGCCCTCTCGAATCCCTGGGGTTAGAGAACAAGAAGTACTTTATACTGTCTCTCTTGACATCTGGGTTGCTCTCTAAGAACATCTTTAGAGCTTGGAATACCTCTGGAACTGACTTTCTATGCTCCTTGTCAGAGTTAGCACATATACTACCAAAGATAAAGGCATCCTGTGGCAACCCCAGTGCTTTCCTGGCTCTAGACTTGGGTACTGGCTTGAAGACTGAGGTGTCAACTCCATGAGGGATGTATTCAAAGTCCACTGGAGGATCATAGCTAGCCCACTCTTTCTGCTGGAACCTGGATGGACTAACTCTATAGTCAAAACCCCTCATGATATGCTGTATCTCCTCAGGATACCCAACATGATCAAGTGGACCATAGCTAGCTGAGCAAGGGAGCTTCTCACTAAACCAATGAAACGCCCAAGGGTCTGAATTTCCACTTATGACTATCTTACCATTTCTTCTTACCAGGATAGCTCCAGATGGTACTTGAACTGAGTACACATGTCCAGAGTAATCCACCCACCCATCCTTCCCTACTCCCTCTTTTGGTCTGACCTCAGTGCTCCTTCTCCCCTTTATGGATATCACATACCAAGGTCTATCATGCCAGGAGCTGCTCTTGAGGCTTTGATCAGCTACAAACCCAGCTTTAATAGCTAGCTCCTGGAAATAGTCAGCCTTCTCCCTGTCCAGTGTAGACAGACATTTGGTAACACCATTACTACAGATCCACATTCTCTTGTTAAGTACCTTGGATAGCTCTCTAGCTTTCATCCTCCTCTCATCAGAGTCCTTCCACCTGGCTATCTTAAGGTATTTCCTCCTCTTCCCCACTATTTGATCAGGATGCTCAAACTCGTATTTCTCTCTGTTTCTCTTCTTTACTAACATCTTATGATTGGGAGTCACCATCAAGGAGATATCTCTACCCTCCACACTATACATCTTACCAGTGTATGGATACACAAAGTACCTCAATGGTTTTACATACTCCAGGTAGTCTTTTTCCTTGTTATATTGAACCACCTTCTCAGTACCATCCAGGTTTCTAAAGAACTTAAACCCTTGATCAGTGAGTATTTCAGTCTTATCATCATAGCACATGAGCCATGCTATGTTAGCCCTTAAGGTCTTGTAATAGTATAAGCAGCTAAGCTCTCCAAACCTCCCCTGCTTAGAGGGTAACACAGGGACCCCATTGATTAGGAGAACTCCTCCAGGCTCTACTCCATAGTAAGCACTAACAGTGACATTATATCCATACTCTTTAAACCTGGTACATAGCTGTCTTGTCACATTGCCATACCCAGACCTGATTTGAGGAGAGACTGAGTGCCATAACATTCTGAACTTATTTCTATCTTTCCTGGTGATGGTGTAGTCTTTCTTACCTCTTCTCTTCTTCTTAGTCATATTCATCATATCCTCTAAAGATATTGAGCTAGCTATTCGGATGTCATCTATATTTACTCTTCATTTAGGATCTTGTCTTTAAAGAATATTGGGACATGTCCTCTCTCCAGTATCTTGCTAGCCATCTCCTCATCAAATCTGCTCCTGATATACCTGGATCTAGCTATCTTGTATGCAGTGTCAATGGAGCTGAAATACTCAAGTTCCTCCTCTGTCAGTAGCTTACCACACACCAGGAGCTCCCTACGTCTCCTCTCACTTAGTGAGCTGAGGTATTCCTCATCCTGGAGCTTGTCCTTTAAAGGTCTCTTCATCATCCTGTTCACCTCTGTTGTCTATCTTGTCTTAGAGCTCATAGCTCTTAAAATGATCCTTCAACATCTGAGCGTAATACTTCATGTTCTTATACTCTAATGAAGTGTCATTCCTCTCCTCATCCTCAGTGGCTGGATCAGGTCTGATAGGGATGACTGAACACTCATCCCCATTACAAGCTAGCAACAACATCCCAGACGGTCTTTGGTTAATAGTGTACTCCCACTTCTGGAACCCTCCACTCTGGCTAAGCCTTATCCCCTCCAGCTCCAGATCAGGTGTTAGCCAGTGACAATGACCACTTATCACCCTCTCTATTGGGACCCCTATGTTCTTGTACTCAGCTATTGTTTTCCACATATCTCTTATGAACTTAAATCCAAAGGGGTAGTAGCTCGAGCCTCCATACCCATGAGTGAACAACACATTGTAGTTCCCAAGGGGATCAGCTACATTCAAGATCAGTGACTTGCTAGAATACTTAGCAATGTTTCCTAAGCACTTCCTTAGGTATAACATGAAGTTGCTCTCAAGGCTCTCATGGGTTCCCTTTATCAGGTACACCCTGTTGACCTTACATTCCTTCTCTATCTCCTCTATGGTTCTCTTGATGATCCTCTCAGCTAAGAACACCTGCCAGTGTGATCTCTGTACCAGGTTCTGGAATATCTGGTACCTGTAGACATCCTTCCCAGACACTATGTCCCCATTACACACAATGTCTAGCTTGGTGATCTTGTAGTGTTTCTTTAACACCCTCAACACTCTTGATAGGTTATAAACACAGCTCCAGTATGTCTCAGGCAGGTGAGACTCATGTCCAAGGTGTAGATCTGACAACACCAGGGTGAGGGATAGCTGCTCTCTTCTCTTAGACTCCAGGACCTTTAGTGGTAGACAGACATAGATGTCCTCTTTTGGGGATGACTCATACCTGACAGTGGGTACAGAATCCTCCAGTGTGTCAAGGATACCATCTAGTGTTTCAATGATCTCATTATGAGCTCTCATCCCATTGTTCTTATGGTTAAGCTTGTGATTAGCCAGCTTAGCTGAGTCTGAGAGATCACGTCTTGGTATCCCACATTTCCTCATCCAGCTTAGGACAGTGCTCTTAGACACACCAAGCTTATCAGCTATTTCACTAGCTGAGAGGTTATCACTCCAGTACAGCTTCTCCAGTGTCTCTTTAGGAATATCCAAACTATTTCACCTTATTTCCTCATCAAACACTTTATTTTATAAATACTTTATCTTATTATCAGCTTTTTAACATTATTTAAGATTAGTGATCTGATGGATCCTATCTCCTCAGCTGAGTAAGAGCTACAATACCTGAGATCATCATCCAGAACCTTGTCTGGTTTAAAACGTTGGATGGCATACAGATCAGCTCCTTTTATCTCACTGGATATCCTCACCAGATCTTCCAGGCTTAGTAGCTCCCTCACCACAGTGGTCCTAAACTCATGCCTCAGTCCGCTGGACATGATTATTGACTTAGAGTGGGATATTCTACCAATATCCATCCTCAGCTTACCAGTGATCATCGGATACTTCTCCAGTGGGGCTTTGTAGTCCATAGCAACATAGTCTATCAAATGATTATTGATCAGGTAAGACAACATGGTGGGCTCATACCCATTAGTGTCTAGCTTGATTACATACCCCAAGTCCTTTATCATCTCACACAACATTGGTAGATCAGAGTGTATGGTTGGTTCTCCTCCCGTTATTACCACCCCATCTAGCTTCCCCTTTCTACCCAGTAAGAAGCTACGGACTTTGTTAATTTCCACATTGTTATTGATATATCTAGAGGGATCCACTAGCTCAGGGTTTTGACAGTAGGGACATCGAAAATTGCACCCCTGAGTGAACAGTATACAAGCTATATGACCAGGGTAGTCAATAAGAGTGAAAGGGTTTAGTCTTGATATGATCATCCCATGTTATCCCTTATACCCTGAAGGTCTTACGTAGCTTGAACTCAGCTTGCTTACCTCTATTCCATTGTGACACTGGTCTCAAGTACCCTACCACTCTTGAGTATATCTCTGTTTGTTTACCACATTTAGGACACTTAGACACTTCTCCATTAATATACCCATGATTAGAACACACTGAGAATGTGGGAGTGATGGTCAAATATGGTATTTTATAATTATTACATACTCTTTTAATCAATTTCTTGACCATATTATGATCACGTATTTGTTCCCCCAGGAATAGATGCATCACTGTACCACCAGTATAAAGTGATTGTATCTCATTTTGTAGCTCTAATGCTTCAAAGATATCATCGGTGTAGTTGACTGGTAGCTGAGTGGAGTTAGTATAGAATGGATCTTTAGCTTCATGTCCTTTACCATTAGCAAAATAACAATCACCAAATTTCTCTCTATCCAATATAGCTAGCCTATAACAAGTGGACTCAGCTGGGGTAGCTTCCAAGTTATAGTAATTACCAGTCTTCTCCTGATATTTTACAAGCTCTTCTCTTAATATCTTCAATATCTTAATAGTGAATTTAACTCCTTCCTTAGTCCCTATATCAACATTCATCAAGTTCAACAGAGCTTCATTCATCCCAACTAGTCCTATAGTACTAAAGTGATTCTGCCAGTACTTACCAAATCTCTCTTTTACTGATCTTAAGTAGAACTTAGTATATGGATAAAGATTATACTTTGTAAATCTCTCCAGAGCTTTACGTTTAATCTCCAAGCTATCCTTAGCCAAGCTAGCAAGTTCTAGTAGCTTTTCTACAAATTCATCCTCATTTTTAGAAGTATACCCTAGTCTAGGTAGATTAAGGGTGACTACTCCAATGGATCCAGTGAGAGAGTTAGCTCCAAAGTAGCCTCCTCCCTTCTTCTCTAGCTTACTAAGATCAAGTCTAAGGCGACAGCACATAGAACGAGAATCTTCTAGCTTCATATCAGAGCTAACAAAATTAGCAAAGTATGGAACTCCATATTTAGCTGTAACAGCCCATAGTCCTTCTAAGTCCTCATTATCCCATCTAAAGGACTTAGATATGTTATAAGTGGGTATAGGGAAAGTAAAAGGTCTACCTGAGCTGTCTCCCTTATAATATAATGAAAATAATGCTTTATTGAATAAAGTTACCTCATTCTGGAGCTCACCATATACTTCACCATTAGCTTTACCCCCTATAAGAGAAGGAGAGTTCTTAAAGTATGGAGGAACCACCAGATCCAAGGTTATATTAGTGAATGGAGTTTGGAAACCCACTCTAGTTGGTACATTCATATTATACATGAACTCTTGTAATGATTGTTCCACTTGTTTATAGGTTAGCTTATCATATTTGATAAATGGTGACAACAAAGTGTCAATATTACTAAAGGCTATAGCTCCAGCTGCTTCTCCTTGAAGAGTATACATGAAGTTGACTATCTGTCCTAAAGCTGATCTAAAATGTTTAGCTGGAGAAGATGATATCTTATCAACAGCTCCTTTAAACCCAGTCAATAACACATCATACAGATCAAACCCAACACAATAAACACTAATTAGATTTAAATTATGTATATGAAAATCACCTGATAAATGAGCTTGTCTAATACTCTCTGGGTATATTCTGTTTAACCAATATGTCTTAGTGATCTCTGTTGAGATATAGTTGTTTAGTCCTTGTAGACTATATGTCATATTACTATTCTCATTGACCTTCCAATCAAGCTTTCTAAGATAGCTATCAATTAAGTCTATACCATTTAGAGATGAAGCTAGATCTCTAAGCTCCTTATGTTGCTCTCTATACAGAATATAAGCCTTAGCCATCCTTCTCAAATTACGTCTAATTAGTACCCTCTCTACAGTGTCCTGTATCTCCTCCACTGTTGGTACTCCATCATTCCCGAACCTGGACTCTAGCTCTTTAACCACTTGATCTCCTAGCTGATAAGCAAAGTCCTTACTGGGGTTACCCACAGCTTCACTAGCCTTCCAAATAGCTTTACATATCCTCTCCTTATCAAAGGACTCTAGCTTACCATCTCTCTTTCTCACATAACGCATAAAGACACTCTCCTCTTAGAGGATCTCAGTGATGATGACAGCTGGGTTGTTAATAACATGTTCCAAGCACTTGAAGCTACAAAAGTTCAGTCTAAGCTCGTTGCCATAGGTCCCCTTCTGTCTTAGTATCAACACAAAGTACCTCTTGTTGTCCTGAATAGGCTTGTGACAGTAGCAACAGTCAAGCTTGCTCATCCCTACTCAGACTCTTCTAAATGCTCAATGACTGCCTCAGCTATCTCATCAACATCAATGTCCTGCTTGCCTTTTGAGGATCTTGGGGTTGATCCCCTAGCTCTCCAGTCCTCCAGCTCCTTATCCACGAAGGATGTTGGTAGTCCAAGTTCCTCTCTCACTCTCTTCTCTAGCTCTGGATCTCTACGTACCAGGTCTCTCCTTCCAAGCCTGGACAACATGTTCACTAGCTTCTCCAATAGATGTGGAGCTTTGCTCCTAAATATCATCTTGGGTACCTCGTTATACTTGCTCACTAGTCTCCTAGCTTTCAACATTCTAAACAACAGCTTCTCCCTCACCTGCTCAGCCAGTCTATCTTGTAAAGAGGCTATACGCTGCTCAAAGTCCAGGTTCATATCAGCTGACACCTTAGCAGCTAACCTCCCAGATGTGGTGTGTAGATGTCTGGTGATGGGTATCCCCATAGCTATGGACTGTATAGATGCAAAGTACAATATTAGCTCATCCCTACCACTCAGATCAGGGGATGGTAGCCTATCCAGCTTGACAAAGTGAGGAAACCCAAACACTGACTGGGTGGTGACATTTCTCAGATCCTCCACTATCTTGTCTATGATATTAGGAGAAGGCTTTGGGAACTTCTCATTGCCAACATAAGCTACAATGCCTCCTGATCTGTACCCTCCCTCTCCGACATTATCCTCGAGGTTAAGCCTGATAATAGCCTGCTTGTAAGCTGTCTCCAGGGGTGATTGTCCCAGGTAGGACTCCCCTATCCCAAATAGCTTGAAATGAGCTATTCTGTCCCTACCATCCTGACCTGGAGGAGCTCTCCAAATGACACCACCATCTCTGGTGATCCTGTCTTTCCTCCACTCCATCTCATTTATCTGATCCTTGATCCTCCTATACCCCAGTGGCTCACCATCATCATCTATCAGGACATTCTTACTAGCATCATCCCTGATATAGTCCATCGTCTTAGGGTTAAGAATCCTGAGAGCTAGGATATCACTCCCTCTCTCATTGTATCCTAGCTCCACCCATGCATTACCAGCTCCTCCCACCAGTATGTCCTTGACACACTCCTCCAGTATTCTCTTAAGCCTCACAAGATCACTCCATTCATCACATATCCTCACCAGCTTGGGATCACCTTCAAAGTAGAACCCTGGTCCCACTATGAAATCAACATAATCATACACCTCTCTGAAGGTTAACCCATCAGAGTGAAAAAGAGTCTCTAGCTGAGAGCTGGAGACTGTTGACTTTATTCTCTCCTCTAGCTGAGTCCACATCAGGGCTCTGTCCCTGGCATTAGCTGATCTGACTAGCTCCATCACACTATGCTCTTTTTCCTCTGGAGGAGCTAGCTTTCTACGTGTTATCCTCATTTACCTATCACTTTTCATTCTTTAAGAGTCTAAGAACAGCTGAGACCAATGCTCCACTCAATACTAGCTCTTTGAATAGAGACTGATCAATATACCCCAGTCCTAGCAAGACAGCGAATATGGTCACTAGATAGCAAAACACCACCACAGCACCAGTGGACTTGGATATTGTCTCTATAATCATGTCAGCTTTGCTCTTTTCCTCAATAACCTCTTCACTCATGTCAATCTCCTCTTTATTCTATCCCTCTCACGACTATTTATCACTTTCTAATAAGTGATAGCCCTCACACCTGCCTCCTTCTCTATGTTCTCCACCTTACAATACACCATGTGAGTCTGTGATCCTGCAAACAAGGCTCCATGATACATCAGAGCTGGGGTTCCTCCTACACTGACCTTGCTAACCACTGGGCTACCACTATCCCCTCCCTTACACACTCCATAGCATAGTACACAATCCTCGTAATATGCCTTCCCTCTTCTACCCTCAACATATCCATTCCAGGTATTATCTATAATAGTGAAGCTAGTGACCCCAGAAGTCCTCCCACTCTTATACACAAAAGTGTTCTCATGATGCTCTCTAGATGTCTTTATAACCCTCCCATCTATCCCCAGGATCCTGTACTCGATCTCGATGTTGTCATTTGGTATAGCAAAAGCTATGTCCACTTTATTCACAGGCTCTAAAGGTCTAAGGTGAGCTAAGTGATAAAGTCCTCTATACACCTTATACAATGAGTTCCTAGCAGGACACTTGAAGCTAGCAAACTTAGTCTCTACATTGAAGAGGAAAGATCCTACCTGATCTTTAGCATAGTCCCCTTTATCATTTGGAGATGGTTGTAGTATGGGATCACCCACTCTGGCATCATTCTCTCTTCCAAAGCAGTGGTTATTCCCAGCTATTAATATCTGGTATATAGGTCCAGTGGAAGAGTCTCTCACCTTCCTCTTAAAGAACCAGTTCAAAGTACAGGCTGGAGACTGAAAATGAGTACAAGAAACACCAGCTAGTATGGGTCTGTGTCTCTTTTGATGATCCTCTGGCTTAGTACCCCCCTCTTCAGGCTCATCCATGTACCTAATACGACCAATGGGAACAACATCCACCTCTATCTCATCAGACCCAAGTGAAAGTCTCTCAGGTATTATGTCCTTAGTTCTAAGCTTATCTAGAGGCTCTTTCTTTTCCACATACACTCTAAACACTCTGGTGTTAGGAATTGTTTTATTATTCCTCTCACGTGGTCTCAGCTTACCACTAAAACTATTCACATTAGCCTTCTTACTTATTTCTTTCCAGTATCTCTTTTTTATCTCTCTAACAACATCATCCATAGCTAAAGATCAACTCCTACACCTAATCTCTAACTTACATACCCTTAATATATCTTTACTACAGTATTTCAGCTATTATCATTTTTCTGATCTTGTCAACTGGCTCATCATAATAAGTGGTAAAGTATAGATCAAAGAGCTCATCAGATGAGTACAACAGATGTTTCAAGAATGGGAAATGTTCCAGAACCTTCAGGAAGCACCTTAAGCATAGATTGTTGGATCCCCTCCCATTAAAGAAAGATCCACAGGACTCGCACCTGGTCATAGCTCATCGATCACCACTGATCTCAGTACCTTCTTACCAGCTCTCCTTAGCCTGTCAGTTACATACCCTAAGCTTCTTTCTAACCCCTTCTTTTTCTCCAATAGCTCGTTATACCATTCCACAGCTACTTTCAAAGCATCCTCAGCATGTTCAGGGTTATCTAATAAGTAAGAGCTTATAGCAAATCCACACTCAGTACACCAGTAGTAAGAACGTAATGTGTGGTAGTCAACATCCCTTTGTAAGACTAATGACACTTGGTCACAATAAGGACATTTCTTATCCTTCACTATCTTATCCTTAAAGTACTCCTTAAGAAGAACCCTGGTCTCCATGTCTATACCTCCTCTGATTCCCAGTAAGACCACCCACATACTTTACACTCATAAGTAGTCTCTATTATCACCTTATCACTCTTGAACACACCATTGTCTATTTTATGATACTTGACACTAGAGACACTTAGCTCTTTACCACATTGAGGACATAACCACATAGAATATTTATACAAGGGTTTAGGCATATTATTCTCCTCTAGTGTGATCTAAAATAAGAAAAGAGGAATATATCCTTAGCTTTAAAGAATATGCTTGACTAGACATCTCATAGAGCAGTAGGGTCTATAGATGTCTTTAAAATCTCTATACCATATAATCTTATCATTAGGCTTGAACTTCTTTTTACACTCATAACAATAAGATATTAACGAGTAAGTGTATGGTGGTGATAGATCAAGCTTAGGGTGTGGATAGTCATCAAGATCAAGATATGTGATCACTATGTTAGGATTAGCTTGATGAGAAATAGTAGTCAAGCCTTGATCTCTTTTGGTTCCTTGTCTCATCTAATATCTCACTCCATGATAAACCCACCAGATCTAGGAGATCCTCCACTTTGCTCTTTATAGTACGATCCAATAACCTCTCCTTGTCCACAACTATCCCAGGAGCTCTCTCAAGATCAGATGATGATCTGAACCCAGCCACATCACTGATAATGTCCCTGGTGATGTGAGCTATCTTCTTATTCTGGTACCCTTTGCCCTCATCGCTCACCACATCATAGATCTCTCCCTGAGAGCTCATGACTGGGCTGCTCAGCCTGATCCTTATCCTCACTCTCTTTAGCTTGTATGGCTTGATGAAGATATAATAGAACCTCTCACCCTCCTCTAGATCGAGCTTCAACACCTGATTAGCAAATTCAAATGCCTTGAGATGGATAACTGCACTGGTGTAGCTGTCCCTCCTCTGTTGAAGCATAGCAGCTATCCCCACCCTTTCCAATGGCTCAGTGTCTAGCTTCCTTATCTGTCCCTTGACAAACTCCCTAATCCTGGATACTGGAGCATCCTTAAGGATCAGATCCAGTAACCCCTTCTGGGTCTCCACCGTCAGATCTGATTGATCCCTCCTGACTATCTCCAGTCCCTTGTTTATTCTATCCCCATCTATGGTCAGAGCACTATATCTCTTCTTAGTCAATATCACAAATTTCTTATAGACATCCTCCAGGTCTAGTATGAAGTTAGAAGGGTCTATCCTCCATCTTTCCCTGATATAGCTCCACAACCTGGATTCTATCTTGTCTTTAAGCTCCATGCTCTCATCCATGTAGTTATCAGTCCCCTTTAGCTTGACAAATACTGAGTCTGTGTCAGAGTACACCATTTCATACCCCAGATCCCCGACTATGCTCCATGTCTTCTCTAGTAGCTTCCTAGCTGCTACTGTGATAGACTCTGCTATGTCGGATGAATATAACCTAGCAGCTGGGTGATGCTCATCTGGGTTCCCTGCATACCCATAGAAGCCATAGATACCATTTACAATAGACTTCAGAGCCATACGTCTTCTCTTTAGTCTCTTAACCTCAGCAAAGTCCTTAGCCTTCTTAGCTTTCTCTATCTCTCTCTTGTTCTCATCCAGGAGAGGACTTAGATCATTTAATATCTTAACAGTCCAGCTCTGGACATCACTCCTGTACTTGTAGTTCTCAGCTATCACTATATCCCCAGCTATCGGATCATAGGTGTTATAGCCAATGTTGTAAGCCCTGATGATAGAGGGGTACAATGACCTATAGTCCAGACACACAACATGATCGTAAATACCTTTCTTAGCTGTGTACACCATTGCTCCCAGGTACCCTCTTTTAGCTCTCTCCATAGGTCTAGAGAACAAGGCTAGCTTCCCATTTAGCAACCTCAGGTAGAGGATATCAGCCACTCTAGCTGCAAACATAGCATCATTGAACCTACACCCCACTATTCTCCTGATAACATCCAAGTAATCCACAAGATCAAGCTTTTCATCTAGCTTCTTGATCAAGAACACATCTCTGAGGTTATAGAGTAACACACTCCTATAATCATGTATCCAGGTAGAGTATATATCACCCTTGCTTAGCCTCTTCTTACCATACCCTAGCTCCCTGTTAGAGATAGCATCCAGAGTCTCCCATTTCTGTCCTCTCACCACCTTCTTGTACACCTGTCCCAGGTCTATGTACTCAACACCACCTATGCTCACTCTCTCCATCTTGTCATAACACTTCACTGTCCCTATCTGAGATAACACTGAGGGATCTAGCCTGATCTTTCTCATCCTCTTGATAAGATACAACATGTCAAACTTGGTAAAGGAGAGGATAAGATCTGGGTTTATCTTGCTAACATACTCCAAGAACCTAACAAACATGCCATCCTCTGATCTGCTGTATATGATATGATCAGATGAGATAGAATAATGGGATCCCCTCCAATAGAACACATGGTATTGTCTGGTGAAAGAGTCATAAGTCCCTATCACGGTCACTGGGGATGTGTACCCCTCTTTGGGGATCCCGTCTGTGACCTCAATATCTATAAACAAACATCTAACCCTGGAGAACTCAACATTTGCTGGTCCACAATATTCATCACTCCAGGGGATATATCCAAGGTCTTTACATATCCTGAAATACTTGTCATCTATCTCCACCCCATTGATGATCTTCCTATCTATAAGGTATCTATAGACAAACAACACATCAGCTTCATACGTCTCTATCCCTCTGGGATGCTCCCTCCTATCCCTCATAGAGTGTAACCAGTTCCTGAGCTCCCTGACCTGACCAGGTAAATAAGTTACTATCTTCACTCCTCTTCTACTAGCCCTTAAGAGCTTGAAGTTCCCCTTCTCAACTCTCTTAATGCACCCTCTCCTCTTGTCATCCAGTCTCAAGACATTGTAGTCTTTCTCTCTAATATAGAAATAAGGCTCAAAGCTATTGTCTCTAATGATGTACCTATTCCCCTCTATGTCCCTCACAAACATGTAAACAACTGGAGCATTGTCCTCTATCTTGTAGTCTATATTGGTCAGGCAGAGCCTCATCTATAGCTCCTCTACCACTCTTTCTTTCTTAACAGCATTGATCCCTTTTTCTAAAATATCATAAAATAGGATGTTCTGGAAGGTCTCATATATGGGAAGCTGAGTGGGTCTTAGTAACAAGAACAGGTTACTAAGGTTCTTCTTCTTGACCCCATCATGGAACACTTCAGCTTCAAATGATGGTTCAGTTGTGTCAAAGATTATCACTACCCTCATCGTACAAACCCCAGCTCTTTTTCTCTTGTATTCACATAGTCCTCCAGGATCTTCACTATAGCATCCTCCACTGGATCCTTGGGATAATCAAACTTGAATACCTTGATCAGCCTCCTGTCCAGCTCTCTAGGGACCCTTAGATGTCTAAGCCTAAACTTCTCAGGGTGTGATGAGAGCTCTTCCTCCCTCCTCACTATCCTATCCACCTTCTCTGATGCATGAGAGTTGAAGACTCCCTCCTTGACATCCTGCTTAATATCGTCCAGTGTCCTATGCCTGATCTTGTCCAGATGTTTTGCTAGCTTGAGAGCAGCCTCTGGATCATCCTGGAAGGCTGGGTTATCTATAGTGACCCTCAGGATCTTTCTCTTTCTAGCTGACTGAGTATCATACACATCCCTGGCATCAGATTCTGAGAGCACCTTTGGGTATTTCTCATAGGCTAACCATTCTCTAACAGTGCTATGTGATCTTCCCACTATGAAAGCTATGTCCTCTGGCTTGATCCCCTCTTTCTCAACCAGATCCTTAGCAAAGAGATATCTGTCTCTTTCAGTCATGTCATATGATAGCTCGTTCTCTATGAAGGATCTTACTTTAGCCTCCAGAGGTGTCATGGTCTTTCTAAGACAGAAGACCTTCTCTAGCCCAGCTTTGAGAGCTGCTTGATATCTTCTACCACCCTCCACCACCTCATTGTGCTGGTCCAGGATGATAGGTCTGGTGTTAATACCAGCTTCTCTCAGAGAGATCACCAGCTCCTCTAGCTCCTTATCAGGGAATGTCTTCCTAGCATTGTACTGGGATATCCCCTTGATCTCATCAGGGCTTAGATACAGGATCTCCCACTCATCACCCTTCTCTTCCCATAACCTACTATATCCATCACTCATATTCTTAGTTCACCTCTTTTCTACTTAATTATGAAGTAATATAGGACAATGCTCTAGCATAGTCATAAGCTCCATATCTAGTGATACCGATCTTCTTACTGATCACCTCGGTTAATAGAGAAAAATCCATAGCTGATGGGACAACACCCTCCTCTCTAAATAAACCATACAACCACATCAAAGTCCTCAGACTCCTGTTCTTAACTCTAAACACAGGATGCTTATCAGACCTGGGTCCTTTCTCTCTCCTATAAGGGTTATTCCAGACTATTCTCCCCTTTACCCTTATGGCATCTTTGATCTCTACTCCAATTATCATCATAAACAAATCACCTCTTACATTAAAAAAAAAGAGAGGAATAAATAGGTTAGTCTAGGAAGTCTATTGCTTTACTAGACTCTGGGACTCTAAAGTACCCCTTGACAAATAGCACTGTGCTGGTATCACCTGTCCTGGATGTGATCTCTCCAAGCTCTGCTAGAAATATTACCCTATCTCCCTGCTTGAACTTAATAGGTAAGTAGTGTGGGACATAAGCAGTTGAAACGAAATCCCCTGTCTCCAGCTCATCATCCAGGGACACTCTGGTAGATCTATCATCTCTAAAAACTATGTTAGAGACATCAGCTTCTATGAAGACTGGTTGTCTATCGAAGACTCTATTCCCATTTAGCTCATTAGCTTGGAAATGAGTCTTATACAACATGTCCAAGTCTGCTAGTGTGTATATCTCCCATCCACAGTTCCTTATCAGATACTCTTTCTCATCCTCTGTTAGCTGCTTAGAGGACTCTCTTAGCCTGGTTATCTCAGTAGCATTCAGATCATAGTACTTGAGCTGCTTGTCCCCTCCATTGTTGATAGCTCTGAAGTTATACACAACCCCTAGCTCAGGGCTCAGGGCTGTAGCAGCTTTCCTCCATGCCTGTATAGCCATGAATCCTAACCTGCTCTTGTCTATCTCCTTACCACTTGATCCAACAGCATAGTATGTCCTATGATCATATCCCTCTATTGGTTTAAGGTAGGTGTCACCCTCTCTGTAGTCTAGCCACGTGTTGGGATCAGGATGAAAGATCCTTTGCTCCTCAGTTGACATTCTCTTTATCTTAGCTATCATCTGATCAGCTGTATTCTGTAACCCTGACTCTCCTATGAAGAAAGCACTGTGCATAACTGCTCTGGATCCAATCCCACCCTCCTCAGCTTTCAGCCTTGCTTTTAGTCTTCTGTATGCCAGGACCTTTTGCTTCCTCTCTGGTAGATCACTGAACTCCTTTCTCACTTGTCCTAGGTATTCCATGTACTCCTCTTTCAGCTCATCCATGGATATTCCATATTGCTCTGAGTGTTTCACTAACCTATCTACTATTTTCTTAGGTATCTTCTCACTCATCTCGTATCCTCCTTTAGGTTGTTACTATGATCCGATACTAACCGATATTTCATCTCACAGCTCATAAGTGACCACACATTTGTCACTACAGAATGGAGCCAGGTATCTAAACCTTAGATTACCCATTTCTATCACTACTCTACCCCACCTGATGTCCTCTAGGTTCTCTATTATCTTACCACATCCAAAGCATGTGACAGGTCTACCTAGCTGCTTCTTGATAGAGGGTATATCCTTTCCTAGCTCAACATCCTTCTTATCTCTTATCATGGAAGACATTGTATATGTGCTCACCTCTCTTTCCTAATCTCTTATTTCCTACTTTAAGATCTCTAAGCTCATCCACCGACATGGAGAACACACTCTCTAGAGAGAGATGCTTACCCAGGTAGTTAGCTGTCTTCCTCCCTATCCCTGGTATGGATCCAAATATGTTAGTCCTGATATCCTCCAGGCTATCAGCTTTACGTCTGATGTCCAGGGGTTTGAGAGAGACATTCTTACCTGATTTGGTATGATACTCCAGCAGATCCTTGATGAGATCATCATCAGAGCTAACATGGAACACTGGTATTCTAAAGGAATAATAGCTAACGATCCTATGAGTCCTCAACACACTTTCTATGTCTATAGGTCTTAGCTTACCCCCAACTCTCCTCATCGGAGGTACTTTGGGATATACTCCAGTAATGTAGACCATCCCCTTCTTGGTGTTCTTCATCATGTTGTAAAGCTGCTTATAGTATCTCTTCTGTACTATGGATCTGAGGAAGTCATCTATGGTCTTACGCTCTATCATGGCATCTCCCACCCAGTAGTCCCCCACCTTAAGGTCCATCACCTTGACATCCACCCCAAGGTGTTTGAGCTTAGTGGACATAGAAGACGGCTCATGGATATCAACATAGATAGTCATTCTTTAAGGCTCTCTCCTCAGATCAGACATTACCTCTTTTACTCTTCTAGGGATATCAGGGAGATCATCAACCAGGATACCAGCTCCAAACCAATAAGTCTCTGGACAGTTAGAGTAAATCATCATAAGTGCTCCTATCCTTTCTATTTATAATGTGCCTTACCTCGTTGAAAGTTTAACTTTTTCATCTCTTCATATATTTTTAATTCTTCATCAAAGCTTGAAGAACCTCTTGATCTCCCTTTTAAGGGGGAACCTGATCTACATTTGAGATCTCTAATTTTAATGAACTCTAACATGAGCTCAGCTTGTCTCTGTTTTACTATTAAATCATTTATACAATTTTTTAAGATAGTCCTAATATTATCTCTAGAGTTGAACACAAGAACATAAGTTTTCCTCCAGTTCTTTTTAAAGCTACCTTTGTTATTTAACCTCACAACACCAGCTCCTATGAATTTCTCGATTTCTTCAAGAACTTCTCTATTTGAGTTCACCATCTTCAAATAAGGTTCTATTCTTTTAGTGCCTCGTCTTTTCATCAATCCAATATTGCCTTCACCATCTATAAACCCAGCTATATAAGACCAGTCCAATATTCTAACCTCATAATATCTTTAAGGATTATTTTCTTTTGCCATTTTCTTTAAATCAGCTAAAACTGATTTGATTCTTCTTGGAATGTCTGGTAAGTCGTCTATTAGTAATCCAGCTCCGAACCAGTAGGTTTCTGGACAGCTAGAATAAATCATCATTAATGCCCCTATGTACCAGTGATGAGTAAAGTCCAACATTCTCCTGATCATCCATCTAGTAGGTTTGGATCTCCTCTTATACCATTCACTTCTCTGTATCTCTTGATCCAGCTTCTTACCAAATGCTCTACCAAAGTTCAACCCTATGAGGAAGTACACTGTCTCTAAGAAAGGAACTACAAGATAGCTATTCATCTTATATGTCCTCAGCTACTCTCATAGCTAACCACTTTTTAGGCTCTTTGAATATCTTGTCTAGCATATCCTTAGTAGCATGTTCCTTAAAGTATTCACAATATACGTAGTCAGTGGACATACAAGTGAACTTAAATATGTCTTCTGGTATTTTCCTATTACATATCTCTATTAATGGACACCTTTTCTTGACTGATGTCCAAGTTTTAGGGCTAATAGAAAAAGTAGCTATATTACTCATTTATCTTACTCCCTTTCTACTCCTGAAGTCTCTAATTCCTGTCTCATCTATTACAAACACACAATCTCCCCTAGGAACAGGACCATCTGCCACTATAGCTGACCATGTTCTGTCATTAGCTGATATCCTTTGTAATCCAACCATGTAATTAACCCCATGTTTCAGGACATGAGGACCCACTGGCACCTCTCTGATCCCATATTGCTTAATGGCTCCAAGCTGAGAACCAGAGTCAGGAACTCCCATCACCTGTAAAGTCATCACAACTGCTATGTTATACTTGGATGCTAGCTTCTGTAGGTACCCTATATGTCTACCAGTTTCAGCTGATCTAGCTGGCAACATCTCTCTACCAGTGTAAGTGCTCCTGAAGATAGCATTAAAGGAGTCTATGACTATTAGCCCTATGTCCTCTCCCATCTTGATCTTAGACTCTATAGCCTCATATGCCTTGAACATGTGAACAGGAGAGTCCATGAACTTAGCTGTTATCACATATAGATCAGTCTTGGGATCAAAGTCAACTCCCTGAGCCTTGGATATTTCTAGTAGTCTCTCTATCACCAAGGTCTGAGGCTCTGTCTCTATCCAAGCTGACTTTCTATTGTATTGTTTCTTCATATTAATAACCAACTGGTTACAAAGCTGTGTTTTCCCTGTACTGAACTGTCCATACCATGCTGTTAGTGCATCAGTTGGTACCCCTCCTCCCAGTATAGTGTCCAGATCCTTACTACCTGTTGATATTCTTTGTATCTTGCTCTTTCTCTCCTGTAGTAGTGCATCCCCATCTAGGATCTTGATAGCATCCTTGCTTAGATCCTTAGCTCCTTTGATCAGCTTCTTAGCCTTAGCCAGGGAACATTCCAGAATAGCTTTAAGCTCTTCTGGATCCATAATAGACATTTGCTCTACAGTTAATACTCCCTTAGCTTCTAGCCTCTCCACAGTGGATGGACCCACTCCAGGTATATCTGATAGTTTAACCAATTCTATTCACTCTCACAAACATTCTATCACTTCTAGCTTCTTTAACACTTCATTTCCACAGTTTCTACAGAGGTGAAACACCTTGTGTCTCTTAGGATCTAAAATAAAATATCCTTTCCCCTGGTCTATAAAACCCTCACAATTATGACATTTAAAGGGATCTGAAATAGAGAGATCCACTCTAATGTCAGCTGTGTGTCTAAAAGAGTCTAAGGTAATATAAAATGCTTCTATGTTATTCATTTCAATACCTCTAGAGATCCACAACAGTGATTAGCTTACCTAACATTTTCACTGTGCATTCCTCACACAGGAATATCTGCTTATCTCTTACAAAGATCTGAGAGCAAGATCTGATATCAGCTTCTCTACCACATATATCACATTTTATTAATATAGAAAATGTACCTTCTAAGGTACCTTCTAAGGTAGAAGAGGATATCCAACATCCTGATGAAGGAGAAATGGTCATTTCTTACTCTCCTCCATGATAGACCTGATCACATATCTAATATGTTTACAAGCTCTTGGAAACCTATTGTAATAAGGACAGGTACATATCCATTTTCTATCTGTTAAGATAACATAGTATGATCTCCCTTCAGGTGACACTACTAGCCACACCCTATAGGAGAGCTTCTTAATGACGTACCCATCATATTCTTTAGACATCTAGATCCCATCGAACAAGTTGTTATACAGGTAATACTCCACTAAACCTCTAGCCCCTTTCTCCAGATCAACCTTAGACTTAAACTTGAGCTTTCTCTCAGCTTTCCTGGTGTCAGCCAGTGTGTGCTTAACATAGTTCTTAACAGGGTTCTTGATATACTTAGGAGATATGTCCTTAAGAAGTAGTAGGTTCAGAAGCTCTACCACATCATTGAAGGAGTATGCATCACCAGTCCCTATGTTGAAGATCTCAAACTTAGTTCTATAATTCATGGCTAACATACATGCATCAACCACATCACTGACATGTATAAAGTCCCTGGTCTGAGTGCCATCTCCATAGATCACTGGTTGCTCATCTTTTAACATCTTCCATAGGAACTGAGTGATGACATTAGCATACTGCTTCTTATGCTCCTCCCTGGGACCATAGACACTAAAGAGCCTGAGTCCTATGGATCTAACTTTATGTAGCTTAGAATATAGCTCAGCTAGTCTCTCCATACTATATCTAGCCTCAGTGTAGTAATCTGTGACCTTAATGCTCATATTCTCTTTAAAAGGGGTATAGTTACCATTGTAGAGACTGGAGGAGCTAGCAAACACCAGCTTGCTCTTAGTTCTTTTACAATACTCCAACACTCTAATAAAGTCCCTTATAGCCTCCGATACTAGCAGAGGATTCCTCTTGTACATAGGGGATGATGATGGTGTCCCAAAGTGAAAGACCACATCATTCTTACCAAAGTATCTAAGATGAGTTAGATCGTATACTTTACTATCGTAGAACTCTTTCACATTAGCAAAGCTACCAGTGTGGTAGTTATCAAAGATAGTCACCTCATAGTCCTCTTTTACTAGCCTCTCCACCAGGTTACTACCTATGAACCCCAACCCACCTGTTACTATCACCTTCATCATATCATATCACCTTCACTATAGATCTTCAAGTATTCCAATCCTCTTGTCCATGTACTTAATAAACCTAAGGATCAATGGAAACTGTATATTGAGAGTATCAGCTTTGGATGAGAGATATGGGAACTCCTTGTAGATATTATTGATCTGATCCTCTAGTCTTTTAACTGAGCTCTCATTTGAGCCAAAGGCTAGAGATAGGTGCTCCCATTGGGATAGCAGGTCATTCAGCTCTACACGAGCCTCTTTTATTTTCAGATATTCTCGATATAGTTTATCCTTCAAGACATTCATAGATCTTCTATCACCTATTTTCCTATTAACAAAGCTATCTCATAATGATCTTACTAATAGTTTCGACTGACTGGAGCATGGATAATCTCGTAGTTAGAACAATGCTGGAACCTGGGAAGCTAGATCTGATAAAGGCTCCTTTTCTATGTTCCAATGATCTCAATGTTACCTCTGAACCCGTAGAGGAGTGATAAACATTAGGAGCTATCCTGAGCTCTTCATCCTTATCCATAGTCTGAGATCTCTCCAATAATACCTTAGCTTGTCCATCAGACTGAGGTTCTTTCTAATCACCTTAGTACGCTTATTAAATACCATCTTATCTCCCACCCATACTGGTCTAAGAGATTGAATAGTGATCACCTCATAATGTGTATTAAAAAATAAGGAGTACACTGGATCTTCCATCTTAGACATCTAAGATCACTTAATTCTAGCTAACACTTCCCTTACCTTAGAAACAAATACTTCCATATTCTGAGTTGGTAAGATACTACAAGCTGTGAACCCTGCATGTCCTCCACATAGATAACCCTCTTGAGCTAGCCTGTTAGCCACATACTTAGCCAGTAGTCCTCTAATAGAGACCTCCTTGTTGATCATGTTCACCACTATATAAGTGGAGTAATGATCTCCCTTTTGTAACCCAGCTGCTATCCTACCAGCTATGTGATACTTGGATCTTATCAAGACCAGGCTGAAGTGTCCTATTTTTTCTACCTGTAGTGTCCTCTCTGGATCATTTCCAGCATATATTCTGCTCTCCTCATCTGACAGCTCTCTCTGGGCTCTCAGAGCAGTGGAGTTAAAGATGATGTCTCTGATCCCCCTAGCACTCCTGACTAGCTTGTAAGCTCCCATCACATTACCTGTTCTACACAATGAGTTGACCAGTGGTGATATTTTACTAAAGAAGGGGTATGGATAAGCCTTGACATTTCTATACTTATCCTTGTACACCCTCCCTTGCTCAAACCATAGCTCTGGTAAGGCATCCCATATCTCATCAGGTATTAGCTCTGGTTGTCCATCCCCAGCCAGGGATAACACCACCAGCCATAGCTTGTCCTCTGGTATTCTATCCTTAAAGATCTCATAAATAATACCACCAGTTGGTATTCTTCCCCATATCAATGGATAGCTAGGATTAGGGTGATCATGATGATCTATTATAACTCCTTTCCACTGACTGGGGAACAGAGGAGATCCCAGATCCACTGCTATGTTCCCTTCTCTATAAGCTCCAAATATAGAGGGAGAATAAGGAAAGTCCTTAGACTCCTCCACCTCAAATATCGAAGCTAATAAGCAAGCACTAGCAACTCCATCAGAGTCTGAGTGAAATGCCATTTGTAGTGGTTGAGATTCTTCTATCCTATTTTTTAGATCTTCTAGTGTTCCTCCATACACTTCTATCAGTTTACTCATAATACATCATTCCTTTACCATTGATCATAAATTTGGATAATATAAAGATACAACCTTATCAGTTAGATCTCAGTATGAAAGAGACAATGGATCACCTTATTTAATCATCCTTATCCATGACGCTCTTCTAACAAAGAGGTATTTCCATATACTAGATCTTAGTGGGATATCCTCCCACTATTCTCATATGATTATACATTACACCATCAGTCTGTTGTTCCTATTATACTCCTGTTGTTAATATGATGAGCTAGATAATATGGTTTACTCACCATTTTATCATCTCATGATAACCTATTTGTTTCCACTATTATTCTACAAATATTAGATGTGTCCATATGACTGATGAGCTTGGACTCTAACCCATTGTTCTCTAGCACAGGAGATATAAACTGATCATAATAACGCTTAGAGTACCCTCTCCAATCATTAATATATGGCTCTCCATATTTCTTAATAGTACACTTGAATCTAGAGATAACAAAGGGATCACAGTTAGTGATAGCCAGATAGGAGTGTTCTTTTAATAGGTTTAAGCTTTTCACTATTAGCTTGTCTGCACATCCCCAAGGATCAAAATCTATAACATCAAACTTGTCATTTAAACCCCTAGATATTAGAACTTCACTATTCTCATTGTAGTACTGAATATTAGAGTAAGGAACTAGATGCTCTTTTAGAGACTTAAATACTTCATTATCTACTTCTATGGCTACTACTCTCTTTACATGAGAGGCGTATATTTCAGTTATAAAACCTACACCAGCAAATGTGTCTAGTACTACACTATCTCTGCTCAAGTACTTTTTAACAAAGTCTCTGGTTGCTCTCCATTTATTGCGTTCTATCTCGTTACAATATAAGTTTCTCATATACATTCACCTAAGCTTGTAATAAATAAAAGATAAGGAGCTATAGGAGAGAAGATCTATCCAGAATATCTCTAGGGAATAATCTCCTAGGGTCAGGTAACAACAGTTCTTCCAGTATAGGTCTAATAAGACTCCATAGCTCATCCAGCTCTTTTAATATCTTAATCCTAAGAGCTTCCCTAGAGTCATCAGAGACCATGCTTAGTAGCTTGATATCCTCCTTAATCACCCTGTACAAGCTCCATATCTTTCTATATAGATCTGGATCCCTGTATAGCCTACTCATCTCTTTCCTCTCTTCCTTTGTAGGTGATCTCTCTATCTTCTAATTTATTAACATATAACATCAAGTCTGCACCTCATTATCTCATACTATTAGTCCTTTTTGATCTTGATATCTCTCCCTGTTCATTCTCATGCTCTCCTTGAGGATGGATATGGAGGATTTCACTATGTCATCTCTCAGTGTTGATCCCTTGAACAGAGACAATAACCTGGAATACACTATGACCTCCTTGATCATGGCAGGAGTGAATCCCTCAGTCCTGGACGCTATTAAGCTCCTTATCTCTTTAGACATCTTGACCCCTTTAGAATACAGGTTCACCAGGCTCAGTCTCTCAGAAGAACTGGGTAGCTCAAACCTTATCTTAACATCAAACCTGGATGGTCTGTGTAGAAGTGCTTTATCCAGTAGGCTGGGTCTATTGGTTGTAGCTACCACAAACACCCCTTCGTTATCCCTAATACCATCCAGCTGGTTCAATAGCTCACCCAGGAATAGAGTGTCTCCTCTCTCCCTATCCCTACCAAATAGGTCTATATCCTCAAAGAAGAGCAGAGTAGGAGCTAATATCCTAGCTGCCTTGAATAGTAAGCTAATGTGGGATTTGTTACCAATGCTCTTGGATGAGACCAGTATAAAGGTGATATCTTTTAGCTCATTACATAATATCTTCCCTAGCAATGTCTTACCAGTACCAGGGAACCCCTCTAGTAATATCCCTCTCTTCCAAGGTAGTCTATTCTTTAGTAATATGTCTCTGTTCTCAATGGGGTAAATAATGTTGAGTAGTATCTCTCTCTTAGTTTTAGGAGACAACACTATATCATCCCATGTTCTCTTAGGATAATCTAAGAACTCAAAGTCCACCCCATATGTTAGCTCTAGCTTCTCCCCTTTTAGAAAAGAGAGAGTGTTCATCATCTCATCTATTCTCTTGAATATCTCCTCAGCTAAGCTATCGTCCTCATTTCTACAGACTATACTGATCCAGGGATCTTTATACTCCAGGTCTAGGCTGACGATAAAGGGTTTATCCTTGTAATAAATATACGCAGTACCCTCTGAAGGTAATGACTTTAGCTCTCCTCTCTTGATCTCCAGTGAGAAGTAAGAGACTGGAGAGTACTCACCACTGGCGTAGTCACACAGCTTCTTTAGCTTCACCTCCTCCTCTAAGAACTTGGATATAGCATAGCAAGCCTCTCTACGCCTATACCTAGGATAAGATCTGGTGATCTCTCTTCTATTGGTCCTATCTTCACCTAAGTGCTCATCATAGTCTTTATCTTTCTGGTTTAGCTCCTTTAGCAGAGCCTTGAGCTCACGCACTATATCCTTGACTATTTCTACCTTAGAAGAGGATAACCTCTTAGCTGGTTTTTCTACCCTTATCTCCTCTACCTCTTCCCAGTCATCCTCTTCCCAATCATCTTCATCCCAGTCATAGCTACTCAATTCACCTCATACCTCCTTTTACGATGATTACTCACATCTTGATCTATAATCTCTTGATATTCAAAATGTTCTAGGAGAGACACTAAGCAGATGAGGACATCTGAAGATTGATCTCTATATTTAAGAAGTATTGCTCCAGTTCTCCAAGGTCCTCTGCTTCTTAGACTTCTTTACAGAGGATGTCCTCTTGATCTGGCTTCTCCACCATTGTTTCACTTTCTTAAAAGCAATGTCTTTATCGCTCATGAATACCCAGAAAGGACCAAAGAGAGCAAGGGCTAGACACACCAGGTTGTTGACTGGATCAACTTTCCTCCATAGACATGTGCTGACCTGACCATGTATCCTTATTATGTCACCATCAATCTCTATGCTCTGGATCACCCCTGCATTATGCATTATCTCAAGCCAGTCATGGAAAGAGCCAGGATCATCGTAAAACTGGATGATCATCTCAGCAAGGTGGCTCATAGTCATCTTGATCTCTCCAGTCTTTGTAATCTCTCAAGTATCCCAATGTCCCTCTATCAAGAGGACTTCTTAACCCTTTTAAAATCATAGTCTAGTCGGAAATGAAGTATGGTTCTAGAAGCAAACTTATCCTGGGCTATGTCTATAGCTGAGACCCTGTGTTCTAGGCATCTCTGAGGAGAGATCACCAGAGAGCTATGTTTCCTATCGAACATGACACAATCTCGTATCCATTCTGGGCTTAGATAATCTCTAAGATTATCAGTACCTACGACAACCACATCAACCTGCTTACCATTCTCACCTTTCATTCTAGGATCTCCTGATTTTCACTTCTCCATCTCATCTTCTATCAGCTAAAGTGGCTCTATCTTCTACATCTATCTCAAATATCTTGGATTGATCATAATCCCACATGCTATCATACTTATCACTTGTCTTCCACATCTGGCATTTATCATAGCTCATCCCAGTGTACACCTCAAACCGATCCTTAGCTTCCTGGAAAGAGCCACATATCTCAACATCCTCAACAACCAGCTGGAATGTCTTAACTAACACCCATCTCTTCATGTTATTTCATCACTCATCCCTTAGAGACTTCAAGGATCTAGAAATGATCCTCTCCCACTCTCTCTCATTCTTGTCTGATAGTGAGACATACTCATACCCTAGCTTCTTTAGATAAGTGATCTTGGCATTATCGTCTCTATTCCACATGGTATGCCATATGGAGGGATCTACCCCAAACACTATCTTATCAAATACTATAAAGTCTGGATAATAGTATCTCCCCTTCCCCACCCTGATCCTCTTGTTATGATAATAATCGATGTTCTCCCTTAGTCCCATACTATCAAGTATTTTCTTAGCTCTGACCTCTGGTGGGGTATAATACCTGGAGTCTTTGTTAGGCTTACTAGCAGCTATGCTACATAGTCTCCTAAACTTGAAGGATCTGAGGAAGGATACTTTCCACTCACCATGTATTTCACATTTACAATACACCCATGTACCCTCTGTCTTGTAAGGTTCCTTATAGTTGGATTTACACTTTGGACAAGGGTACTTCACCATGTTCCACTTGTTATCTTTATAGTAGAATAACCCACATGTGTTACATAGATAGATATCCTCTTTAGACTTCAAGTGTAAATAGTCATTAAATGGTTTACCACATCTGGGACACACACTCTCCATCAGAGATCCCTTCTTATCTTGAGAGCTGGAGAACTGGAGTGTAATCATTATAAGGATAGATTACCAGCTAATTCTCATGGTTTTGTCTCCTTGTTTAACTCGTCTTTCAACATGGAAACAGCCACATCAAAAACAGCCACCCCACTAGAGCGAGTCAAGTCCAGTTTCTGTCGGATCCTCTTCGCAACATCGTCTATGGTCTGTGGCAGCTTTTCGAGACACTTCTTCAACTCAGCTTTTTCAACTGCAAGCTTAAACACTTGCTCTTCATAAGCACTAACCGTTTTTTGGCAATCTTCAAGCCTAATCCACTTAGTGTTTAATTTCTCATCAAGCTCTTTACTCGAAATTAGCTTACTATAACGCTCACCGTACAGCTCAACAGCTTTACCATAGATCTCATTAAGTGTTTTTGCTTTGCTCTCCAAGCTCAACCCTTACCAACCTCCTCTCCAAGAATCCTTTTCAGAATATCGGATTGTCCTTGCCAATACATTCTTTCCTCAACATCTTGAGTCTTTTTCTGCATTACACTGGTATTCACTAGTTTCTGGAGTAGCTCAGCCTCATCAACAAGAACAATGCCTAGATCAGTTACCCATTCATAAATCTCTTCTCCAGTTACTTCTATTATTTGCCATTCATCATGTGGAAAATTTACTGGTTCTCCAAATCGTTTCACAAATTCTTCTTTGCTAATTCTCATCTTCAGAAGTCTCCTCACAAAGAATCTTATGGAAGAATTTCCTCAGTTTTTCAACTTTATCTTTTATGTCTTTTTCATCCAACCAAGTAGAGTCAACTATTTTGGCTATTTGTTGGAGTTCAGCATCATCAAGGACAACTTTACCTCTTAGCTCATTACAGATGAAAGTGAGCTGTATTCTTGCTTCTGGTAACATCCCATGATTCCATCTTATAGCTTTCTCTATTGCTTGATTATAGAACTCTCTTCCTTTCATTGTTTCACATCCTTAAGAGGTATAGGATCTGCTTGTCTAAGTATCCTCTGTATCTCTCTTAGCTTGGAACATTTGTGATCATTGCTCTTTACCAGAGAAGATATCCTGTCCACACGGTATTGTAGATCTAGGATCTTAGAGCCAGCATATTGGAGCATCTCCCTTGCTCTCCTAAGATCCTCCTCTAGTCTCTCCATTTCCTCTATAGGTATCCACTTGGTATTCAAGGTCTTGGCATCAGCTCCCAAGCTACCACTCAATGGAGATCTACGTAACTCTCCTAATGACTTAGCTTTGTCTTTCCAGCTCATTCCTGATCATCCTCATCTGTATATTTCATTCCTAGCAAGAAGCATAGACCTAACAGACACCAGGGGTTCTTAGTGACCAGAATAGCCACAGCTAGTAATGTACATAAGGATATGTTACTCAGTGCTACCATTGTTGCTACTCTCATTCCTCATCTCTCTTTTATGGTGTTTATACCCTCTTTTGCTCAGAACAAACTCTCTAAGATCATCCTCTAGACTATCCAAGCCTCTCATCCTTAGAAACCTTATACACCTTCCAAGTGCATCTCCAAATCCCTTGTCTATTCCATATTTGTAAGCTTCCTCACTGGACATTCTCTTTATCTTGTTATATCTATTGGTCATCTATTGTCTCCTCTTCTTCTATAGAAGTCAGGGTATCTTGATGAAGCTCTTTATTTGTAAGTAAAATACCTGTGTTTTCATCTTGAGGAACTATGGGGATCACGTAGTTCTGTATCTCTTTACAATATATCCTAAGATGAGGGTATTCTACCCCTCCACAGTAAGGCACTTTACCTCTGAATATTCTAAAGGGACAAGGAGCCTTGGATGGACATCGAGGGAGTTGAATAATCATCTAATCACCTCACTAAGGTCTCTTCTTTGATCCTGGTCCTCATGTCTTCTTTTATTAATATATTCTTTGTATTGGGTACTCAACTTCATATCTCTCCTAGATCATTTATTCACTCTAAATACCATGAAATACCCATGAGCTGTCTGGGAGTGCTTCTTATTCTTGAATAGCCCTACTAAGAGCCTGATATAAACTATGATGTCCTCTATAGTAAAGTTAGAGAAGGTATCTAACATGATCTTATGATTCAATACTAGCTTCCCTCTATATCTGGTGTCCATGATCTTGACTATTAGTAACCCATTCTCCTTTAGCAAGGGAGGTAACACATTGTTTAGTGTTCTAGCTGATTGTACTTGGGAGCTTATGCTCCACTTGGTCTTATTCGGTCTCCAGTCATCATCGGATCTCTGGAATAGGATGAAGGATGAGGTGTTGTACTTGTATGGTGGATCATATAGAACACAATCATAGGGAGAATGAGGTATCTTGTGTAAGCTAGGGAATGAGTAGTGGTATTGAGAGGGAGAACCTGGATCCACATCATTACTTATCACTTGGTACTTGTTGGACACTCCATTACCTATGAACTGCCATAGCTTACCATGTCCGTAGGTTATGTCTAGTATCTTAGATCCAGGATCTAAGTAGAACTCCAGGATATCTCTTAGAGCATCAAACTGCTCTTTTAGTAGGACAGACAACAAGGTAATCACTCCTAGACTAGAACTATAATAAGATATCATGATCGAGGGACTCTATATCTTTCCTCTATTATCCCTTTTAGTATTCCTACCAGGTACAGTCCAGATAATGGTACTCCATCACTAACATAAGGAGACACCTCAGGGAACTGATCTCTATAGTCTTTGTTATGATCCAGCCATATAGGGCTCCTTAGAGTTAGATCACTTATTCTCTTAGCTATGGTCATCTTTTGCTCTGATGAGAGGTGATGAGACATGTGTTCAAGATAGTGGGTCTTATAGTAGTTCTCAGCTAAGAAGAGATACCTCTCAACCTCTTCTATAGACATATGGGTAGTTCTTCCTCTCTCTTTCTCCTTCTGAGTCATATATATCCCTCTGGGACATTGTTTGAATAATTAGAATACCTAAAACTACCAACACCAGACTAAGCATCTCAAGACTCCCTTAGTAGAAGAATTAGTATAATTTTGTACTAATTTACCCCAAGAGAAGAGGAAATATCTCTATGAACTTAGAGATCACCAGGGCTACGGATGATATTAGTGCAACATAAATAGCCACTCTGTCTCTCCTGTTTATTCCATTATTATTATTATTACAAGCATGGATAGCATCCAGCTTCTGTTCAACCTTTCTTTCCCACTCATAGAAGTCTTTTCTAAAAGCTTTGTAGCTCTGCTTGAGCTCCTGGAGATCCTTTCTATTCTTGAGATCATTAACATCTCCTTTGATCTCAGTGACTAATGTCTCTACCCTGGCTAGTCGTTCTACTATACGTAATATATCAGTCTCTGTGCTCATAGGGATCCCTATTGTATAGGATACAATACGGTTACTTATATTTTATCTTAAGATAAGAGAGGATAAAACATAAGCAGGACAGGATAGCTAGAAATCCCACTTGCTGATCTCATCTAAAAGCTGCTGTAATATCTTGTCCAGGGTTTCCATGTCCAGATCCTCAGTGTCCAGGACGATCTCAGAGATATCATGTGGTTCTAGTCTCCACCTTCTTCTACCATTGGTCTCGTGATCTAGTAGATCGTCTATCAGCTCACTGATGACTCTCTCATATTTCCTGAGGATCTCCTTGTTCTTCTCCTCTGACTTAGACTCTTTAACTTCCTCTATACACTGAGATATTATTTGCTTAATAGAGTTCTCTATTACCTCTCTATATTCCAATTTTGATCACTTCTATCACATAAAATACTATTCTTAGTTTTTATACAGTTGAAGCTTAGGTAGTTTATATAGGCTATAGAAAGAAAAGATATTCTAAAACCCTGTTGAACATACTATTGGCTGGTAACTACATACTCAGACTGCTTAGGTTTAGGTCTAGGCTTGAAATCTATACCAGTGTCTTTCCATAGCTGAAGTAAACACTCCTCAAGATGATCTCTTAAAACCTCTGAATATTTAAGAGCTCTTTTCTCAAAGACACTTAATAGAGCATACCATCCTTTCCTTCTCTTTACTCCTATTAGAAAAAACATCTGACCATCTTTAAAGTTCTCGGTCTTAGGAAAATGTACAATCTCTTTAGGCATTATCAGCTACCTCTCTTCTTTAACCTACTTTCTATCCTAGCTTGCTCAATGGTCTTGAGGTTAACCTTCTTATCAGCTATGATCACAGCATTACACACTGGACACTTGACTATGTAGTCTCTCTTCCTAGCCTTTCCTCTGGATGATTTCTTGGGTATAGGCATTGTGATATCTGACTTGAGAGCTTTCCTTAGTACCTTAGTTTCTGGTAACCCATCCTCAAGGACCAGGGTAGCAGCTTGAGCTGCTTTGCTCACAGATATGGTGCCATTTTCCAGAGCTTCCACTATCTTTGGTATTTTCTCTTGATTGTCATACACTTTCTTTATTTGGTATAGCTTACCTCTGGATATCCCCAGCTCATTAGATACTTTGTCAGCTAGTGTCTTCCCTCTTTCATAGTCCTCTCCCCTAGGGGGTCTTCCAACCTTGACAGTATCCTTAAACCTCTTCTCCAGGATCTTAGATTCTAAATAGATCTCCCTGGGTGTCTTTTGTCTATACTTGTTACCCATCACTATTGCTAGTTCCTCATCCTGGTAGTCTTTCACAATAGCTGGGACCTCTTCAATACCATACTTAAGAGCTCTATTGAACCTCCTCACTCCATTGAGGATCTCGTATTTGCTATTAATAATCAGAGGCTCTCTAATACCAGATCTTTTGATGTCCTCGTCCAGAGCCAGATCTTCTTGATCTGAGTATATGTCCAGGTTTATAGGGTGTGGTCTTAGCTTCTTAGTCTTCACTAAGAGGATATTGTCTATTTTCTTATCTTCTCTATTCAGGTTCTACTCCTCCTCATATTCTAAATATTTATGGATATATCCAATCCTCAGTCATGGTGTTATTAACTTTAGGTAAGTAAGGTAAATGGATGATCCACTTAACCTCGTGTGTTAGGATATCAGGGAATAAAAATAGAAGGTTATAATATTGAGTTGTAGTTACCCTCTCTAATCTGAAAGTTCCGTCTATGACTATATCAGCTTCTCTAGAATCAAGGATAGATGTCTTGAGGTGTCTGTTCTCATCAAAATACTTGATCACATAAGACTCCCTCATATCAATACTAAAAGAGGTTAAAAAGAAAAGAGCTGTACCTTCACTAGATATATGCCATACTCCAAATGGACATGTTACCCTGTATATCTCGTAGTATTCTATGGTTGTGATGGTGTATTGAGTTGTGAATACAGAGAGTGGGATGATAACAGTGGTTGTTATCAACAGAGCAATAGAGCAGAAATAGAATACAAAATCATCTAATGAGAGTCTCATCTTGTTCTTCTCCATTCAGTCCTTCTTTATTTATCTTATCTGGTATTTAAGCTATAATGATTCTATAAAAATAAAAGATGTTATAAATTTATAACATCATTCCAGGTCTTTTCTGATTTTCTAGATGTGATATCATTGCTCAGGTTATAGCTCATTTATTAGCTTTAGCCTGGCTATCTTAGAGAACTCATGAGGGAACCTTGATATGATCTCCCAAGGACAATGAATACACACCCTCTCATGGAGATTACATTTACAGCAATAGCATCCTGGGATACATGATACACGGATATGATCAGGACATTTGTCTCCTATCTCCAGTATTTTAGACATCAGACATTCTCTCTAAGAGCACTCTAACCATTGGGCATATTTACAATAGTGGGAGGATGTCCCACTATAGTCACCTGATATGAATCTTGATCTATTTGTAGACAATATAAGGACACCTATTATCATCAAACATCATAGGATAGTACATGTTTACTATGTCTTTAAGATCTCTAGGATCATTCAAGTAACCTATGGAAGAGTCAAAAGAGCAGGGTTTGACATTTCCACTTGGATCTATACTAACCAGATCTCTACCTCTATTACAGATCTCCTTCTTACCCAGGATGACCTGAATAGAATCATCCACCAGTAGTTTGTCTCTAAGGAAAGGGGAAAGAAGGTATAGGACACCCTCAAGGTCTTTCCTCTTATAGTCCACTGGGTGATATTTAAGATGTAAGATGTACCAGCTGTCCACAATATCATCAAGAGATCTGATCACCAGAGGAAGCTGGTATAGAGATCTCTTGTTAAGGAGTAAATAGTTAATCCCGATTTTAGGCTTATGATCTCTGTCAGGATATTTCTGGATACTAGATATGATACGTCTCAGATGGTGATAGCTTAGATGAGACATCTTGTAAGAGTCCAAGCTAAAGGATATCACTCCAAACAAGCTGGTATCTATTTTGGATGGATCGAACTTGATCCCATTGGTGGTGAGGTTGGGTATAATATCATTCTCTACACACCTCTTAGCTAGCTTGGTTAGGAACTTGGGGAATAAGGTCACCTCCCCTCCACCTATGGCTATCTGTTCTATCCCTATGTCTCTAGCTACAGATGGAATATCCAAGAACCAATTCAATGGTTTAGATCTCTTATTTTTGGGTATATAACAGAATCTACATCTTAGATTACATTGATTAGTACAATGTAAAGATAATACTTTAGGATACATTACAAGGTCTCCCGTACTAAATATCTATCAAAATAATGTACTTTAGACTCACCATAACATAGAATAAACTGTTCTCTAACAAATCCAGCTAAGTCAGGATTTAATATCAAGCTCTTGTTAATCTCCAGAAAACATTTGTAACAAGGACATGTTGAGATATAAGGAAAATAAGATGTACATCCTTCTCCAGTACATTGGAACTCTTTGTTACATTCTAAGCAAAGATGTTTAAACATTATTCCTCCCTTTAAAATAAAGATGTAATATTTTATCTGAATATTTGATAAGACTCTTAGACCCATAACACCTAACATGATGTAGGACATATTGTTCAAAGAGGATATCTACCTCTCTAGGTTCTAAGCTCGATATATTGCTTTCAGAATAATGGAGCTCAATATCGCAAGAAGGACAATAACACTCGCCTGTCTCGTAGAATGTACAATGTAGTCTATATTTAGAGTCACAATTGAACTCTTTACCACAGCTTATACAGATCAAGGTAATTCCCTAAAGCTCATCTATAACAGCTACCTTGGTTAGTATTCTAAGAGCTTCATCTACCCATTCAAGAACCTTAACCACACCAAATATACTAGAACATGTAAGGGATAGAATGGTTTTGTTATTATTAGCTATCTTGGAGCCCATTTCCATTTCCAAGCTAAGCCCTGAGTACTCACAGGTGATCCTTAGATCTATGGTTTTATATTTTAACTTAGACTCCTCACGGTTCAAAGATCTTATAGTAAATCCTTTCTTTCTAACTAAGATATTGGATATCTCAATTAGCTGTCCTGTCTTTGACACTCTGATCTTTCTCCTTATATTGTTCCTCTAGGAATCTATACACATAATATCCTATACTTCTTACTAGAGAGGATGATATCTCCTTGTTCTCTTTCTTCTTCAACCATACTATGAAATCTACTAGATCACTCATTAAATATTCCTCTAATAGGATCCATGTTCCAAGACATCATCCAGATCATTCCTCTTACACCAGTCTTCAAACTCATAAGGGCTACCTCCATCATGAGCATGATAAATAGATCCAAAGTGTTGTATTATCTTTGCAAATGCTGGGTAATTAAGAGTGCAACAATGCTGCTCACATTCAAAGGTTAGTCCATAGGCTGAGCAGTAGCTATCATGTAAGGTGATCCTTAGATGATCCTTCTTGTTAGGGTTGTATAACACTAGCCATAGATCATCTGATTTTTTGTTCCCTATCTTTCTCTTGTCTCTTGAGGATAGAGAGCTCAGGTCTATTCCCAGTTTAACATCTCCATAACTGGTGTTCACGAGCTGAACCTTGCCAATGTCAACCTCCAGGTACACCTTTCTAGTACTAACTCCAAGTCTGGAGTTGAGAGGGATATCTGTGTACTTTGTGACATAAGCATATACCCCCACCTTGTACCCAGTGATCCTGGTGATCTCTCTTAGAGCCTTTCTGATCTCCTCTATATCAGTGATGTACAGATGAGTGACTAGCTCACTACATGATGGATAGAGTACTTTAGTCATTCTTTTCTATCTCCTTCTTTAGAATAATACAATCATCCTCATACCCCTCACATCCACATATTACTTTCTCCTTCTTATAATAGCCACAATACCTCCAGGGATCACCTTCTACCTTGTACCTATATGGACAGTTCAAAGATGTCACCTCATATCAGGGAGCTGATCTTGTACTTGAAATCCTCTAGCTTGTAACATCTAGAGTTTATAACATCCTCTTTCTTTAGACCATTAGTAGGGGTGAAGCAGCTGAAGCAGACTTGGATACAATCCTTAGTACAAAGCTCACTCCTGTTGACTCGTCTAGGGACACACTTCCATCTCCTTCCACATATCTTACATACTCTGACTATTTCCTTGCTCATCATATATCACCGTAAAGACAGTTCCTTATTAGCTTACGTTGTTCAATATTAGTGTATTTGCTCTTGATAGGAGATATCTCTCTAAGGTGATTCTTGGATGCTAGAGGGAAATATACTAATCCAACTCTTTTAGTCCTGGTGGCAAATATAGAGTAGCTCTTGAGGACAGGATGGAGATCCCTGTTCTCTTCTATGAAGTGTAGATCCTCTAGTCCATACTCTCCTATGAACCCCTTGATGACTGAGTGATCATAAGGGTTGAGGCTATCGTCTCTTATTAACACAGCATCAGCTGTGCTCCTGATCTCTTTAGCTCCAGAGTGAAATCTGTGTAGTGAGAATATGCTTAGAATATATCCAAAAGGTCTTTTGATCCTCTTATACCATATATGTCTGATCTTGAAGTAAGCTTTGATCACTTCCTTAGGGACTTCTTGTAGAGTGAAGTCATCAGCTACCTGGACCTGTATCAGCTTGTTATCTAGTCCAAACACCATTAGATCCTCTAGGCTATTAGATCCACTAGAGATAACTGCATTAACATTATCCTTCCCATACTTGTTTACTATCTCCTCTACTAAAGATCTAATGGTCTCTGTCTTACCACTCCCCTGAGTGGCATATAATAGGATATTCTTATGGATAATGGAGTTCTTCTCATAGGGTGTCTCTGGAGTGTTAGTAATGACATCCATGCCAGGCAAGATCTGAGATAGGAAGTAGCTATTTCTACATTGTAGATTAAACATTCTATCTGGAGACCTCATGTTTATCCCTATAAGGTGTTAACCAGGATCGTCTTCTCCATAAAAGACCTGACTTTATCTATGAATGTTAGTATATCATTCATCTTAGCGTTACGTTCAAGGACTTTTGAATAGACCTCTAGATTACAATCGAGGTATATCTTAAGATTAGATTTGAAGGATATCTCCAAGTAAACACTATAATCAAAGGTGGCTTTGATTATAAGCCTGAACCCAGGGAATACTATCACAGAACATGAAGGAGTGAGCTCCTTTATTTCACAATCATCATATTTCCTTAACACTCTATTAGTAATTTCATGTATCAAGCTACTTACCTTCTAATTTCTCTAATAGCCAGATATCCACAATATGCTCTGTAGAGCTCACTTGGGTTGATGTCCTTAAAGACACTAGCTGCTAGAGAGAGGATCTTATTCTTATTATCAATAGAAACACCCATGGACTCTAGCTCCTCAAAGTAGTCCCATATCTTCTTTTGATCTTCAATATTACCAAAGGCTCCTTTCACTATCCTCTTGATCTTCTTATCCACTCTATTAACCAGCTCTTTGGTAGCCTCCTCCAACAATTCCTCTCTAACAAAGTCCTCCACCTCTTTCAAGGTACTAAAGCTGGATCTATTATCAAGAGCCTTCTTGACAGCCTTGGAGATCACGGATCTTGGGATGGTGGATCTGGGAGATAAACCCCATGCTCTCTCCTTGATGTCATCACACTTGAGCTTAGCCATGTAAGTCTCTCTATCCTCTGAGCTATACCACTTTGCTACATACCCTTCCATACCATCCAAGCAGACATATTGCTTAGCTTCATATTCTAACCTGGCTATTTCTTTTAATGATAGTACTCCATGCCAGTATAGCTCCACTGGTCTGAGACCATAGCTCTCTAGTAGCTTTATTTTTCTATTGTATTCTATCCACTCCATGGTCCTCAGATCACACACCTCAAAGAACTTGATGTCTATGGGAGTGGAGTACCTGATAAACTCACCTGGGTTCCTGTATCCATAAAGCTCACCAAATGGGGAATAATCATCCTTACATAGCTTGGCTATCTGATCCATGTATCCAGTGTCACTAATGAGCTCACTCCATCTCCTACCCTCGTATCCTGGACGATCATAACGCTCTACAAACCTGGTTTTACCCATTAGAGTACCATCAGGGAACATCCAGAACCCCAGGTTGGTGCCATCGTACTTAGCCTCTAGATAACACTCCTTGTCTCTAACTCTGGATACCTCTGAGTAACGTATCTTAGGATATCCCTTGATCACCAATGGCTTACTATCAAAGTATGAGAATATAGTTCCTAGTAGGCTATTTCTCTTGTAATATATGATACCTCTCCACTTATGACCATTGATAGAATGGGAGAATCTCTTATAATCCCCAGATCCTAAGTGTAGTCTCTGAGCTATTATTGAGATAGCCTTTGGTAATGACTTATTCTTCATACCCTCTCTTATATCATAAAGGATCTCACGAGGTATCATAGAACTTCACCTTAAAGGGAAGAGATGACTATCTTCTTTTTAACCTCCTCTGGTGAAACATCATAACACTCTACACAGCTTGATATTATACTATGAAGACTAATCCCCTGCTCCAAGAGGAGAGGAACACTACAATCAAAGCAGATACAAGCTGAGATATCTCTACATATGGATGCTATGTGCCTGGTACATCTGAACTCCTTACCACATCTTAGACATCTTGTCTTCGTTGTCTCTACTTCAGATGTCATTAGCCACTAGCCAGCTATCGATGTTGATCACTATAGTGTATCCACAGTTCTTACAAGTCAGGACCAGCTGAGCGTAATTAGTGATGGGATCAGGCACTGATCCGAGAGATGGGAAGGGGTAGGAAATGGTTGATGAATAGAGAGATCCAATATCATGCTTGGTGTTCTTCCTCTCCTCTAGTAGTTTATTAGCATACTTCTCAAACGAGACAATATCTGATTTCTCTGACTTACGTACCCACTTGACCAGTATATTTGAGCTTCCACAGTTCTTACATACAGGTATCAATTTAATGTCTTCCTCCTAAAGTAGCTCTGTTAGCAAGATCTTCTTTATTTCAATATCATCCAGGTTAAAACACTCTTCTATTTTAAGTATCCTCATCAGGTAAGAATAGCCTAGATTAAAATACTCTTTCCATGTTTTGAGTAAGACTAGTCTACATCTTAGACAGATACAAGAAGGACCAAACATTCTATATTGAGGACACTCTCCATTGCACACGAACTCAACACCACACTTGGAGCAGACTCTTATCAAGATCTAACACCTATAGCTCACAGACGATCAGTCCAGCTTTACGTGTCTTACACTTGGTATAGTCTATTTCATTACATACCCTAAGACCCTTTAGCCAGCATAGTCCACCAGATGCTTCAAACTCACAAACATGTTTAATATCCAAGCTAAAACCCTCTATGTGGATCTCATGATATGAAATGAGTTAAGTCTAAGGGATAGCAGGACCTCAGAGAGGACATTGTATATAGTGGTAGCCTCTTTCACATCCTTAAATAGCTCAGTCCATATCTCATTTCCCAGATCATCACATAGATAGATAATGTATCCAGACATTGAGCTCTCTAGCTTAAGCTTAGGCTTAACCCTCACTACTTTAGGCTTCTTCATCCACCTCATCTCTTAAATATTGCTATAAGGAATAAAGGATTAGGATCTTGTCTATTTCGCTCTTGTCCATCTCAAAGCATCTTTCTAACCTGTCTAGAATATCATTCAAGTCAGACTCAGAGAGCTTGGAGCTTCTATCTGAATATCTTGAAAGCTTATCTAGCTGCTTCATTAGACAGTCTGAGCAATAGCAAAATACCAGATCTCTCCCCTTCAGACTTTTGATCTTATGACATGATCTGGTACACTTGATGACTCTACCACAGTCTAAACATCTAACTATCATGATATAATCACAAAGTGTATACTATCAAAAAGATCATTGAGAACATATAACCTTATTCTCCCAAATATGATCACTCTATAAACTATAGATTATTAGTAGCTTAGAGATCTCCTCTTCACTTAGATTAAAACATTTCTTGGTGTACTCCTTACCAAAGAAATAGAAATTATCGCTATAATAAGGGAAGTTTTTTAGCCTACATTCTAAACAGATACACCTATTTTGAGGGGATAATGAGAAAGAAGGACATATTCCCTCACATTTGAACTCCTTACCACATCTAGCACAGATTACTTTAGTCAATCTATAAATCCTCTATCAATAATAGGCTCTTTACACTTTTTCTTAGAAAGACCAAAACAGCTCCTTAGTATAGGTTCTAAAATATCTGATTTGACACTTAAACACAAACACCTGTCTACGCTCCCTTCTAAAATTTCTCTAGGATGATAAGAGCTAGAAATCATAGGATCACAGAACCTGGTATATTCAAATACCTTATCCCAGTTGACATGTTTCATCTTATACAAGGTTATTCCCTACAAATAGCTGATAAAGAAGAGCTTCTTCATAGTATCAAGAGGGACATCATAGCAGGATGAGTATAAGTCTAGTATGCTATCCAGCTTCCCTATCATCCTATAGGGATCTATGTTCTTCTTGATCTCCTCTAACCTACATTTCAGACATATACAACCATAAGGTACCTCAGGTGACAAAGTACATCTCTTAGTACACTTAAAGATCTTACCACATCTGACACATCGAGAAGTGTAGATCATAAGAGATGTATCACCTGGAGCTTCTCTAGATCAGTCCTGGATAGATCGAAACACCTCATGATATCCTCTACCTCTATTGGAGAATATGTCCTAGGGATAAAAATATATCCTTCTTTTGGAGAGTTCAATATCTTGATCTGACATTCCATGCATAGACAATATTCAACTGGATCAAGCTTAGATTGACAATACTTAGTACACTCAAATGATTTACCACAGTTCCAACATATCATTTGTTATCCCATTTATAATGTTTCTATGACCTTTAGCTTCTTTAGCTCCTCTCTACTTAAATTAAAGCATCGTCTGATATATTCATCATCAGCTCCTAGTCCTCCATATAGCTCTAGAATTTCTCCTACTACATTCTTTTGTAAACGTATCTGACATTTAAGACATAAACAAGTTTCTCTAAAGGGGAGTAAGTGACTACAAAAACGAGTACACTCAAATTCTATTCCACAGCTAGCACACTTCATCCTCTTCATGTGTTTACCTCATAGCGTGTCTATCAATATCCTCTTCTTTACTTCTTCTTCAGGTATGTTATAACAGCTAACACATCCTTTAATAAAAAAGCTATATTCCAAAAATGAAGGTGTTTTACCTCTTTGTAATGCCCATGCCTTAGATCTAAGCTCAAGATAATCTTCTATTCTACAATCTAGACATATACAAACAGTTTCAAGTTCAGAGTTCTCTGGTAAGAATGTGAATGGTTTATGAGTACAATCTTTAGTACATTTGAATGTTTTACCACATCTAAAGCATTTAGTGTCTTTCATTAGATATAGTCCTCTAAATAAGACACATAATATATCTCTTCTTTAGCTCTTCTACACTAAGATCATAGCATGTGGAATAGATCTCTAGAATATCCTTTAGAAGGACTGAGAATCGTTCTATTTCACAGTTGACTAAGAACTTGATCCTACAGTCCAGACAAGAGCAAAGAGTGGATGTGTAGGGACTGATCCTCTGGCATTTACCACTACAAGTGAACTGCCTACCACAATGAGCACATGTCATGGTCCTCAAGACTAGAGATCCTCTATCATTTCTACTACTTTCATGTCCTCCAGGAACTTCTCATTAGAAGGTAGACTATCCAGCTTGTACCTCTTGACCAGGACACATGGATAATACCCATGGACAGGAGATCTATGATCATAATATCTGCTCTTGACAGGTAAACGCTGAAACCCTTTCCACACTTCAAGCTCATTGGTATCTAGATTAATTATATAAGCCCACTCACAGAATAAGCTGTCTCTAATGAAAGAGGCATTATCGATCATATACCTTAGTCCATCCTTCACCCATGGTCTCAGGCTACCTTGAGCCTGACGTAGGAGACAGTACCAGTCATTAGAGGATCTAGTAGACACTGAGAGATCCAGATACCTCTTACACTCCTCTATTTGCTCATCAGTAGCTTTTGATGACTCAGATACCAGGATTATCCTGTCAAATGTTTCATTGAGCTGCTCTATAGTGTATTCTCTCAGCTCCTCCAGTAGATCTAGCCCTAACCCCTCTGGGTAACTATCCCAGTGGTTGTATGTAGCCTTGGTTATCCCATTCTTATAGAATCCATATAATCCTCTGGTACCCATTTCTAAATACACCTCTTATTAATCTATTATCAGGATATAACGATAGTATCGGCATTTAGTGATATTAAACTTAACCTAACTTAACCTAGCGAAGCCGAGCCTAACGGAACAAAGCTTAACTAATCTCACTATGATCGTTTAAATATCCTCTATCACAAAGCTCTTAAGAGATTGCTCATACTTATCTTTCTTATCTGTGTAATCAGAATAGCTCTCGATAATCCTAAAGATACTAAGGAGAACAAGGGGTAACAAAGCTAAAGATTCTAGTACCCCTATCAACAAGAGGGATAGTAGAACTATAAGAGAGCTAGATCCTATAATAGAATGACAAATAGCAGTCTTAGAGTACATCCTCTTATAAGCCAACATCACCTTCCTGTTTTTCTCTATCTCCTGGATCTTGCTCTTTCTCATCAGATCCTCTAGATCACTTAGAGAAGATGTTATGGATGGTCCAACCCAGATGAAGGATCCTCTCCAGGTATAACTTAGAGGGTGTTTAGGTTTGTATTTTATACCTGTGTGTTTCATTGCTAAGATCACTATATCTCTTTTAGCTACTATCTCTTTTTTAAAATCTCATGATCATTACATTTAAGACCTAACATCATATAGGGATTTAGAGATAGGGATTAATCTTGGATCATGGAGGGAGAAGGATAATCTCTCTACACATTCTTCTTTCTTTAGGAGGAAAGAGGTGATAATATGTGTATCCATACTCGGTGGTAGGACACACCTATTAGGCTTATAGGTGTATTTTGTACAATAATATATTGTATCTTTAGTGTTCATCTCTAGAGTATTTCCATTACATATTCTTTAGTTAGCTTTATTCTATATTCACACTTAGATGGATCTTCTATACATCCAAACCCTTCTCTCTTAGTACACCTGTGAAGCTCTGGAATATAATAGGGACAAGAGTAACAACAGATCTCATGGTTTCCTATCTTAGGACAAATATGGGTATAATGATCAAAACATAAGTAGATATTGGACTTCACTTGTTTTACTTCCTAGTAGTAAGACCCTAGTCTCGTTAGTCATCTAGAAACTCTACTTTAAACCTACCAAACTCTGGTCTTCTATCTCCAATACCGATATACTTTCCTGCATACACTATGATTTTCTTTAGGTCTTTCATTGGTAATACTGTCTCATCTAAGCTAATTAGATTAAACTCAGCTGACCAATCATCAAATCTAGGTCTAGTTCTCATGATCCTAGCTTGTTGTACTCTTTCCCATCTTCTATCTAGAGTGTATTTTTGAGGATTTATTGGTATCTCTTTTGGATCTATTACTACGAATCCTTTAACGAAATCCTTGTATGTCTTGTTACCTTTCCCTCCTACCTTAAAGTTAGTAGAAGCTTTGATCATAGCACTCTTGATGTGTATGGATGGAATATAGTATCCATTGTCGTTCTTGTAGACATAGTACTCAGCTTCCTTAGTATATGCTTTCTCATCAGTAGCATCTTTCTGTAGTATTTTAATCAAGTTACTTAGCTCTTTATTCTCTTTCTTGTCTATGGGTCTTCTATGTTGTAGATATGGTCTTAGTCCTATTATTCTACATCTTATTTGGTATATCAAATCTGACTCCATAATATCACCTCCAATTATCATAGCTCAAATTATGTCTAAGAACATCTTATCCTAGCTTAACCGAACCCAACGTAGCTAAGCCAAACTAATCACAGCCTAACCCATCATATCTTATCAAATCAGAGCTTATGAATGTAACGTTAATTACAATTTAGCCTATTTAACTTATCTCAGCTCAACTAAGCACAACCGAGCTTAACCCAGCTTAACATATCAAAGCCCATGAACATGATATATTATTCTAGTTATCTAAGATTAGCATAACCTGGCTAAGCACAACCAAGCAGATCTCATCGGATCATATCATAGCTTATCCTATGAACATGATGTATCCTTCTTCAGGAGCTCCAGCTGTCTCTTATACGTTTCCTTTCTCTTCTCCTCTAACACCTTGTTAAAGTCTCTAATAGCAGTCTCCAGATCCTCAAACCTGAAGGGAGGATAAAACAGGATAGGATCATTGTTTACTCTCACATCACCAAACCTAACCTGGAATGTGATAGCTAGTAGACCTATGTCTGGTAACCATGCATCGGGGTGTCTAAGTTCTGCATATCTGTCTATTAGCTTGAAACATGGACACCACATAGATCCAATGGTCTCAAACATGGCTCCAGCTGCTCTGTGATTATGGAACTCATAGCTGAAGTCATACTTTGGTGTTTTACCTAAGCTATACTCTATCAGGTTGAACTTGATCTGTCTCTCATTAGCACTTGATAAGTATACAAAAGCTCCAGATGTACCATGTCTGAACCTCAGTGTCTTACCAAAGTATGATCTGATAAACTGAGTTCCTACCAGTATCTTCTTGTTGGGATGAAGTATCTTTAGATCCTTAGCTAGCAAATCCTCAAACCTGATCTCTTTCATCCCATGATATCTATGAGCATAGAGAATTAGAACCTCTTTAGTGTTCTCACCTATCCACTCACTTATGAGCTCAGCTCCCATCATGGATTGCTTTTCATAGTCTGGTAACCAGATATCCTCACAGAAATCGAGCCTGTTCTGTCCCTCTCCTACTTCTCCACCTATAACTAGGATATCAGGGTAGGTCCCTGGAACCCCAACAGCTGTCTTAGCTTTTTCCCATGCTTCGTTCCTCAGCCATCTTTGAAATCTATTCTGTTCATTTCCTCTGGTGATCATTCCGAATATAGATCCCACTCCTAAGTGTCCTAATAAAACAATTTTAAAGTCATTCATAATTATCACCTCCACTTTAGCTTTGTAAATCCTACAGTTCCCTGGACAAATTAGTATCTAAGTGTTTCAGGCTCTTGGAAGGATCAATGGTATCCTGCTTTGCTATCTCCTCAAGTATGGCTTGAGAAAGATCCTTAGCATACTCTATTGGGATGTTTATTCCCTTCCTGGTAAACCCAGTGTACTTAGGAGTTTCTATGTATGTCCTAACATCAAGTACTTCTCTATTCCTAAACCTGGTCTTCTGTACTACAATCTTCCTAGAGTCACTTACTCTTATCTCTCTCATACACACACCTCCTCATTCAATGATCTCAAATCTATATTCAACATCACAGTCTAGAAACATCCTACCAAAACATCGTTTCTTTATAGTCTCACAATAGTCTGGGTTTATCTCTATACCAATACAGCTCCGCTTAAGGTCCTGAGCAGCTTTCATTGTTGTTCCAGATCCCATAAATGGATCTAAGACTACATCACCTTCAAACGTAAATAGGTTAATACATCTCCTGGGTAGTGACTCTGGGAAGGTAGCTGGAGTCAAGCGTATCTTATCTGTTCCTAGTCTCCATATCCCAGAAACTCCCTCAAGAAACTCCTCCTTAGCTATTGTGCTCTTGCCTTTATTGATCCTTTTCCATTGATCCTTATAGAGGATAAGAATAGCCTCATAGGGAGAGTTGATACATGGAGCAGATGCACTTAACCAGCTACCCCAAGCTGTGTATTTACTTCTAGTTCTCTCTTCCCATATCACCAATGCATGGTGTTTAAAGCCTATTTTCTTAGATAGACAGTGAAGATCTAGAGCTGGACTTGATCTTGCTTTACTAGAGCCAAAGCTGATGTAGTGATCTAGGCAGGCTCTTCCATCTGGCTTAAGGACCCTGTAGATCTCTCTCATCCATCTCTCACACCACTTGTAGTACTCATCCCAGTCTAGATTATCCTTGTAAACACCATAGTCTACACCTACGTTGTATGGTGGACTAGTAACTACCAGATTTATAGAGTTATCATCGATCTTTGAGAGAGCTTCTAAGCAGTCTCCCTGTATTAGGTGGTAGAATAGATTCAAGTTCCTCACTCTGATGGAGCTCTATTGGAAATGTCTGGTACTTCATCTATAGAGTAGAAGATCCTCAATCCAAGTTCCTTAGCTCTCTCTAGTTCCTTATCTGCTCCTCTGCTTGGAGCAAGATAGAGAAGAGCTTCAGCCCATAGCTCCAGAAATGTCATGTCATACTCATACCACCATTTCCCATAGTCTCTAGGACATGATGGATGAACATGAATATAGTGTGTTAGATGTGGTACGAATGGGTGGTGTCCCTTCTCTATCAGTACTATTCCAGCTTCTATGGCTCTATGGACATTCTTAGCAGCTACCTGAACTGCCTCATGTTTGTCCTTTGCTCTAACTGGACTATATGGACCTGCTATGTAGATTCTCATACAACATCATCCTGCTTCTTAGCTAAGATGAAATCCTGGTGATAACCACTTTCTGGTATCAAGACCTCATTCACAACTTCAAACCCTAGGGTGTTAAGTAGACAACCAAATAGATCCCTACTGACTGTTGTCCAGTTCCCAATTGGTGTCTTCACCTCTTCTTCTCTAAATATTGTTAAGAGTACCTCACCATTAACCTTGAGCACTCTGTTGAACTCTCCTAGCATAAATGCCATCTGATGTACATCAAAGTGTGTAAACACTGAGTATGAAATGATATGATCAAAATACTCTGGTAGAAATGGTAGCTCCCATGAGCTTAGCTTCATGATTATAGCTTCTGGATGTTTGGATCTGAATATCTCTAGATATTTCTCATTAATATCTACCCCTATGTAGCTACTGGGCTTAGCAATAGCCTCATAGACTCTCCCTACTCCACATCCATGATCTAGTATCCTACCAGACAAATCCTCAGGATGCAGCTCTCTTATCCATCCTCCAAGCCTTGATGCATCTAGAGGTCCAACTAAGCTTGGATCAGCACTCTCCCAGTATCGCCTCTGCTTGTCTAAAGTACTAAAATCTGTTACAGGGTTCTTCAACACTCCTCAGCCTCTAACATTGATTTAAGATAAGTATCCATGTTCAATCACTTTCCCCTCATACTCTTCATATCTTGATAACCCTTACTCTCATAGCCAATCAACTAAGGATCACCTCTGTTAGATGTCATTCTGTCATAGAGGACTTTGAGCTTTTTACTAGCTATCTCATGGAACTCATCTGCTGAGATCCCTATTGATTCTAGCAGTAGAACAAGATATACTATAACATCAAATGCCTCTTCCCCTATGTCCTCAGTAGTAACTGTCTCTAGGTTAGTGCCACCACCAAATAGCTTCTTTAGCTTATTACAGAGCTCCCCTGTCTCACCAGCTAGAGCTACAGCAAAGAACATAGGTCCCTTTCTAAATCTCCAGTATGGATAATAGATGTCATTGAACTTCACTATCTCATGCCATGTCTTCTTCATTCTAGATCACCAGTAGCTTAGTGACTGTTGTTGAAGCTCTTAGCTATAGAATTTATGATGCTCTGGAAGAACCCACTGATGAACCCCAGAAACGATCCAAGTTCCCACATCTCACATTTTACTCCAGTGAGACCAGTCCAGACTCTCATCACACCTTGTCCCAGTGGTGTAAGTCCTACCAGCCATCCAACAAAAGCTCCTAATGCAGTTGAGGCTATGGATAGCAGAAGAATACCTCCAATAGCTACCAAGCCAATCAATACTGCTGTTCCTTCATCAGTCAATTTAAACCACCTCTATTATCTTTCTAAAGGATACAAATTCTAGCTCTGAATCAATCCCTTGTTCCTTGATCTCAGGATGTTCAACCAACTCATATACCTCTTCTTTTCTTTAGATAAGGGATAGTGGGAGGATATCCAACAAATAACTCTTACATTAATTGATCTTCTAAATCTCATCAGCTATTATCCTTCTCTTAAGTCTTTGATACTCTGGATCATTTAAGATAACCTCAAGTAATCTATGCTTATAATTTAGTTCCTTAGTCAAGGCTTCTATCTCATCATTTAAGGACTCTATTGTCAATGAGAGCTCAGAAATTTCATTATACAGATTATTATAACATTCCCTACACACGATGTCCTCAGGTGATATCTTACTCCTACATTCTCCACAATAGACTGAAACTACTATCTCTCCTTCACCCATCTATTTCTCCCATCCTTAGTATTCTTAGTATTGTCTCTTTACCAAGTAATCCCACACAGCCAGTGTAGCTGCACAGGCTACATTGAGACATCTGACCTTGTTCCTCATGGGTAGCTCTATTATATCATCTGAGATAGATATGATCTCATCTGGTATATTGCCATCCTCTGGACCTACTACTATAGTTGGATCTGTCTTCCATTGAAAGGATGAGATGTTATGTGCTCTGGGATGTAGCTCCATGGACACTAGGTACTCATTGTTGGTATAATCTATAAAATCATCAACAGAATCCAGGATATTGATGATATTCCATGGCTCTTTGTTAGAGAACATCTTACGTTCCATCTTCGATCTGATTGAAACTCTTGGAGACACAATGATGAACTCTTCTGCTCCAACACCATCAGCTAATCTTAGAACACTGTAGACATTACCATATCGCTTAGGAGATATCATACAAATCTTCATTCTACTCATCAACTTCAAACTTGTATTCTACCTCATGATCCAGGAACTGTCTACCAAAACATCTCTCTTTGACAATCATACAGTACTTAGGATCTATTTCGATCCCAATACAAGACCTGCTCAGATCTTGACAAACCTTCATAGTGGTACCACCACCAAGAAATGGATCAAGCACAGTATCACCTTCATCGGTTAGCAGTTCTATGATCTTCTTTACAAATCCTTCATGTTGACCCCACTTGTGGTATCTCTTATCCTTTCTTTCTGACTCATGGACATTACACATCCATTCTGTCCTGTAGGGTTTACCATTAGTGAAAGCAAGGACAGGCTTTGATCTAATCATTAGCTTCTTGTACCACACTCTGGGGTTACCTCCTCTATGCAAGATCTCGTATAACCAGAACCAGTCTAGGTGTGGAGTCATTAGCTCAAGGACATCTGGTAAGAACTGAGCTCCACAATAAGCAAACAGGTATCGTCCATTCTTGAGGAGCCTTTTCCCTTCTCTGGCTAGAGGCTCATATAAGCAGATTCCTTCCTTTGTATAAGGTGGATCTGTGATTATTAGATCGATACTCTGGTCTTTCAGCTTGGGTAAGATCTTACAAGCGTCTCCCTGAACTAGCCAGTAAAGGTTCTTCACTTTCTTTTACCCCAGATTACCACTATTGATCTGTAAGAGCCCATCTCCCTTCAGAGCACTCTATGTAGATCTCTTTATTCTCTAGCTCTTTTAGCATCTTAAGAGCTAGATCCCTCTTGGTCTTCTTAGATATTCCCAGGACTATGTTACCATCACAATCCATGGAGACATATTCTAGCTTACCATACACTGAGATAGTGTTCATCATAACACATCCACCACTCCTAGGGTCATAATCACGTCATTTAGCTTCTTATATAAGGTTATCTTGGTTCTGATATCAGTGTCTCTGCTCCATATTCGATTAGCTATCCTCTCGTATATCTCCTTGATAGTGAAAGGCTTACCAATGTAGTATCTGTGTAGTAGCCCATCAGTGTAGACCTTAGGTAGGTTTCTTGTTAAAAGCTCATGTAAGGTGTCATAATAATCCACGTAGCTATAGTCATCTAGCTTCTCCAGCCATTGCTTGTATCTTTTAGAGACATTGTAGATTTCAGCTATCTCTTGGTCTAGATCCTCTATGCTTAGGGTCTTGCTATGCCTACGATAAATGTTGGATACCTTGGTACCAGCTAGGATAGCTATTCCCCTCTTAAGCTGAAGTACGGCATCACATCTTAAGGCTATGGTCCCATCAACACTGTTGGAGACCATTACTCCTAAAGAGCCATCTGTCAAGATACAGTAAAGCCTCCATCCATAGGAAAAGAACATTAGATCTAAGTTCCTGGCTATGGATATCTCCTGAGCTATTTTTAGAACTTCCTCATTCGGTATTAGCTTGTAGTATCTACCCAGAATAGCACACAATGTACCATCCTTGATGATAGCCTTGTACCTGGTATCACTACCCCTGTAGGTCAATAGCTTCTCCTGGTACCCATATTTCCTGCTTATGGTCTTCTCAACATCAAACTCTACTAGTAGCTTCTCTCTACTCATAATACCACCTTTGACTATAACTCCTTGAGCAATACATCCCCCTCTGAGATTCTATAAGGACATACTTTGTAATTTAAAAGACAGGTCTCACTATCACATTTAGTCCTTCTAGGACAGAAATAACAACAATACCTCAAGCCTTTATAGCATTCTTTACAATAGATCTTCTTAGACATCACAATGTCTCTATCAATAGCTCTTTTAAGGTTATTAGATCCTCACAGGTCCTGAAGTCCTTGTCTTCCCCAGAATAGATGTCACATTTCTCTTGTGACATGCACTCATCAAACATTTCACAATAATAGCAACATAAGTGATCATTTCTCTCATGACATAAGTACTTACAATAGATCTTGGACATCAGAGAACCTCCAGAAGGAGGTCAGCTTCTGATCTTAGAAGAGGACACTCAAACTCCTGATCATATGATATTTCTGGGCATAGACTGTCACAGTCTGTCTTATATTTACAATAGAAGCAACATATGTAACCCATGTTATGTTCTTTATTCTCACATCTAAATTTACAATATAATACATCATCTACAGATTCTCTAATACTAGATCCTTTAGTGTTACTAAGTCTGGACAAGTCATCAGCTCCTCAGCTGTTTCATTATCGGCTCTAGAACAGGAATGAGAACACTCTGGTAGCTTACTACAGAATCCACAACATATATGAGAGCTAGTCACAGGACAAATGGATCTACAGTAAATAGGTTTATTGATGTCTTTACCAGACCTCATTTAAGCTGAACCACATATGGGAAGTATTCTGGTATAGCTTCAGGGTTTCCATCTCTGGTAACCACCCATATTACTGTTAACCCAGATGGAACCTCATCTGGATCAGGGAAGTCCCCATAACAATCAGTGAAATAGACTAGGATCTTGGTGTCCTTCTTTTCCTCTCTCAGGTATTTGAACACAGGTCTGAATGATGTACCTCCTCCACCCACTAGCTTGGATGCTCTTAGATCATATTCATTAGACACCTTGTTGACCTGGTATAGCTGGGTATCACATGACATCAATGTTATTTCCACTCTCTCAAAGCTTCTTAGTAGTCCTAGTATCTCTCCCATGAACTCCCTTAGATCATCCTCATTTATTGAGCCTGATGTGTCTACACATATCATCACCTCTATCATCTCCTTCAAGAGAGATGGGAAGTAGTGTCCTGACACTATAGACTTCCTGGAGCATCTACGATAGGTGAAGTTATAGGGAATAGATCTGCTAACATACTGTGATAGTAGCTCCTTCCAGGATATCTGAGGTTGAGAGAACTCATCCACTAGTCTTTCTAACCCAGCTGGTAGGTTGCCTGCGTTCTTGGCATAGTTATAAGCATCAGACATTATCTTTCTCCAATTAGGAGACTTGGAGGTGTCCTCATCCAGGATCTCCTTGGGTATTCCTAGCTTCTTTAGATCATCACTTGATGCACCTGACTTAGCAGCTTCCTTGGCTCTTTCTAGCTCATCTCTGGTTATATGTTTGTCAAAGCTACCAAATCTCCTACATGCCTTGTTACCAAACCCTCTCCCTGGGATACCCATACCCTTGGCTAGAGGACACTTGCTACAGTCTCCATCACAAAGCTCAGGATCTGGTAGCTGATCATATATCTGCTCCCATGCCATGTTCTGATACTTGTGATCTAGCAATACTCCCTTAGGTAAGGAGAAGTCCTCTTCTACTATGAGGTTAACTGCATAATCCATAGCCATGTTGGCTTTGATGATGTTTCTGGTTCCTCTTCTTTCCAGATGTAGCAAAGCTACATGAAGCACCTCATGAACTAGTACACCTTTTAGCTCTTCCAGGGTCAGGTTCTCTATGTACTCTCTGTTGTAATATACAGTTCCATAAGGGGTAACCGCACATGTGGGTATCTCTCTGGGATCTGCTTCTTTAAAGTTAAGGTTCATCACCAGAGTACCATAGAATGGAGCTTTGGATATCATTTGGACTCTAGCTTTGATTATCTTGTCTTCTACACTCATTCCAGTCATGCTAGTCATCATCCTCTCTTAATAGGTACTTGGATATGGTTGAGCATATCCTATCAAACTCTGGTATTTTAATGATGTTCTCCTTGAAGTAAGACTCATCTGAGAGCTTTATTAGCTTGAGTAGGAATGTCCTAAACTCCATGCTCAGTCTCTCACTGAATATCAGTATGCTCCTGAGTATAGGAAGACCCTGATCCTTGTCATCCTTATGATATGACAGGTACTCCACTAAGTTAGTACATAATGTGTACAGCAGATCGTTCTCCTTTGGTAGCATTGTCCCCTTGGGATCTTTGATGTATTTCTCTGTGGGAGGTAACGTTCTCCTAGCTTGGAGGTATGCCCTGAACTGCTTAGCTACATAGCTACCAACTGCACCTGAGAGGTATAGCTCCACTAGATCCTCATCCTCCACCCCTTTAATAAGCCTAGAAGCTTTGACCCAGCTTCTAGGTGTAGCAAAAGCCTTCTCTTTAGACTTGGGGTTAAAGGTGTATATAGCTGATCTCGTGGTTTGTAGGAACCCTATAATACGATAGTCCACTCCGTTACGAGCTGCATACTCTGTCCATTTCTCTACTGATGGCATCTTTAGCTCATACCATAGGAACCTGTCGTTCAATGGAGCTGGGAACTCGAATGTGGTAGCTCCATCCAGTGATCCTCTATTACCAGCTCCTATAACCACCCATCCCTCTGGTAGGTGATAATCTCCCAGAGCTCTATCGTTAATGAGTTCATACATTGCGTATTGTACTAGAGGAGGAGCTAGGTTAAACTCATCTACGAATATGATACCATTGCCTTTCCTTGGGAACCAGGATGGAGGATTCCATCTAGTGATGTAGTCTATGATCCTATACTCAGAATCGTGGTTGTTCGATAGGAACACGTCTAGAGCCTTGACAGGTAAGATATCGAGGTTATCGTTCTTCTCTATTAGAGCATAGTTCTCTGGTAACCCCAGGATCTCACCAGCATCCTTCTGAGCTAGTCTAATATCCACTAAACAGAACCTATCTGGATACTGGTTGGGAGACTTGGTTTCTATGAACTCTAGACCTCTTTCTTGAGCTATCTCCTTAGCTGCTCTTCTAACACTTTCTGATTTTCCTATCCCTATAGCTCCCTGTACAAACAGCGATTCCTTAGTCTCATACACTCTCTTGACTATCTTAACTAGCTGGTTGTGGGTTATGGAGTAGATATTTCCTGATCTAATACTACCTCTTGGCATTCTATCACTTCTCTATGTTTTTTATTTGTTACTTAATAATTAAGTAACTATAATTCATCTAATAATCTAAATATTACCTAACCGTAAATGCTATTCCATGTTTCTTTGTAGATTTCTCTATTAAACTTAGGAGGAGTATTAATTACTCTAATATTCTTTTCTTCACATAAAGTGAGTAGATCGTTTAAGGATTCATAGACATCCTTAGCTTCCTCATATGAGTATTCAGCATTGCATAGATCTTCTATAAAATACCTTAAATCTAGAGTATTATCATCTACTACAAAGACTTGATCCCCTCTAAATAGAACTATCTTGTAGAATCCTTCATCTAATATTTGCCATATCATAAAAGATCACATCATATATCCTATTAAATTCATAGCTCTATTGAAACTCTAATTGATCTTAACCTATTGGCTAGATATCTTAAGTTCCTATTGTCTAGATTAGAAAAAACCTTGATATCCTCAAAGATCTTAAGGATATCTTTAGGGGTCACTGGAGATCCTGAGCCATGTCTGGGATACTTATGGCTAAGTCCAGTGACTAGATCTTTGAGGAGAAAGATCTCTAGTATAAGATCTCCTAGATCATCTGAAATAGCACAGATTAGAGTACCTACACCATTTGTTAGATCCCTTAATATTACTTCTAAGCTTGATGAATCAGTGTTAAGAATAGAGACTACCTCATCTTCTATTAGAGAGAAGATAGGAGTAAGTATTTTCCATCTAGCCTTGAAGTCTGTTGATCTAAAGAAATAAGGGTCAATAGCTTTGGAATACACTCCATCCTCTCCTCTTATGAACAGACCAAGGATCCTACAACAGAAAGTCCCTCTCTTGGTTAGAAGTGAGATACAATACTTGGACTTGAACATCACTATTTCCTTTTTATATTTCATCTATTACCCTTACAGATCTTAGCTTGTTAGATATTGTGGATATATCTCTGTCCTTCATCAGAGAGAATATCCTCAATGACTCTAGTGTCATCAACACACTTCTAACTCTTTCATGTTCCTTTTTAGATGGAGCATAGAAAGACTTGATGATCTTATCCTTGAACTTATAATATTCCTCCAACATCTCTCCTATTTCGTTACTGATAGGACATATAGCTATGCTGTCACTGATCATTATTGCATCCTCCAGCTTGTCCTTTGTTACCCCTCTCTCCTCCAGGATAAATAATATCTCTCTTTCCAGGAACTGTAATACCTCACTAACCACAGTCCAAACACCAGATAGGATCTTTCTCTTGATGACAGCAGAAGAGACACATTCTGAGAATACTTTGTTAGATCTTTTGTAGAGGCGTTCTATGCTCCTCGGTGTACCCCCAATAAGCTTGACATATATCATATAACTAGAAGAGAACAAGCCAGAGACACCTCTGCTATAGAGACATTATCACTAATTCCTTCTCTAGATCCTTTTCTGAGAGGTATTGACATCCTATCCTTGATCTCCTCTTATTCAGGATCTCCAGAATGTCTCTCATATGCTTATCAGAAGCATAGAGAACATTATGGAGATATGTCCATCTATCTAGTAGGTAGCACTTAGCACATAAGCAGGTGTCATCCCTAGACCCTTCTCTTGACAAGTGTTCCTGGAACACACAACCCTTGGTGTCACCTCTACAAGTGAACTTTCTACCACATTTTCTACAGATCATGAGTAAGACCTCGATGTGAACTTCTAGATCTCATTAGCTATCCTCTCTTTGTACTTAATATAGCTGTCCCACAAGTGGTCTAACAAAAGAGCTACAAGAACCCCAATGCTCAGGTAGAAGCTACACCTGAAGAACATGATCTCAGAGGATGTTAACACCCTAACTATTGAAGGGTCTAGAAAGCTGATTATTCCCATTACACCAGATGCTAGTAAGGCAGAGATGAACAAGAGCACTAGATAGGATGCCACTTTACCCAGAGACTCCCTTCTCTTTCTAAGGAAACCAGATGGATATGTAATGAAGATATAGTGGATGAACCCTATAAGAGTGCTCTTAGATATCATATCTCATTCACCACCTTGGACTTAAAATCTTTATACTCATCCCATTTCTTTCTTAGATAGATGTATGGATACAGTATTAGAGAGATCAGAGATATAATACACAGATAGCTAAAACATCTGTCTCCTATATCATGTGATGATATCACCAGGATCCCCAGGAAAGCCAGGAACAACTGGAGTGTTATTGACAGTCTTATAATAACATAAGACATGATCTTGTTATCCAGTAAGGCAGAGACCTTGTGCTTGAGGGAGTATAATATTTCTCTACTTAGGAACAATATGAACTCTGCTACTGTCTTAAGCATCATAGAGAATCTCTCACTCTAAGCTTGAACCTGTTATAGTCTATCCATTGTATTCTGAGGTAGACATACCAGAAGTAAGCTATAGATGCTAACAATATCCATCTGGAGATAGTAGAGAATATGGATGAGAATGAAGGATCGTAGCTGGCATAAAGCCCTGAGCCCAGGGATAGAAAAAGGATAATGATGTAAGATATTAGGACTCTGATCAGACTATCATCAGTGCTTACATTTATCCCCTTGAGATCATTGACATGTTTAAAGTGATAAGGCTCTGATGGTCTGATTAATAGGGTTAGTCCTAGTAGAAACATGGATATTGAGCAATTAGCTAACCCTTCTCCTAGATGACCTGATGTTATCAGGTCTATCAGGTTGCTAGCTAGGATACCAAGTATGACTAGATAAGCAAATAGTAAAGATAGCTCTAACATTAGACACCAGTAGTTTCCATCTCTAATCTCTTTTCTAGATCTCCTGATATATCTTGATAAATGTCCAAGTGTTCTGTCCTTGCTCTTGGATATTACATACTCTAAGAATAAGATGATAGTCATGTTTCTCACTCTATAGATCCAGAGACAATGGATGTCCCTTCCTCATTAGAGTGTACTCATCCCACTTCTCTAGGATGTACAAGAGAGCTATCCCTATCAAGGTGAAGACCAGAATAGCTCTGGATATGTTTATGATAGTTGAGGATAAGAACATGCTAACTAAGTCTGGATATATTATAGATATCAGCCCTATGGCTGAAACACCTATAACAAAGCTAAGAAGGGTGTCCACAATGAGAACCAAAGGATCAGATAGGAAATAGCTGCTCCATATCTTAAGCATCCTCCTCTTTATCCTAAAGAGATCGAGACATACGAACTTTAGAAATTCTAAGATAGTGATCATGTTTATCATAATATTAGATCACTTCACTATAGTATAGAAGCAAGTAGCTTTCTCCTGATATGATCTGGATCTATGTTATTAAAGCAGGACACTAGAGCTTTAAGAAAGTAATTAAAGCTCTTCTTGGGTTCAGGTGTCTTTCTAAAGTACTCACCTATTGTTCTTACCCTACATTCTAGACATTGACATTTAGTTGTTAAGTTACTAATCTTGGTAGGGTAACATCTTCTAGAACATTCAATTTCTTTACCACATATTATGCAGATTACTTTACCCATTTTATATCACAATATATGGACTAGAAATATTTTCTTAAGTTCATCTATCCTGACATCCTTGCCATAACAATTCTTAAGAAATTTAAGCGTAATCTTATATCCAGTTCTAGCAAAATAAGGGTATGAGTTATAGTAGCTTCTAATGGTTTCTAGAGCACAGTCCTGACAAAAACATATGGATCTTTCTTTACAAGACAAGAATCTTTTCCTGGTACACTTGAACTCTGCTCCACACCTGTAGCAGATCAAGCTATATCTCTCTCAATAGTACTATCTTCTCTATGTCTTCTATAGAATATTTGGTACCAGTACAAGGGTGATAAATATATCCTTTCTCTTTGATCAGGTTCTCTAGATATTCTATCCCAAATGATCGAAATAGCTGGTGTAGATGACACTCACCACACGTACAGAAGAGATCATGGGAGATAGGACAGAATAGAGATGCAAATGATCTGTCAGCTTTCACCACTCTTTCAGGATCTAAAATAGGGTCTTTCTTGTTAAAGTCAGGACCACCATTACAGCTAAATAGCTTACCACAGACAGCACACTTGGCTATGAACTTGGTCATGTCTAGAGTTCCTCTACTATGATGATTTTCTTTATGTCCTCTAGTGAGTATTCTTTCCCAGTGCAAGGTGATCTATAGTAGCCTCTCTTCATTAAAGACTTTAAGAACCCTATACCATAGTTATCAACTATGGCATAAAGATAACATCTATCACAGATACATTTCTTCCTCTTATTCCTGAAGTATATATCCCAAGAGCATTGTATCTCTTGTCCACATTCAGAGCATCTGACCATTGGTGGTTATCTTCCTAGGATAGACTTGATTATCAGGTATCTATTCTCAAAATCATCCTCTAGGATAATGTAGGGACTTGTGAGCTCAAACGTCTCATCTGAGATCCATTTCAAGGTACCCTCTAGGATTTTAATCTTAGAATCAGAATACAACAAGTCCTGAATAGTATCAGAGAGGATCACGTAGCTAAAACGCCATATGTCATCCCAAGAGCTGACTAAAGAGCTCTTAGAGATAACGTTAGATATACCATTGTACAGATGGTCACAAATAGTACAGTGTTCAGGTATCTCATCTGTCCTCTCATCACAGATACCACAGTAAGCTGACCACCAATGATACCCTAGATCATACATCTTCTCTTCTAGATCATCATAGCTCTGGATCTTGTTGGGTAAGGGTATTTCCTTGTACATAAGCTACTCTCCTTTACCTTCTAAGAATAACCACTCTAGCTCTGGATACTTACCTGATTCAGACATTTGAACTAGCCTAGTGTACGTGTTATACATCCAAGATACTGTGAGGGAGTCCAGGATATGTTGGATAATGATATCAGATAAGGATGGATCAATGCTCTTGTCTCTGAGCTTCCGAACTATGCTCAGAAGTCTATCGATGATCATGTCCTCTATCTCTTTAGGGATCTCTGTATCTACAAGGGTATCTATCTCTTCATCTAAAGACACATCCTTCAGCTTTACTACCTCCTATATCCTTAACATTATGTCTATCACCAAGTCCTGATATTGTTTGGGAAATAGCTCATATGAGCCTTTGCTTTCATGATAATCATTAATGGCTTGTATTATCTCCGAGGAGTTAGACAGTTCTGTAGCTAGCTTCTTACAAATCTTACAATCAGGGTATTTTAATTTCATAGTTAATCACTCTCTCTTAGTAGTATTCTCATTAAATACCTCAACTAGAGGATTGACATAGAAGTAGTCGTAGTCCCATACTTCTCGTTCCAGGTAATACTTACCACACTTCTTACATTTCATAATATAAGCTTCCATGCTTCCAAACAATTCCTGGTATTTTTCATATTCATTAATATCTAGCATTGATATGTCAAAGAAGAAGGAGAACTCCTTACTTCCACATGTACATTTGAGATCAACACCACGTCGTTTACCTGCTTTAACTTTAAAGGTTTTCCCTAGAACAGTGAACTGTTTAATTCTTTTAAGATAGCTCAACTTCATACCTTCTAATTGTCTAATCAGACTCTAGCTCTTCTATTACTATAGCTAAAATCTTAGTGGGAGTAGCATCCCACTATACACCTAGTGATCTATGATATCGCTCTTTCCAGTAGTCTATGTCTTCCCTGGAGCATGAAAGCTCATACTCTAAGTCTGCTATTCTAGACTCCAGATCAGCTATTAATTTATGTAGTCTATCAGTTTCACTGGCAAGCTGGTCTCTCTCATAGAGCAGCTCATTATAACATTCTAAGCAAATAGCCTTGTCGTTTAAGTGTAGTCCACAAGATATGCATCTAGCCATTTCTTTATATCTCCTCTATCTCTATGGCATTAGGATACCATGAGAAGAACTGTATCCTCCATCCATAGAATGTTATCCTGTATGTCTTTCCTACCTCTAGCTTAGCCCATCTGTCTGATGCATCAAATCTCCATAGTAGTAGCTCATCTACTATACAATAGACATTCCCATCAGTGTCAGAGAATAGATATATCTGCTTGTCTGATCCAGAAGCTTTAACCCATTTCTCCTTGATAGTTACTGTCCTCACTGTGGCACTCTGGTAAAACATTACCAAATACATGATGCTTCCCCCTACTGCCAGAGCTATCAGGAGGAAGAAGACTACGCCAGCTAGGATGTCATCATCCATTTTCTCTATTCACCTCTTTCTACATTTCTAATAATATTGAGTAGTCTATCTTGATCTTATGGATTAGCTTACCATGGTTAGACAACCATACATCTATGTAGTGAAGATCATCTGGGTTAGTAGGCACTATGCCCTCAAGCTCCTCTCTAAAGAGCTTGGCATCTACATCATACACTTCTACTATCCCCTTGGGTATCCCTTTAGGAGATGGTAGAGATCTTAACACAGCTACCCTCATCATTGATCCCCTAACTAGCTTAAAGATATTCTAACACCAATAATCTAGATACTTCATCAGAGGATACATCATAACACTTTGGGATAGCATCATGGATTCTTTTTAGGCTATAACCTCGTTTGACAAATATATCAAGAGCACATTCTAAGCAGATACAAGTATTGGATAAGAGATCACAAGTTCTCTTACAATATATTCTTTTACCACATCTCATACAGATAATATCGTTATTATCCATGACATAATCATCTAATCTAGTCTAACAATCTCATCTACTAGACAACAAAGGAAAAACAATGCAGATAATCCAAATGGTATCATCATTATAGTTGCATTTGAAATAACAAAGATAATCATCCAAGCTATAGAGATTATTATACCAAGGGTAGAAACTATGAGTCTAATTACTCTTCTAAGTCTCATTCTTTATCATACCTCTTTTATTCATAGTTCTTTAGTATCTTTAACCCTTCTTCTGATACTCTTAAAAAACCATCATTAGTGATGTAGGTCTTGATATGTTCTCTAACAAAACCACATAATCTACAGTCTGTAACCCTTACCATGTAAACCTCTGCTCCTCGCTTACCCAGATCTGATATTTGATCTCCATAGTAGACTCTACCTCTGTCTACTAGGACTGTAGCATCAAGACCATGTATGATACCCATGCCTCCAGCCACATCATACTTGTCAAAGCTCTCTCCCACTCTCTGGTTAACCATGATACAGGTTATCCCTCTCACTTGGTTAAACCTTGCTAGCTCCATTACTCTATACTTTAGAGATCCTCTGTATGTTTCCAGGATAGTAACAGAGTCTATGATGGATAGCTTAACATCATGTCTCTCAGCTATGTACCTATACACCTCAGCAAATGTGTTCCAGTCTCTGAGCTCTGGGTTAGCTACGGTATCCATAACCACGAGGTTATCCTTGATAGAGTTCCAGTCTAGTCCCAGTGTCTTAGCTTTGGACATCATCCTGGACTGTAGATCGTACCTAGGAGTGTTTGAAATGAAGATATCCTCTGATGTGATATATAGGGTCTTGATCCCTTTAGCAGCTGCTCTTATCCCTATTTCTTCCATGAGGATAGACTTGCCTGATCCTGATGTTCCTAACACTCCTAGCTGAACTCCTTCAGGGATTCCTTTTATTGTCTTCTTATCTTGATCCAGGAATAATAGATCTAGGAAAGTGTCTGTCTTAAAGACTTTAAGAGGCTTGGCTTTAGACCCTTTAGTAGGTAATGTTATCATACTGTCATAATCTGGTCTTCTGCTCAGATCATCCCAGCTTATCTTTCCTCTAAAGGGCTCTGAAGCTATCTCCCATTCATTTTCTGGCTCTTTATTCATCTTTAGATCTTCTCTAAAGTCTTTCATAGCTTCTAATAGATCTTGTATGGCTTTATCATTCATGATATTATAGCTCCTTCATTACCAATAGATATCTAAATTCTTCTCTAAACCTCAACATAACATCTAGAGGACAATGGACACATATTTGGTATTTCCCAATCTTACATATGCTACAAGGGGAACACTGTGGTTCATAGCCCTCAATTCTTATTCTACAATATTTCCTGATATAATCAGGACACTCATCACCTATCTTTAAAGGTATCATTAGATTTCCTCTACTATCTTCTCCTTAATTAGGATAGAAAACTCTCTGGGGAACTTACGCATTATTATCAGAGGACAATGGATACACACTTCATGGGATTCAGTGCCACATTCGGTACATTCTCCACAATAAGTGGAAATATTTGGAGATATGTTTAGACCTGACATTTTTATCTTGTCACATTCTCTGGATATGTAATCTGGACATCTATCACCTGTCCTTAAAGGGTTAGTAGAGATGCTTGATCCCCCTAACTAGTACAATATTATACTAATTTTAGATCAGGTCTGCTATGAGCTCTTTCTTGATATCCTTGAAGGCTTCAAGGGTGAGGATTCTTCTCTTTAGCTCCCTTAGCTTCTCAATCTCATCCTCTAGGGATGAGAGATAATCCTCTAGTGGGACAGGCTTACACTCTTGTCCACAGCTGGAGCAATAAGAGGTAGCATCATCCGATGAGTAGTAAGTCCATACGTCTTTACCACAGCAGTCACTAACCCTGTCTGATAGCTTGGATTCACATGCACCACATACCTCAGTCATTTTTGAGATCACTCCTTGATGAGCATGTCACTTAGTGTTTCCTCTTCTTAGACTTCTTAGATCCTAATTTCCCTAGTTCTAGGATATGATCCTTATACCATGCCTGGAACACTGCACAGTATAAGGGACATCTCTCATCTGTTTCCTCACATGATTCACATGGGCATTTCATAAGCTCATCACTATAAAGTGTCTAGAAGAACATCCCTCATGGAGTGTCTATACTTACAGCTATTATCCATGTACCTAGGACATCTCCTCCATTCAGGACATTTCTCCAGGTCTGGACATGATCTACAACAATACTGAATAAGGTAACCATTAAAGAGGAGATGAGGACATGATAACCTGAATTTCTTATAACAGTAAGCCTCTTCTTTGCTAGTGTTCTCTGACATTAAGACCACTATAGAGATTCAACTATAATGTCCTTTAAGGTTAACCTAAGATCACATGTTTCACTTAAGCTTATGCTACAAGATAGTCCTTTACATTCTTTTAATCTAGGACATGATTTACAGCAGTACTCATAGACTTGACCATTAATCTCTATCTGAGGACATCCCCGATAATATCTACCTCTACAAAAGTAGATTTCCTGATCAGTCATCTTATATCAGCTATAGATACTCTATCAGGATCTCTTTCTCGGTTATCCTATGAGGACAATTATCTGGATCTATCTCATACTGGCTACACAATACACCCACACTTTCACACTCCTCAAGATTAGGACAAGAGATACAGCAGTATTCCAGGAGTGTTTTCAAGCTACTGAAAGGACACTTCTGATATTTCCATGTCTTACAATATATGATCTCATCCTTGCTCATCATAGATCATCCAGTATGTTCTCTAGCTTGTAAGATAATCCAATTACATTCATGTATCCTAGCTTATGCCTAAAGTACGGAGCCAGATTTCCTAGCTTCTTTAGGGTCTCTCTTCTGGAGTACTCAGCTCTAACCTTTCCTGATGGTGTTGGATGATATTTAAAATAAACATGAGGAAGGATGTCCTCTACCTCTAAGAGATAAGACTTTCTAACCTCTCTGTTGTGATCCCATTCTATTAGGAAACTGGTATGTTTCTGATGATCATTGAGAATAACCAAATAGGATGAGGATGACAATGGATCTATGTGTTTGAGCATAGTCAGCTCATCATATGAGAAGAACAAGCTGGGGATAATGATGTCTCTTTCACATAGCTTGACAGGCATACTTTCTCTCTGTTGAGAGAATGGTGGCTCTAGAAGCTTATGATCTTGATCCCTCAAACATACATGTTGCCATTCTTGAGGACAGCATACACATAGAATGGTTGGAGTGTCCTTCTTGATCTTGTTATAAACCCCTAACCTAATGGTCAAGCTATTCTCCTCAATATTCTTCCTATAGGATCCTCGTTAGTATTATTAATGTCTCTACCATCTAGGAACACTCCACAATTAATCTTGTTGGTCTGCTCATCCCATGTCATAGCCATAACCTCAGTGCCAAACTCCTTAGATAATACCTTAGCAAACTTTGACACATATTTCCAGTGCCATCCATTGGACACTCCAGCTAAGACAACATAGTCTCCCTTGAACATTGTTAGATGCCTATGACGTGTCATAGCATATTCAGTTTCAAAATAGTACATCTCTAGTTCCTCTTGGACTTTCTTTATTCGTTCCTCCATGTCTTTGAGGTTAGGAGGATGACTAAATACACCTCCAGTACGGATACCTATCATCACACTCACATAATAACCCAATTATTTTACCCTCTTTATGAGAGTATCGATGTTTACCAAATTTAGCTATCTCTTGGTATTAGAGTGCTTTAAAGGAGATATCAGATCTAGCTTAGGACATCCTCCATGATACAAGCTAACAAGAGCATAAGCAAGCCAGCTACTACTAAGAAAAGAGCATAAGTGGTAATCTTGAATTCTGGGTCTATATAGTTAAGAGCATTGGATGCTCTTGACAAGGTGTTCTTATCATACTCTAGAAGCTCTGGATGATCTTCCTTGATATAGTCATAATCATAAGAGTAGCTCAGGATGATGTAATGAGCTGCTAGGATCATGACTACAAATACAAATGTTGAACATATCAAGAATACTCTGGTCATTTTATCCATTGATCCTCATCTCACACTACTATACAAGATAGTGTTAGTAAAGCTCTCCTGATAGCATCTTTAACCCTGATGTTGGGGGTTCTAAAGAGCTCTTTACCATTGAGATCACAGACTATGAACACATCTCCCTCTTTAATCACACAGGCTATTGGTCTGTTGGTCTGATCTAGGAGATAGAATCTCTTGCTCAAGATCATCACTTATCTGAAGTACAATGATCACAGAACTCTTTCTCTAGTCTTTTTAGTTCATCTGTGATGTTATCCAGTCTCTTCTCTATCTCATCTATCTTCTTATAGATATCAGAGATAGATCTCCAGATACTATCAGGTGGTAATAGAAGTCCTATAGTGTCTGATGATGTCTGATCTCTTGATTTGACCATGTATCTCATCATCCATAAATATCTTTAAACATGATCTCGTAAGTACTCCTTATCAAGGATGGTTGGTCTATTGATGATCTTGATCCTCTGGAGATCACATATCTTAGATAGAGAATCCAATCTTTTGGATATCTTAAGAGCTTCCTCATAGGAATACTCTGCATTACACAAATCCTCAAGGAAACAGCTTAGATCAAGGATGTTGTCATCCACTGTGAAGACCTGGTACCCTTTGAAATAGACTACCTTATAATAATAAGGAGATTCATCTACTATCTTCCACATTTAGCTGTCCTCACAAGCTCTGATATAATACTACTATAGATCATTCTGATCCTGTTAGGATGGAAATTATTCTGTCTTTCTCTAGGGTATTAGGAGATAAGTTGATCTCAGCATCCTCTCTTTTGTTAACGATCTTACAACCAGCCCTAGAAAGGATATCACCTAAGCTGATAGGGTCTGTGTAGTATTTGATCAGGTATTCTCTAGCCATCATGCTTATGTTAGAATAGGATGATGTGATACTGTTACCTAGGGTACATTCTGAAAAGTAGAATCTAGACTCTGTGGGAGAGATGCTGACTATACCTAGTACTTTCTGTTTAGATCTGATACTGGAAGTGGTGATACACTTGACGTTGTTAGGATGAACCATGTAGTTTTCCTCTAGAGCATCTACTTGCTCCTTAGCTACCAATATCTTGTAAGGTACAGAGATGTCTCTGGAGTAGTTGTAATAGTTGAGGAAGACTATGAGGTCTTTCTTAGATGTTACCCTCTTTAGATAGAAGAGCTCTGATGCACCATTAGCAGCATCAGTCAGATCACCTGAGAATAGTATCTCATTTCCTAACCTGTAACTTGCATCCCATCCTATCTTTCCACCCTCTGGAGATATTAGGGATAAGTCCAGATCTATTCTGTGGTTACCAACATTATCCCAGTGTACACCAAACACCATGTCAGATCCTATCCTGACATAGCTACCAGAGGGTATGTCTCCTGTGAACTGCTTCTCTGTAGTGGGAAGAGCATAGACTATGTGATCAGGAATATACACTCTCTTGTCCTTGAGATGATCCAGCCCAGAGACTATGGAGTGTATAACTATATCATAGACCCTACTAGCTTCTTCTATGTTGTTGAATGTGTATCCTTTGACATAGGCTTTACCATTTCTTACCCTATAAAGGTTAACACGTGGGTTAGTCATCCTGTACTTGAGAGCATAAGCCAGTCTGGTCTTTCTAAAGATATTCACTTTGTCTAGTTCCTCTTTGATCCTGATAGTGTCTATGATCTCTCCTCTGTTGATCCTAGCAGTGATGGTATCTAGGTAGGAAAGCGACATGGGCTTGTGATTGTGTCTAGCCAGCTTTCTTATCCTGTTAACATACCTACGTAGTCCTGGGTTAGTTCTGAATGATAGGAATATAGGTCTAAACCTATAGAAAATAGAACCCAGAGGATCCAACCCATACTGAGACCAGTATCTTCTAAGAGATCTTAGAACGTTTAGGTTCTGCTTAGATCGTATTTCAGAATATAGATCACCATTCTTGATCAGTAAAGAGCTACCTGTTGATTGGTAGACCATTAGTCTTAACATTTCCACTGGATCCTCTGGAACTATCCCTAGATACTCATACAATAGACATCTAGCTTCTCTATTCCTGATAGAGCTAATAGCATTTTCATCCAGTAGATCATTAGAATTGAGGTATAGAGCTACATTAACTATGTCTTTTACAGTGTCACCTTTTAGAGCTATCCCTGATGAGAGGAGGGATAATAGCTTGTCTTTTATCTCATCATCAGTGTATCCCTTTATTAGTACTAGGTACACTCCTTCTTTCAAAGAAGGTATCTCCAGATCCTCAGCTGGTATAAAGACATAATCTGAGCTATATACTCCTAGCCTCTCATATCCATAGGTAGTGAAATAATGTATCAGCTGCTCAAACACCAGCTGAAACATAGGAGTGTCTCTTACTTTCTTCCATGACTTGTGGAATGATGCATTCATGTCCTCTGGTGATAGTCCTATGATACTCTTTATCCTGTCTATCATGGATAGAAGATCGTTCTCAGAGTAATTATAGATAACATCCTCAGAGAATAGAATACCATTGCTAACACTAGCCATCAGGAGCTTGGAACTTGGCTTAGATCCTTTCCTGACCTTGATGGGTAGGGCTTTAAAGAGCTTAATGATAGAATCCAACTATGTTCATCTCTTGATATTAAGAGAAGCTCAGAGACGAGGAGTAAGCTAGTAATGCACTAAAGGGTAGGAACTCCTTTATGTCTCCAAGCGTCTACTCCTAACCTTTACTATAATATAAAGGTTTAGGAGCTTTCCCGATAGAGAGCTTTAATATTTAGGACGAGGAGTAAATACGGATCTAAAGTAGGAACTCCATAATGTCCTAATAGGTTGTTTAGCTCTTCTATCTCTGGGACTCCTCTTCTCTCTTGTATTTATTTAGAGCTCTAATTATCTCATTGATGTCAATTGGATGATAATTCCAGACATCAACTCCCACATTCACTAGGTAAGTTCTGGATATCTTCTTTATCCTCCACTTATCATGGACATGTCCTACTAGGTTAATAGAATATTGTGGGTTATAATCTCTGGGATTATGAGTACAATATATCTCTTTACCCCCTAGCTTGATGACCAGAGACTGAATAGGGGTGTTCAATGAGTTGTTATGATCATGGTTGCCCCTTAGTGGGAGTAGCATCCCATTAAGCTGATCAAAATAATAGCTGGGTTTATGGATCCTCTTATAGAACATGAAGTCTCCTAGATGGATAACAATATCATGCTTGTCCACTCTGGAGTTCCACAGCTGGATCAGCCTCATGTCCATGTGATCAGCTGACTTGAAAGGTCTTTTACAGTACTTTATAATATTCTTATGCCCGAAAGTGTGTGTCCGATGTGAACCACGTTTTCAACAATCACCACCTCCTGGCTTATCACCTTCTTGTCATAGTCCTTTTAGCTTTACAACCCGATCTATCTGGACATCAAATACAGATTCTTTTATCTTCTTACCTTTGACATAAAGGTTGTCCTTAGCTTCTTCCTCGTTCTCAGCTTCCACTATCCAGTGTTCTAACATTATCTTAGAAGTGGAGATTTTGAACTTAGGCATTATCCTTCACTCTTTTTTCCTGTATTGTACTCTCTCCCATGTTTCAGGTATCCATTCATAATGCTCTATAGCTTGAGGTCTACACTCCTTGATAAGAGAATAGGCATCTCCCCAGGAGTAGCTCATATTATCCACTAGGTACTTAGCCACTATGAAAGGTGATCTGTCCATACCAGCTACACAAAACACTAGGACATTCTCTGAGGGATAAGCAAACTTGATACGACTTAAGGAGTAATATGCAGATTCACATTCCAGCACAAACCTGGCATAGCTATCATGATCTTTAGATGGATCAGTAAGGATAGGGCTATGAACTATCCAGATGTTTTTACCTCTGTATAGTTCAGATATTTTCTCAGAGTATTGAGTTAGGTTTAACAGATGAAGAAAGTGATTGCTCATTATAATGTGTGGTCTCAACACATCGCTCAGCTCACCTATAGCTAAATGATAATCAATTGGTCCATTTCTGATCCAGGTTATCATGAAGTATCTCCTCATATGATCTCTGATATTGTGTATTTCTTGGATATAGCTCTACACTTGTCAAGATCACATGTTGAGCTATGGTGATCACAGAATAAGCACTCTATGAAGATGTAATCCCTGTTCAATCTCAGATCACGACTTGGGTAAGGTGTAGTAAAAGATAGGGATGAGACAAACACATCATCTAGTCCGTCACTTAGCCTTATTATCCTGTATGTCTCAGCTTTTCTGTTCATATATCTGCTCATCAGTGATGAGCTTAGAGACACTTTGATTTTCCTTCTCTTATCTAGTATTTTCAGAGCTTGATGGATATATGAGCTATAGAAGAAGGTGTCAGCTGCTTTTACATAGTCATAAAGGAGGGTTTCAGGATACCAAACTATCTTTCTGGTAAGGATATTGATTGATCTTTCAAAGGCGTTTTCTATATCAGGATCACCCTCTAGCTTTAGTCCTACAACCTTGTCCTTGGTGGTGAGGATGCCTTTTATCCTTTCTCTGGATGCATCCCTATACACTTTGTAAAACTTGAGGATAGCTCTTGTAGTGACCATTTTGAGATCACTAGTTGGTTCTTATGATGATGTAGCCCTCAGGTGTGGTTATGCAGTCATCAGAGTACGATGATAGGAAGGAAAGAAAACCATCTGCTCTGACAGCTTCCTCTGCTACATACTCAGAGAACGACTTGTTATCAAGCTTTTCAATATACAAGGAGAATATCCAGTCTTGATTAAAGAGCTGAGGGTTGTCTAGAAAGCTATCTTCAGCTCTGATAGTAGCTAGAGAAATAGCATCTTCCTCACTCTTTAGTAGGATGTAGCTCCTACTATCCTTAAGGTCTATCTCGTAATACTCTATCCCTCTTTCCACGAATGGTCGGAACTCTTTGACATCTTCAGATAGGTCTAGGTCTAGGGATAGACAGAACTCATCGAGCATGGTGGATATTTCCTCTATCTCATGTTTACTACTCTTAAGCATAGCTGCTTCACCTCTGATCTGTTTCTTCTAAGCTCTTCTATCTTTTTCAGGTAATCATCTCTGCTTCTAACTAGGAACAAGCATAGATCTCTAAACTCTTCATAGTCAGTAAGCTTGGTCTGCCTCATACCCTTTTACTCCTCCTAGCTAGGTAGGATCTCTTTTTCTTTCTGATAGCTTCCAGGTGTCTCATGTAAGCATCATTAGCACATTTGATACATATAGCTGGTTGTCCTTGATAGTAAGTCCCTGGAGCTCCACACTTGGAGCAGTATCCATGGTACTTGGCTCCTTTACTCCTCTTTCTTCTACCCATACGTAGTATCACTTTCCTATTGTGATTCAAAGTATTCTTTAAAATCCTTTTTCATTATCTCTTCCCATTGTTTATTGGAAATATCATGATAGGAGTTAATATACCAGGGACGATTCTTACGGAGCCAGAGCATGAACTTGATAGCTTCATCAATGGTCATCTTACTTATCTCCTCCATCAGTTTGAGGTTACTTTACTTCAAGAACCTATAATAAAGGGATAGTTCTTCTATTAGATCCAACACTTGATCCATAGTGTATTCCTGATAACAATACTGCTTAAGGTTTTCAAACATGTGATCACTACACTCAACCACTATGAACTCTCTATGATCTCCCTTGTGTCTGATACTCTTGACAGTCACTCCTCTTGTAGGATCATTAATATGCTCATACCAGGCATTATTTTCAAAGGTACATAAAGCTACTTCTCTGGTCTTTTTGTCCTTTAGTCTAAATTCTATGTCTAGATCAGAGTAGAACCAATCCTTTACTAGCTTCTTAAGACCTTGTTTGCTCATGATATCACCTTATGATTATTCTAATATTTAGAATATCCTCAATTATGTCATCAACTAATGCCAGAGATCTGGCTTCTATGAAGCTCCTAATGGAGGAGACATGATGTAGCTTAAAAAGGATGAGTAGTTTAAAGAAGTATATCCAGAGTGTTCTGGATATTTTCATTCTATAGCTATGTCTCCTTAATGTGGTAAGGATATTGTTAAAAGATAAATTATCCTCGAGGGATGATATTAGTAGCTTCAACAAATGATCTGATAACGTCTTCAGGTATCTCATTGAGGTATCCACATACAGAGCATTCTAGCCATATCCCCTCTTCAGATATGTGGAGCTTAAAAGAGGTTTCTCCACATTCTGGACATTTCCAAGGCTTGCTCTCCCATTGCTTCATCTCATTTCACCTCATGTCTGAGATGTTACCACTTTAGTCTATGGGATCTATTTCTATCCTAACTCTGTTGACATTATCAAACTTGGATAACAAGTCTGGAGGCAGTGAGCCAGCTTCTACCTCAGCTAGATGGGTTCTCCTAGCTCTGTCTATAGATATCTCATCTATCAAGTAAGAATACACAGTCATGAAGTCATTGTCATGCCAGAGGTACCCCAGTAGATGGACATATTCATGTATTAGTGTCTCTTGAAGGATGTCAAACCGTCTAGTCTCTAGAGCTGTCTTGACTAGGTTACTGTTGAGGTTAAGGAATATCCTTCCTTGACTTGTCCATGCATCTATCTCCTCATCACTGTATCCAAACCCTGTGTTACCATATAATATCAGCTCTTTAGATGAAGGATCATTTATCACTTTAGCTTCTGCTAAATCCATGCTCTTGATCGAACTCTCTACTTTTGAGAGTTCCATGTCCTTGACTATCTTTCCTATTGATGATGTGTCCACCTTGTTATAAGCCTCAAGAGTGTAGTTCCTTAGCTTCTCTAGGTATTTGTTGCTCTGCTTTAGTAGCTCTACTCCTATCTCGTCTCTGGCTTTAGACAATATGAAGGTGTCTCTGAGCTGATCCTTGATCGATGACAATGGTTGTATTCCCAATAGCTCCATACAGTTGATGATGGCATCATTGTCAGAGACTATGACATTAATACCCATGCTCCGAGCCTTGGAGATCAGGGTACTTGGTCTGCTGTACATGTATGAGTTTGACCTGTAATACTTCAGAGGATGATGATTCACTACAACAAGAGAAGCTAGCTCTGTATCTTGTAGCCTAGATGCTACTTTAGACATCCCCTTGTTAAGGGATTCTAGCTCCTCAGAGCTAAGAGATCTAGCTAGGTGTTTGTAAGCTCTAGACAAGGTCTGGAATATTTCATTATCAGATATAGTTATAGATTCCCTGGATAGGGTTCTTATCTTCTTATGATAGTTGATAATTGCACTAACACTGCTGGAGTACTTGGATGTTATCTTTAGACCATGCTCATATACGTAGATATAAGATGAGTATTTACTGTTTGGTTTTAGGTACACATCAGCATTCCCTATCCCATCATAGAATGTATAGGGGTATTGGAATGAGCTGTTAGAGAAAGATGATTCGCTCAGTGTCTTGTGACTAGATACCTCCTTCACTGTGATGTTGATGGGTAATATGATGTTGTCTTCTATGTAGTTAAGTATCCTCCACTTGGACAGGATACTTTCATGCTCATCCTTAATGTGGATAGTGAACCTCAACCCTTTGTACTCATTATCAGTCTTCTCAACATTGTAGGAGCTTATCTCATCCCAGCTTAGGAAAGCATCCTTTGTTCTGATGGTTGCTCTATCAGCTACCAGCCATATAGATAACCTTCCTATGCCATAGAACCCTATCTGATCACTAGATGTCTTGAAGCTCTTACCTATTCTCCTGAAGTCACTAATAAGAAAGTCATAGCTCATACCTCTTCCATTGTCCTCCTCTGTGATGGTCTTATTATCATAGTCTATGATCCAGTTGATCTCATTAGCTCCTGCATCATAGCTGTTCTGTATTAGCTCTCTTAAGAACGATAGCCTTTCCTTGTAGAGGTCTCTAGCTAATAGAGACATCACTCTGGGATCAAACTCTAGGTTTATAGTGTTGGACAATTACATGTCCTCCCTCTTGATAGAACCCGATATTCCCACTCTTTTAGCTACTACTGAGACAATGTGTCTAGCTGTCTCTAGATCAGAGCATGTGTAATAGACGATATACGTAGTCTTTCTTTTCAATCTCTTACCCTCTCCTATCTCCATGATTAGGTGATTAAAATGATCTATTTTGTCTAGTAGAGTAGTTGAGATTAAGATGTAGCAAACCCTGATCCTAAAATGTATTAAATCTAGGATAGCCTCTATAAGCTCTATGGCTCTCTCAATGTGTGAAAGAGCTATTTGCTCTAGAAGCTTTAGACTAATCAAAAAGAAAACCTTCTAGATCTTCTTACTTCTTTATTTTTTCCATGATATAGCTAAAATCATCATCATCCTCGTAGGGGTCTTCATTGAACAAATACTCTCTAATAGAAGGATCATGTCTTATTAAGAAATCAAGTTGAGTAGAAGCTTCATGACCTACTAGATGTGCTAACACTCTATGAAGCTCTTCATGGGATAAGGACTTGATAAAGCTCCTAAAGGTGTAGTAGTAATCAGAGGATATCACTGGGATCAATATAGCATCCAGCTGGGGTGAATAAGCAAATATGTCAATAGGTGGTGATGTCTTTATCAGACCATAACCCTTTACAAGGGTTATCTTAACCATGATGTCAGTGTTCCAGATCGGGATCGAAGCTGGAGCTACGATAGTTCTAGGTTTACTTGATAGTGATCTACGAAATAGCCTTAAGAGCTTCAAAAGAGCTAAGGCTCCTCTACGAACCTTCTATTTCTTGTCTCTTTTTCTTACATTCAGAGCTATATCTACAGCTTAGTTCACAGTTTGGGTCTAGGGAGTTATACATACCAAAACATTCTGGTTTTTCCATGTTGTTCACCTATGTGTTATTTTATTCATAATCATAGTCTCTCCACACTTTACCAAATAGAAAGGGAGCTATCTTTGGAAATATTTCTCTGTTTTTCTTATATTGAATAAATTGTTTCTCAAATTCTTCTTTACCAACCATTCTTTTAACTCTTTTAAGCTGTCTAATAACTCTGGTTGGTTCTCTGTCAGCTGCTTCTATACATCTATTGAAGAACTCAGTTAGATCAACCTTTTGATCTCTTTTGAAATATCTTCTTATTCTCTTAAGATCTGCTCCAATATGAGCTTTAACATTCATGACCTTATTCTCCAAGTCAGCTACTTGTAGGTTTCTATCTCAAACTCTATAATTGGTAAAATAACTGATTTTAGAATATTGTAGTAATGTTCGTTTACCTCTTTCCAGATCGTAATACCATCCTTCTTGTGTTCCTCTTTCAGATAGTTCCTGATTCTCTTGAGTAGTTCCTTGAGCTCTGTTTCAGCATAATCTTCTATTCTCATAATCTTATTCTCCAGGTGATCTTTAAGAGTGGAATAATAATAAGCGACTATTATTTGAACATCTGATATTTTTCAGGGTTATTTACATATTTGTAGTAACATTCCCATGAGCACAATAGCTTACGAGCTATAGAGTAGCCAAATTCCTTAAGGTATTTCTGATCCATTATGAACTCTTTACCACATACTAAACATTTAGCCAAATTACCAATACCTCTTTTTCACTTTTGCATTTTTTCAGCTATTATTAGCTTATCTCTGCCTAGTAGCTCAACCTCCATCTGGATATCCTTTAGGTTTAAAATCACAAAGCTGATCAAGTACCCTTTTTCAAAATACTGAATATTAGGGCTCTTGAGTAGCTTGATCATGGTCTTGAGCTTAGAGCTAACTAGCTCTAGTTCAAGATAGAAATTTCTAGACATGAAGGATATCCTTCTAAAGAATTAGAATAATGAGAATAAGGTAAGAATGAAGAAGTTAAAGAAGCTATTCTAGCTTACAAATAACGTCTTTTATTACTTTAACTCGTTTACCCTTGATGGTTTGGTATTCGTGTCTATACCTAATGAAATAACCACATGCTTGACACATGGAAATAGGAATATTGATTTTGTTCAGAGGACAATTAACAGTTAAAGTTAAGATGGGTTTTTTAGGCTTAAAATAAGGGCTCCGAGGTGGCTCTAGTGGTTTTCTAGGTATCTTGATAAGAGAAATAACCAAACGTAAGAGAACAGCTTTAACATATTTTGGTAAGCTGGTCTTAAGAAAGGATTTAGCTAATAAGTCGTTATGGTTGAAATAGTAAAGCTGTTGTCTAGACTTATTAGCATATGAAAACACTTTAACTAACATATTTTGAGAATTACCTAAAGCTTTAATGTTATAATTCTTAATGGTTAAACCCTTATCTGAATAAATATCTGTTATAGGAATATTGATCTTTGTAGGTAAAGAATAAGATGTTAAGAACTGAACTGTTAGGTTATCATAATCAATTACTTTAGTAATGGCTCTGTTTCTCTTACCCTTTAAAACTTCTAGCTCTTTATTGTCTATCATTAAAGGCATATGAACAAACACAACCTTTAACACTAAAAAAAAA